AGTCTAAAGACAAGATTTTTAAACGGAACGTCCTCAGGTCTAATTAAGTAATAGAGTAGTTGCTTCCGTTAGCTCAAACCTATACACCATAAGCTTTAGAGGTCAATTTCTAGCGAAGACTCCCTAGAGGTCAGTTCATTCGCTGCTCTGCCTGACATCAGGGTCTTTATTCTTGTCATCTGGCGGAAGCCTAGTCGCGTCTCTTGACTAGTTGAGGGCATCTTATAAGACTCACTGTGTTATGGGTCTTCATGCCTCTTGCAAGTGCCAATGGTGAGGCGTAGAGTGTGGCACCCCACAGGAATGAGCAAAAATGACTGGTGTTGTGTGATAGCACTAAGTTTTAGTGTCGTGCATCTGGATTTAAGACGGAAGCATTTAGTCTGGGTTCTAGTTAAACATTAGTTGCTTCCGGTGAATGAAACCTATATACAGCAATGGTTAGGGGCTATTTTGGAAAGTGAGGTGAATGGCAAGTAGTTCATTCCCTGCTCACCTCACTGGGCAACAAAAAAGCCAGCTGTTCAGCTGGCTTTAGGATGCGATCGCTTTAGTCTGTTATCCCATTGGAGACATCCTTTTGTCTCTTAAGTACTCCTCTAGGGTTCTCTCTGAAACAAAAGTTGGCTGCTCACTTAATTCAGCTATTAATTTGGCGCGAGCAAAAGCTTCTTCTTTTGTTGACTCCCACGTTTCAGGCAATGGGTAGTCATAATTAGGACTTTCACGATAGATAGCAAATACTTTTGGGTCTTCAGGGGTGGTCATGGTATTGACTCTTGGGAGTGGTTTACTCATCTAGTAAAACAATATTTTAGCTTAACGTCAATAGCTTATAGGCAAGGTCTTAAAACGGAACGTACTCTGCTTATATCTAGTTAAACACTTGTTGCTTCCGGCGCTTAAAACCCATAGCCCATAAGCATTACAAGTCATTTCTGTGAGACAGCACCAGGCATACCAGTTAGTTGCCACCAGTCGCCCTCAGAATCCACTAACTCTAGCCAGTGCCCTCATTGTTTGGGACTTAGTGCGAGCATACAGACGGCAATGAGGCATAGACTGACTGCTGCTTGGGACTGAGCTTAAGTACCTTTAATTGTGGGTTACTCATTGCTATTTAGACGGAACCAACTGCTGTTTCTATTAGTTATACATCCTCTCGTTCCGGTGGCTCAAAGCTTTACTGCATAAGCATCACAGGTCATTTGTGAGAGGCAACACCTCACTAGTCTGTTCCTCTGCTGCTCGCCTTCCTTAAGGCTGTAATGAGTATTTCTGCTAGTTGTGTTAAAATTTGCAGCAAAAAATGGACTATCCAAAAATAGCCTAAAAAAATATAGCCTTATGGCTAGTATTCTTTTGTGAGTGAAATTCTCAGCGCTGAGTGTCCGGACAATTAGAGAATGTAAGTAGACTCGTTTTTTCGTTGAATCGTATCTTGTCTTCTGCGACTGCTTTTTGACTGTTACCTTGCCAGCAAGTGTAACTTTGTTATGACTAAACCCAAGAATCACCACATTGGGGCTATCCGGCTCGCAGTTTGTATCCCCTACTTGGACATCGAACTTCAGAGTCTCTCACAAGCAACCTTGGGGTTTACCTGTTGTTCCTCTGGCATCCCATTCAATTTTCAGGCTGAATGGAGGGGAGTCAAAAAGTCTTAGCACTTTTGTGCAGCTATCAGTTGGTACAACCAACTGCTCTAGAGAAATGGCTCTAGCCACTGACGCTAGTTACAGAGACTATTCCAATAATAGTGGATTCTTACAGTCTTGTCAATATTGACGTTTAGTAAAAAATCAAAGATATTTAAATAGATGTCTTTTATCAAAATGTATGATTGCTGAAAATATTTCAATGTTGAATTACAAACTAAGAAGGATTAAAAAGAAGCGGGAGAAAATTAATAAGGTCGCATTTACTGTTGATAAAGAAAACAATGAAATTAAATTAAGGTTGAGTTCATGTACATCCTTGTTTTGTTTGAGTTTACGTCTGGTAGTTTTTCTAGAACAAAATAAGTCAGAAGAAAAAAGGATGGCTTCTGAACACACAAAAGCAATTTTGATTCAATATATGGGCATAACAGACGATCACCTCAAAAAATGGAAAGAAGAAGGAGTTAGTCTAAGTGATTTTGAGAAATTAATGTTTTGCTTAAGAACGCCAAGCGCCGTTGCAATAAGTCAAATATATTTAGACTTAGGCAGAGAAAAGTTTTTTAAAGGCTTGTTTAGAGGATTCATTCACCCTAAAGTTTTTGATTTACCAGGTGTTCTAGACTTTCCGCCTCTTGTTTTTAAGCCTACTGAAAAGCCACAGCCTGAGCATCCTAAGCCAGTAACAGTCAAGTCATCCACAAAACGCCTCAAGCGTTACCGACCTGAATATGAGGCATTACCTCGCCACTGCAAAGAGTACGCTATCAGCTTGCGCTTACAGGCTGAATTGGGAGGATTCAGAGAAGTTTCCACTCCATCAGGCAACATCGACCTTTTGACAGCCTACAAACTCATAGAACTCAAAGCGGGCGAACGTTGGACTCATGGCATAGGTCAGTTGATAGCCTATGGTTTCCACCATCCAGATAAACAGAAAATCCTCTACCTATTCGACTACGACAACCTTGATTTAGACAACGTTCGGGCTGTATGCCAGAGCGCAAATATTGAGGTGATGCTAGAGCCATAACCCACAATCATTAAATCCGCAACAAAAAAGAGGGCTAATCACTAGCCCTCTTTTGTTATTCAAGCTCGACTCTAAAAGCTGTAATTATCTGGGCTGATTTGTCCCTCACTCACCATCTGGCTGAAGGCGTCAAACACTTCTCTACCTCTAGCTGCAAAGCCCTCTACCAGTGCAAACGCTTCATTAGGCATAAATCCTCGTGACTCTAACTCGCGCCTCACACACCAGCTGTTAGTGCTGTCGAAGATAGCCGTTAATTTACCTTTCTCAAATGCCAGTGTGACATACCAGTCACCATGCTTGATAGTGCGTTCACCTTGGCTATGGCTGATTAGTCTTGTGTTGAAGTAAAAGTTTAAAGCTTGGATGGCATAGCAGGGCATATAACCCTCAAACTTATACGCTGTGCCTTCTCCAAGGTCAAAAGCCTTATCTAGCATTACCTCTATAATGTCTATTGCTGTCTGTTCTATCACTGTAAGAATTCTTGATTGCTCGCTGAATCCAGTATGATTTAGCTTTAGCTAAACGTCAACGGTATGTTTACTGGATTGTCTATTGACATTTAGTTAAAGATAGATATAATGATAAAAACACAAGTAAGAAAACCATGAAGACTTTTGAGCCAAGGTTAAGCGTAGGGCAAGTTGTAATTAATAAATGGGGAAGTAGAGGAGACGAAAAAAATGGTACAGTAATCTGTTTTGTCCCAGCAAATGTTAAAGCTTCAGATTTACATCCTGACTGTAAAGATAAGCTAAAAGGGCTTTATGATAGCTCAACAAAAGCCAGGTATCTAGTTCAGCTTGACAATGGAAACTATGCTCTACCTTACGCTGGAGCATTAGAAAAAAACAATTAGTAAATTGCTGTGACAACAATAACCTCTAGGTTGAGCTAGCCTAGAGGTTATTGTTATTTATACTTACTCTTATGGTTGCCACTCCTGAACAAACACGCCTCAAACTGTTAGAAGCTGAAAATGAAGCGCTAAAGCTAGACAGTCTCTTAAGGAATTTAGCGACTGGTTTGGGAAGTCTCACAGGAGACAAACGTCTGGCAAATGTTGTACAACCCCCTACGCATTTAGACCATAAAGAGATTGACTCCTGGTTCGAGTCTAATAAGTATGCTGCTAAACTTATAACGACTCCGGTAGAATATTCTACACGCAAGTGGTGTATCTATTCTTTAACGGATGAAATAGATGATAGAGGCGAAGTGGCTCAGGCAATGCAGAAGCTGATAGACTCTGTTGCGCCAATCTTTACTGAGGCTTTAATCACTGCTCTTAAGTATGGCGGCAGTGCAATTGTGATAGGTGCCCTAGATGGCATAGAAGACCCTTCTCAGCCACTAAACAAAGACCGTCTTAAGTCCCTTAAGCTCATCCGAGTAGCAGAAGCGGGAGTATCACAAGAACTACAAGTCGCCAGATGGGGGGAAAATCCGTTAGAGGCTGATTACAATATGCCAATCATGTATCAATTTGCCTCCAATGAGACAGCGTTTGTACACCCTTCCAGGCTTATCCTGTTCAATGGTATTGATGTAGGTGCAAGACGTTCTAGAGAGCAATACAACGGTTTTGGCGCGCCATTGTTGCAACGTTGCATTGGAGAGCTTAGAGACTTTACGTCTTCGATAGACTCTATTGCTTTGGCGCTTACTGATTGGAATCGTCTGGTAGTTAAGCTCAAAGGCTTAGTTGATTTAATTGCCGCTAAGAAAAAAAAAGAAGTAGAAGAAAGACTTAGGCTGTATCAATATACGTCATCCGTAATGAGTGCGTTTGTGGGTGACCCTGAAGACCAGATAGAGTATCTTAACCGCTCATTTCAGGGTGTGCGTGAGATGCTCGAAGTATTAAAGATGGACTTAGGAGCGTGTGCAATAGAACCTCACACTACTTTCTTCAACGAGAGTCCATCAGGCAATACATCTGGCACTGACCAGATGAGAAACATTAATAGTCAGATAGCCAACTTCCAAGAGAAGGCTATCAGAAAGCAGATTGAGTACCTAATAGACCTCTGGCATCATTGCCAAGATTCACCCACTAAAGGACAACCACCAGAGTCCTATGAACTAACATTCCCTGTAGTGTACGAACTCAATGAAATCGAACGTGCAGCGCTCGAGAAGACTCAAGCTGAACGTATGGCAATACTGCTTAAGGGTAATGGCAATGAGGGCGTAATTAATCCCCTAGAGGCTGCTGAGGCGATTGCTCGTGATGTACCACTGAGCAGTGTGATTGACTTAGATGCTCGCCAGAAGGCAGCTGCTGAGGCTGCTAAGGAACTGGCAGAATTTGAGACTGAGGGTTTTGTAGTTAAGAAGCGTGAAATAGTATGAAATTTACTGAATCTCAGATAACGATAGTGGTAATTGTGGGATTAGTCTCTATTCTGTTCTCATTAGCTTTATGGTTTCAGCTTTCCCAAATAAACCAAGCTAAAGAAAGAACTGCTCAATACCTAGAAGTCTGTGTGCAGGATGGCTACAAAAAAAGTGATTGTATAATCAAATGGACAGAAGCACACAGAGTTTATTACAACAATGACTAAAGAGTTGGAAAAGGGCGCTTATTCACTGAAGCCACACGACATTATTGTTTATAAGCATACCTTAGGCGTAGCAAGGCAATACACAATACTATCTGTAATTGTTGGCGGTTTAAATGATGAGGGATTTGTAGAATTAGAATCTAGTGTTGAACCTTCTAGAGTATTTCATTTTCCTATTGCTTTATTAGATGCAGCCATTGAATCTGGCATCTTCCAGATTTATGAAGGGTAGGAAACAATGACTAGACAGCAAGGGAAACAAACTCTTTGTGGTTTTCATGTTTCCTACACTAATAGCTTTCTATTCTAGTTAACAACCTGTTGCTGTAGGTTGCTGAAAGCTATACCCAGTAAGTATCACAAGTCATTTTTGAGTGAAAGCCTCCGTCAAGTCTGTTCTGCCTAGCTTCAGGTTCCAATCTTCATTTCCTACTACAGCCTCAAGAGAGCCACTCATGGTCTTGTATGCACCGTCCACTTTGACAACCAAGTGACTGACTTCTCCTTCTTCACTCAACTTGAAGGTAATATTCACTCGTTGCGAACTACATACAGTTCCACCCCCCTGTGTTTGTGTCTTGTACTGCTTTTTGCAGCGTCCACAAGTCCACTTATCTTCGCTTTCTGTACTACTGCGACTTATTGCTTTTGAAGCCTTGCAGAAGGGACATCTAGGGCGATGCTTCTTGTAATATTCCTTACGCAGAGCTTTAAGCAGTTCGTACCGTTTATTTTTGTCGAGTCCTAACCTACGCTCTGCGCGTTCTAGCTGTACACTTACCTGATTGTGTGAGTTAATGCCCAACTCATTGCGAATGTCAGCATTGCTCATCGGCTCGCACCCAAAACCGTAGAACATCACAAACACTTGGCGCTGCTGTAATGACTTAATCTTAGTGTCTATGTCATCTTGAGTCAGATTGGGGTACATCTGTTCCAAGTATTTGTGACGCAATGGAAGAGGTAGCCCTCTAATTTTTTCAGGCATGGCAGCGAGCAAGTGAGGATAACTCATTATGTCACACAGAATATAGCGTCATGTGATAACAGACATGAGCTTCATAAAAACGGAACGTTAGTGCTGTAGTTAAGTATTAGATCTTAGGCGTTCCGGTGACTGCAACATATACAGAGTAAGGCTTTGAGGTTGATTTTGAGAAAGAGCTGAATAGAGGTTAGTTGCTGTGTGGTTAGGTTGACAGTTAGGTAAAAACAAGGCATAGTGAAGATAGAGTTAACCAATCACAAAGATGCTAGCCAATACACTAAACACTGCATTGACGACCAAAAACTTAGATCAAGTAAGTTCGCTAAGGATAGAGATAACAGCCGAGGTGCTTAATCATCTGGGCATAATCGTGTGGAATAGTTCCCAAGGATTGGGATAAGCCCGAAGGCAATCAAGCATTGTGTGTTTCATTTTGCAAAGATAACCCATCTTTAGGGCAGTGCTTAGACATCCTCTTTACAATGCATGACGGACATCCGCAAGTGCAGATTAATGGAGTAGCACAATCTCACTGGAGGCTCAACCAACAGCAAAGCTAGAATGACCCCATAAGTTTGCTCGCTAACCTCTCAATAATGAGAGGTTATTTTTTATGAATCACAGCACTATTGTTGCAACAAAATATATAGATAACAAACTAACAGTAGTAGCAGAGTGCTACCAGCATGATAATGGCAAGAATGAGTGGTTCAAGTTGAACGATATCCAGACGTGGCAAGATTGGTCTGAGGACTGGTTAGCTTATCTTGATGGGGACATTGTAAAGTATGGCAAGCAGATGTTCAGGGCAATCAGCAGAATGAGAATAGAGCCATTGCACACTTGCCCTACTAAACCACTATTCGACAGTTGCGCTGTAGATTGGTCTAAAGTGGGAGAGATAATCCGCTCGCATTTTAGAACATGACAAGGCTAGTAGAGAAAGAACTAGAAGATCGTAAAGTTTATATAGTTGCAGGTTTATTATCTTATTCTTTTGCATCTGCTTGTGATGATTATGATGGCGAACCTAAAGACTACTTAGCGGGAAAATGGGAGGAAATTATAAAAGGCTTGAATGATGTCAATTGGGTAAATGGAAAGCATGAAGGAGATTGTACTAAAGTGCCAGCATCGTGTCTAAGATGTCATATTGAAGCACTCGTTGATGAGGCTAAGGAACTACTAGTAAGTTGTGGATTGCAATGAGTAAAAATGAGTACACCGATTCAGAAATCTTCCAGAAGCCCGGTAAAGTCTTAGACGATTCAGAGTATCAAAAGATAGCTGACGAGTCCTCAGAAGCCGTAGATGCTGCGATTACGGCTCTTAGAAAAGCTGGTATGAATAAGGCTGTAGAACTGATTGAGGCGACAGATAGTGAGTAAAGTTTTACAAAGTGATGGCGAGATTGATTACAAACCAGTCCCTCCAAAAAGTTCAAGAATCGTACGCATGAAAGCGCAGTTTAAAGGACGTGGAAAACCTTTGCTGTATCCAATAGACAAAGCAGGCGATCCCGGTTTTTGAGCATGAGGCACAATCCGCTAGTAGTTTTGGATAACAATAAAATACTTAAGCAGTGTCATACTCTTACGACAAGAAAAGCCAGCGTTACCGCAATAAACAGACAGGTCGTTACATTCCAAAGTCCACTGTAGATAATCTGATTGCAAAGCGCATCGCTGCAATCGAGTCAGATGTCTTAACCATAGGTTCACTACTTCAGAATGACCGCATTTCATTAGAAACTTGGCAATACACTACTGCCAACACTATTCGAGAATTGCACCTACAGTCATACCTACTAGCTAGAGGCGGGAAAGCTCAGATGACACCTGAGGATTATCTAGTAGTAGCGCGTGAGCTTAAGAAACAGTACCGCTACTTGAGAAGCTTTGCTGAGGATGTCAACCGTGGTTACAGTATCGATAAAAATGGGCGTCAGGTTCCTATGACAGTTGCTCGTTTTGAACAACGCTTAAGACTCTACGCTAAGTCAGGTAGAGCAGCAGCTAATCTAGCAGAAGAACAGAGTAATAGGCGAGCTGGCAAGGTTGCAATGTCACGTCATCTTGGAGCAACAGACAGGCACTGTAGTAGCTGCGTAAGTTATGCCTCAGCTGGCATACAGCCGCTAGGGGCTTTGCCTCTACCATGTCAACAATGTGAATGTGGCAACAATTGCTTGTGTAGTGTTCGATGGTATGGTGTGGATGATTTGCAGAGAATAGCTGACAAAGTTAGTTAATATTTTAAAATTATGTCTGAAGCATTAGGTAGAGAAATTAATGAATTTTATACAAATTACTATCCACCTCACTGCTACCTTAGTGAGATGGAAGACTGGGTATTAAAATACATCCAGAAAGACGGTAGTTTGACGTTGCCAGATGACGGCTTGTTTGACATAGAGGACTTTGGTATTTTTGTCAATGAGGATACTGAAGAATCCAAAAGCTTTAGCAGTCTTTTTAAAAAATGGCGAACATCATGATTAAAGAACCTATAATTCTACTAACTTGCCATGATGTTCTTGATGAAAAGTTTTATTATTGGTTTGGACTTGTATTCTTCGCTGTTCAGTTAGATATTGCTTTTATTCTTAGGACTGGCGATGTAATTACTATACAAGAGTCTCATGAGAGGCTATGGAAGTTAGAAGAATTTTATCTCAATGAAAACAATACAGTGAGTATTTATGCCATTCAAGTAGAATAAAAGCCCTCTTAGTTAGAGGGCTTTTTCAATAGCTCCATGAAACAGCAGCCGACTAGACAAGCTGTTCAAGTTCTAGCTTATCAAACTCTACAGTCTCACCTTCTGGCACTCTGAGTTTAAATTGTGGATAAGAGCTTACTTTGGGGCTATCAGACGGAACAAACTGCAAAGTGTAGAGGTTGCTTTGCAATACGAGGTCTTTATCTGGTTTGCCATCTTTCACAGGTAGCTGACTAAGGTTGCCACTCAAGTCATTAATGATGAGCATCCCAGTAAAAGGCTTTTCCTGATATTTTACTGAACCAACAATCTTAGGCACTAGTTGAAGCTCCACCACCGCGCTTTGTGCTGACTGTATTTGGTGCCACTTCTTGCTCAGTTGCTGGTGGCTGTGCCACCACTGTAGGGTCATTTAGTACGCCAACTACACCAGCATCAGCAGCAGGTTCTGGCTGTGGCATTGTCTGCTTAATTTCCTCCTCATTGACCTTCTCGCCTTTTAATGAAGCACAGATATCAGCCAGTTCTACCTCAGGCTTATCAGGAACGATTAAGAGGTCGAATACAGTAGGTTTCTCAGCTTGTACCCATTCAACGTTGTAGCGACCCGGCATAAGCTCCACTGGCTCAATCTCAGGATTGCCATCGTTGATTTGCAACATTCTACGCTCTTGCTGAGAGTTTAGATAGATTAAGTACCCAGTAAACGGTTGTCCGGGCTTGGGGCTTAAAGGACGGGTTGTGATAACAGGCATTTCAAATGTTTTGTAAGCTTACGGTTAACAAGTTTAGCTCAATTGCATCGTGTGGCATAGTGTCTAGGGGCAGAAGTAGTGGGAGCAGAGGGGGGAACATACCGTGCTGATGCTCATGCTTTAAACTAACCCCTAATCCTTGCTGCATATAGTGTGTAGCTGCCGGAAGGTCTAGACTCTAGATAATAACTACAGTGTTAACGTTCCGTTTTTTTATTGGCGTTGACATTAAGTTAAAAGCTGGATAAGCTGTAGGAGAAGTTAACCAATGATGTCTGATGCAGAGAAACAGAATCTTAAGGTTTTGTGTTGTAGCCAGTCTTACAGTCGTTCTGAGTGGATTGAGTTTCGCCGCCGTCGCCAGTGATGGTCAATCACCTCCACCCGGTTGCGGTCGTAGAGATTCTACTGAATGCGAGCAGGGGAAATAAGGATGCCAAATTACAAGTCAGTCACAGACTATCAAAAAGCCAAACAGGCTGAGCAGCGTCAAGAGGCGATCTCTCAACAACAGAGCAAGGTGAATGAGTTACGGCAGAAGCACGCACAAGCCTGTAAACATGGGATATTCGGAAGGTATCGTCAAGAACTAGAGGAGGCAGAGTTAGAACTGGAAAGACTCAAAAACTCTTGGGACGGTTGTAACAATTAATAGTAAAGCCACTCCGACGAGTGGCTTTACTATTGACGTTTGACTAAATTCTCATTAAACTAGAATAGTCAACACATAAAGTTTACGAGCATGGCAATATACATTGGCATACACGAAAAGGGCAGCGAAGTAGATACAGAAGCTATTGTTTTAGCTAATACAACAGCACAGCATTTCTACCCGACAATAGATGCTATGAATGGGATTAGAGCTGTTTACGGCTTAACAGGTAAGCAGACAATGCCATTGTTTGAAACAGCATTAAATCAGCTTAATGCTGTTGACAATAGTCCTAAAGTGTTTGACCCGACGCTGGAAAATGCTAAGGAGGCATTAAGACACCTAATTAAGATTGCCAAACACAATCCTCGTTGCATTTGGGGTGGAGACTAGAATTAATTGAATTTTGGATTGAAATATTAAAGCCACTCAAATGAGTGGCTTTCGCTTTAGAACTTGTGTGTTCCCTCTTTGCCCTCTGAAGTCTTTCTATTTGTTCGCTTATTGAGTGCCGCCAAAGCTAGTTGCAAATATTCAATAGCTTCTTGATTTTCATCGCATTTGCTGATTGTTTGTTGATAAGCTTCAATCCTGTCTCTAGCAGCGTCTATGATTGTCTCAACAAAAGCTCCGTTGATGTCATCTGCTTCTAAAATTGCGCCATTTTGCCAGCTGATACAGAAGCCTGTACCGTAGCTACAGCCTCCTGAGATGATTTCAGAGCCGTCTTCAGTGCGTGTTGTGAAGTGCGAAGAGTCGTAACTGCCTAGCATAATTTTCTCTTTGTGACTACTCTCAATTCTATGAGAGTAGAGTGACTTTCGTTTAGTCGTTGGCTCAATGCTATTGTTCAAGATTTGGGATATCCAGGATGAGGTTAGTCACAATATAAAGCTGCTTACTGGTTGACTAGACGTTGACATTTCGCTAAAATATAGCTAATGAGTTAAGTGTTTTTGCAATGTCAGAAATTAACAGTTGTGGCAAAGAAGAGGTTTATGGTTATGTCTTGCCTGGATGGTATCTGTGCCGTCTTGTAGAAGCTACGTATACCTTCAGAGTCAATCAATTTGTTTCCATGAATAATAATGATTGGGGGCTAACTACATCGAATGATCCAAGCTTTGTATTTTCAATGAATCCTATTGAAGTTACAGAAGATACGGAAGACTACACGACCTTAAATCATTACCGGAACCGTCTTATAGGGGATGCTGAAAGCTGTCATCAACTTGTTAATGCCTGCATAGAAGCTGGTTATGATATAAACGAGGGAGGATTAGCAGCATGGTTGTGTAATCGAATGTGGAAACACTTAGAGATTAGGGGCTGGAAACCATACACGGTCTATTAAGGAGTTTTAGAGAGAGAAAAATGACAAAAAAGAAAGTGTCAGATCTTAAGATGGGTGATGAAATAATTCATCCTGAGACCGAAGAACAACTAACTGTAGATTCAGTATGGATGCTAAACTCAAATCCCTCTTTATGTATGGTTAGATTTGAAGGCATTGCAAGACCTGCGGCACATAACGAGAATGTAGAATTTGAAGTTTTGCTAACAGAAGATTAATTGATAGTCACAAGACCTTCTGAAGTCAACATATTCGGAAGCCATATGACTCCACCAATACCGACCGTACCATCTGGCTGAGGATCTATCGAATTAACCCGATAGATTCTTTTTTGTTCAGTAATTTTGCTTACACAAACATAGTCGCCATTCCGGTTCTCACCCGGTTGTTGCAATGGAACTTGTAAACCCTGAATAGCCAACAGCACCTCTTGTATAGTCGGTTCCAGGTAGCTAATCAAAGGTAAGTCGGTTTGCATCCCACCATCCTGTAGACGGAATATAGCCGCCACATAGCCAGCCTCTTCACCAATTCCCTGACGTACTGGTGCGCTTAATCTGACATTGCAAGTATAGGTTCCATTCGGCTGCAATACACACCCCGCAAATTGAACAAAACCACTACATTCCCTGTCAAACTCAGTGATAAGGTGCTGAACATAAATCAAGTCACCCGGTGTAATGTAACTGCCTTGCAGCCCGGTCTTAAAGCTAATTGCACGGTCTTGTAAGAGTCTAGTCTTAAGATAGACTTGCCCTATTTTCTCGGCTTGGGAAAAGTTTGTAACACTGTCTAATCCCAGAGACTCTTCTACTACAGGAACTTCACCGTTATAGGCTGCAAGGGTTTGAATTGTAATAGTTTTAGTCTCAAACTTTTCGTCTTCCCCATTTTTGTAACTAACAATCAGCGTGTTAAGGTCTTGACGCTCTGCAAATTCTTCATTAAACGAACCTTCTATAATGTTGCTCGCATTGAACAGAGCAATGGGTTTTGCCATACTAAGCCGTTGTTCCGGTATTAGTGCAAACTTGCCACTAATGCGACTAGGGAATAGCAAAGACCCTAAACTCTCACGGGTTGCCCATTGTGCCCACGGGGTAGGACTTGCAATAATTCCATCCCAAAAGAACCCATTGAGCTTACAGTATATTTTGCTGTCAATTATGCTGTTGTAGTCTACAAAAAAGTCAGCATCAATAAAATTACCCAGCCCACCATCAAAGCTGGTTAATGTATCGGCGTAGATGTCGGGGAAATAATTAGAGCAACCGTAGTGGTAGATTAACCAGCGATCGCCATTAGACCAATTACAGGACTGAGCTGTAACTATTTGTCCTGCGGCTAAATTAATGCTTGTGATAGTTGACTCAGTGCGCTTGTCAAGATTCCTTAGGATGTCACCTACTTTAATGAAACCGACATTACTTAGCGATTGCAAGTATGCATCAGCGGTTCTTAGGTCGTTGTTAGAACTTCCGGCAAATGCAATAGAACTGCCTCCTAGCACCCGCATTCTGCTTCGACCTTTGCGGATTAGTCCCTTAAGATTAGGTTGCCCTTGTAATTGTGCTGATGCTGTTGCAACAAGTCCAATCATGGGCATACCGGGATAGCCTACTACACTGAGCTGACCGATAGCACCGGGATAGACTATTTCATTGACACTGGTAATCTGACATGGCGCTCCTCCTTGAGCCGCCCATTGAGTGCGATCGGTGTAGCTGTTATCATCACGTACAGCTTCTAACACTCCCCCTTCTAATGTGAGTGTCCAGCCATTAGCTACCGGGAATGATCGCAACACCCCATCATCTTTAAGAGCGTAGGTCTGCTCGCCTACTGGCTGCTCATCACGAGTAATGGTAATAAGTTCAAGCTTGTACTTAGAGAGCGGTAAGTCTTGTATCAGGAATGTCCTACGCAGATTAGTTTTAGTCTTGCTCTTGATGTGGATGCGAGCAAGTTTGGTGCGAACCTGAGTAGTAAGGCTAGTGAGGTAGATATCCCAGACATTCGCTAGATTTACGTCTTCTACTTCCTTTGAGTCTTTATCCTGTTTGACTGCCCAGTATTGAGCATTTAGATTAACCTGTATTTCAGTAACACGTTTTGAAGTAGTGTAGTTTGCGTTCCAATAGGCATAGACTGGCTGTGCATTGGTTTGATTAATTACTTTATCCGCTATTACAGAGGTTGTAGTTTTAGCCTTGAGTCGGAAGGACTGACCTGCATGACGGTAGCTGTCTCCAGGGCTAAACGCTGTAACGTCCTCTTCCTTCAGTACTATGGTTGAGCTAGATGTTGTTGTCTCCAGAATTGCTCTAGAGTCCAGCCCCATTTGATTTTGGGCAGCGGGACTTATGGCTTGTGAGTAGTAGGGGAATTCTGGAAAGGGTGCCTGATTTGGCAGTCCTAATGCAACTTTGGTAATTACTTCATCCTCAAAGTAGTTAATACGTGGTTGATCGTTGATAGTCATGCCAGCTTGGTCTATGCTTCCAAATTGACCGTAGCCTAGTACAACTAGTTGATAGAGCCTCTGTACTCCCATACGAGTTTCTACGCGGCTATTGACCACAAAGCCGCTAGTCAGCACACCTCCGTTGGGATTAGTGTCACGGTCACAGTAGATGAGCGGGATAGGACCCCCGATAGAAGGCAATGCCGCAACACTGTCAAAACCATAAGCCTGAGCGGGTGCCCTCTGTTGTTCCTCCTCTTCCTTTTTCTTCTTGCTGCCAAATAACCTAAACCCTATTGCTGCACCCATTAATGCCCCAATAATGCCACCTACACCTAATAGAGGAGCTGCAAAGAAACCGATCGCAGCAAAAGCTATAATCCCAAGTATTTTGCCATTCTGAACGTCATAGAATACCGCCTCGGGGTCAGATGCGAGTCTGACTGCTGTCTGATTCCTCAGATGGAAGTGAAACTCATTGAGAGCCTGGATGTCAGAGGAGGTCAGATTAACTCCGTGGCGTTCCTCAAGGTAAGACAAAAACTCAAAATCAGATGGCAGCATGACACTTAGAGGTAAATTAATATACTACCTCTTGTGTTATATTGACGTTTAGCTAGGCTTCAACTGGCACACAAAAAAGGCGGAAGATGGGAGAATTTGAGGCGAGCATCGGAGGAACATCCTCGTATTCAGTTCCCTCTCGAAAATGACTCCTAAGCCTTACTGTATATGGGTTGTAGCTACCGGAACGTACAGTATCTAGGTAATAAATACAGCGTTAATGTTCCGTCTAAGATGATGCTTGAAAATTGGCACAATAAAGGGCAGTTGTTACACTGCCCTCTGCTAGATAGTTATGAGTATGTTTACTTAGCCTTCAATTTGCCTCAATGACTTGACTGTTACCGAGTCGTAACTTCCTATTGAGTCTTCATTGATAATTACTTCTACACGGTGCGTAGCTGGAAGAGGATATTCAAAAGCATTGGCTTTAATCTCAGACCAGATAGGGTCTTTCTCTTCATTGAGTATTGGATTGCCACATTTTGCCGTTAATCCTAATTCCGGGCTAGGAATAAGATAGTAAACTTCAATGCCGTCTCTCTTGATCTCTTTGGTGATTTGGCACTTAATGGCTTGTGTCATTTTGCTGTAAAAACTCGACTCCTACAGTCTATTATTTTTTTACCTTAATGTCAAATTGGCACATCCCAATTACGGAAGGTTGCCACTAAAACCCTATTTTGAGGCATAAACTCAGAAGCAACTAGCCTCTATTTAGCTTCCTCACAAAATCAACCTCTAAAGCTTACTACATATACATTATAGCTACCGACAGCAAAGGTTATTCAGTAACAAATAAGCAGTTATCCTTCCGTCTACTACCCCCCCGTTGTTCGCCTCTCAATTGTCACACACTTCCATGTCACAATACCGTATTTTAATATTGTTGACATTTAGCAAAACGTCAATCATGATGAATACAGCGAGCAAACGTAAAGGATGAAGTCATGCCTAAGACATCAGGATTAGAATCAATAGCCCAGCGCTCATCAGCATGGTCACTAGAGATCGACTTATTGCGCGTCAAGCTTTCAGACGGCAGTATTATTGACCCTAAGACTTTAGACCTTCAGGAGGTCTTTGCAGGGAAGTATGAACTGTGGAATGTCTGCCGACAGACTTATGACGTAGAGCGGATTGAGGAGCTGAGAGATTCCATTATTGCCATCGGGGTTCAGGATGAACTTAAAGGCTACTACGTAGGCTCCAATGACGGTGAACAGATTGTAGTTCTTACCGATGGTCATAGAAGGCTGTTTGCAAGCCTCTGGGCAAGGCAAATGGGGCATCACATAGTCAGAGCCTTTTAGAGCTGATAAGCTCCAAAAAGGGCAAACAGAGGCACACTACCTATTGACTCAATTGAGGTCTAATAGTGCTACTCAAGTCCCACTGACAATGTTAGAACAGGGGCTTGTGATAAAGCGCTTCTTGGCTTATGGCAACACTGTTGATGAGGTGTCATCTCAGACTGGCATCAAGCGAGCGCATCTTGAGAACTGCCTAGCGATAGCTAACACACCCAGTGATGTCAAGGAATTAATCAAGGAGGGCACTATTGCACCTACTACGGTGGTTGGGGCAATTAACACAGACAAGACAGAGTTTCAAGAGGTCATCAAGGAAGCCTTAGATATTGCAGAGATAGAGGCGCGTAACAATGGCAAGGGTAAAGTTAAGGTTACCAATACTCACGTCAAACAAGCTCGTGAGAAGCGCAAGAATACAGAGGTGAGTGAAGCCGAAAAACAGAAGCTTTTAGAAGATGTACAGAATGCTGATTTTGCAGCACTGTCCTACTCAGAACTAGCCAAGATTAACGAGATTATCCGTAAGCATTGGAGCAAAAAATAATGACAACTGAACAGTTGGAAGCCTTGCAAGAATTGATAGCTCGGTGGAGATTGAGAGACTGTGGCACAGGGAATCCCGACTATGACAATGGCAGAGAGTCAGCTTACAACGCTTGTGCTGATTGGCTAGAGGAAGTAGTGCAAACATTCACAAAAGATGAAGAATCATGAGAAAACAATATTTACAAGATAAGCTCCTCAGCTTAATGCCTTCTCAATGGGAAGAATTTTTATTTCGGCTAGAAGAAGATTGTCCAGCTTATTTTCATCCTTCGCAATTAATGACTCGTTTAGACCAAGTAGCACAGTTAATTGACAAAGTGTCTTTTGATGTTTTGATGAAGCACTTAAGAAATACTGTTCCATGTTTAAGTGAAGAGGAGTCATAATGCTCGCAACTAAATTAGCAGGAGCTTTAACCATATTCGCTAGTTACGCACCAGCTGTGCAAATAGAATACCAACAGAATGCCTACAGGCTCTATGGTTATTCCGAAGACGCCTTTAAGTCTATGACTCTTTCTGCTAGGAGTAAGCTTTTTTCTTTGGGATGGTGCATTAGTTCAGATGGGGAATGGTACTTACCCGACTAATCTAAATACCACACAGACTCAACACATCTAATAACACGTTTATGGAGCGGTTCAAAAGCTGCTCCATTTTCATTGGCATACACTACCCACTGCTCACCTTCTACCTCATAAACCATCCCCAGATTGGCTTCGGTGCCCAGTCTGAGGCAGAGCAGGTCTCCATGCTGTATGCCAGTTTCACGACGCTTACAGTACCGTTCCAGAAGCTCTGCAACGAGGTTAGGTGGATGACTCTCTACAGTCGGATATCGTTCATACACCCATGTGAGGTTGGGTAGTGGTGATAAGCCTAAACGTTCACGCTCTTTTATGACTATGCTAAGGCAGTCGTTTTTCTGGCGTTGGAATTTAAATATTGACATTTTGTTATTGATTTGTTATTTTTGCTATGAGTCAACATTAAAGAGTTAAGTAATTATGACACCAGATAAAAAGCTTGAAATTTGCCAATGGTTTTTTGAGCAATCATTAACCGTCAAGATAGGAACGTACAAGGGAGAAGCAATAGTTGCGACAGGGGAGGGAAAAATAGACAGTATGCCAAAGCAATGCTCAGGGGTTTGGGGATATGGAGGGGACAGTATTGCAGTCAGAGTTGACGGAATGCCTTATCCTTCTGAGGCAATAGTCAATCTAAATGAACATCTATACAAGGAAAACCTAGCAAGAGAAAGTTGAACAAGCCTGTAGAAAGGCGCAAAAAATAGGCTAATATTCTACTGATACCATGCACAAGTCTAGCCAGTCTTACTCTTCGAGACTGGCTTCTTTATTGATACCGTATTGACGTTTATATAAAATAAGATAAGCGAGCTAGAGAATTAAAATATGTCAGACAGTCTAACAGAAGCAATCGAACTACTTAAGGATGTTCGCAATGAGTTTGTGCAGTCTGTTATTTTACAATGGAAGCGTGGCACAAATTTAAGTAATAAGCAGGCTGCTCATTTGATTTTGCTGGCAGAGCAACAGAAGCGCTCAATAGAGCGTGGGTACACAGGCATAGATCACGGAGTGACAGACAAAGAATGGGCAGATGTTCAGGCAAAGTTAGGCATTTCCTCTAAGGCTGTAAACACAAAAGAATCAAGTTCTGGCTACAAGAAAAGATATTTTATTAAGGAACTTCAACCCATCTTAAACGAGATAGGCGGCAAACTAGAGAAGATTACGAGCGAATCAGTCGGCTACAATGGATTTAAAGAACAATGTTATCAACTAACATTGTTTTCTGAAGACTCCCTAGCCGGAAACGAGACAAAACAGTTTAGGACACTACTAGATTTCGTTAAATACGTTACTGAGAATAATCCAGATCACCCACTACTTAAGCTGAAGCCTCAAAAATAGGGTAATATTCTACTGATACCATGCATACTTCAAGCCAGTCTCACTCTTCAGGACTGGCTTTTTTATTGACACTATATTGACGTTTAGCTAATATAAGGAAAGCGAGCAAACATAAGACCAAAGGCAATGAGCATTACAATAGAACGCGTCTTTCAGCGTATACACTGCAACGGGACAGTATTGTTTGAGGTGCCAGCTGGCACTACTGTAAGGATAGATATGCTGTATGGAAATAGTGCTTGGAGAGTAACGGCTAGCGAACCTGTGGGTAGGTTTGGAGAGACAAGTTTTTGCGTGAATGCGAGCGAGTACAAAATTTTAGTGGGGGCTTAAAATGATGAAAACTTTAGGTGTTGGGCAAATAGTAGAATGGGAAGTTACAGGAGGAAAGGGTATTGATTACTACTCCCCCGTTGCATCTAAATTCAGAACTTAAGCGTTAGAACCATACACATAAGCCTTAACCGAAGCCACTCTGTTTCCTCCTACAGGTGGCTTTTTCATTGCACATTAACACTAGTATTCCTTGGCACCTCTGGCACTAGTCCCGGTATGTCTGTGCGTCCGTTGCCTGTACCTGTACGGAAGTAGATTGAAGGAAACAACGCCTCTACAGCACTGAACGGCGACTGCAAGTCTATGTTTATCTCAGCCCCTTCAAATCGGCTAGACTTAACTACGAGCATATCCTGGATAGGTGTTGCGGCATGGTTGTTGGGGAACATCTGGATTACAGTAACGATCGCCTTACGAAATCCGTCATTCTGCCACACATACTCATTAATGGGTGGGATATTGGGCAGGATTATATTAGCGCTGGTATTCTCTAGTTCTAGGGTGCGTTGACTACCTGTGTAGTAAATTGGTGCGTACTCATAAACTCTGCCTAAGAAGATGTAGTCAGTGTCGGCTGTAAAGTTCTGGTAAAAAAGGTCAATTCCTGATAGAAGTCTAACCTCTACCAGGATTGCTCGCTCGACTGATGTCTTTAAGTATTCGACTGTCATGGCTACCAGCTAATGCTTAGAAGTAGCCTTATTCTAGCTTTGGGCTATCCTCCACAATTTAATGTAGGGTGAAATGCATTTAGAGCATTGGTTACTCTGTTGAGGCGTTGCCATTCTGGTACATCTTCGCTTGCCGCTGCTTTCCTGCGAGCATCCCACCATATTGACCATGCTGCATGATTGGCTTTTTCTTTGATGTCGGTTTGTGTCATTGGTTTACTGAAATAACTGTAACTACTGTAACATCTTTTATTTAATTGTCAATCAATAGCGCCAACTGACTTAAGGTATTCTCTGCTGTAACCTTTGGGGTAGCGCTGTTTAGCCAAGGCTGTATTGATGGCTAGCTTTTCTTCAGGGTGAATTAGCGTGAAGTTAGGATGATTCTGTTTTACGGATGCTTCGATGTCTAGGATGCGTTCATACATAGCTTTTCGGTGACTGAGCAGAACAGCACCCAAAAGTTTACCGTCTGGGCGCATAATTCGATTAGACTTCTCTCTGAAGCTTAGATAGATGGCTGCTAAATCTGTTAAAGGTGAGTATCCGGGATGTACATTAACAAACCGTTCTAGGGATTTGTCTTTTTTGATTAGAGGACAGCCTATGCAGCCTGTTCTTAAGGAATCTCCACTATTTTGCTCACTGATGCTATAAATCATTTCAAGTCTATTAAAAGCATCTGGCAATACTTCTGATAAATCCAATACGGCTAAAGTATCCCAGACTTGACAAGTACTAAAGTTTAACAATGGGCGGCAAAGGTGTCTAAATACTTTCTTTTTGTCTTGTTCAGTGATACCACATTCATTAGTGCTATCGCATTGCCCTTTAAGCTTTTTGTCTCTGTTGTTGCTTTCCCCTAAGCGCTCACCATTGATTCCTATATAAGCTTCTTGAGAGGCTTTTACAATCTTTTCAATGGGCTTGATTTTTAACTTATCTGTACACCATCTAAAGTTTCGATGTGGAGTAGGAACCCCTTTTCCTATTAGTTGATAAAAGAACCTTGACTCAACATCAGGGATAGCGTAGTGAAAAATAATTCCACGCTCTTTACAAAGTTTTTGGCACTCTTCGATATGAGCATCCATCATTGGTATTTCCATTAATGTGTTGGAGTGTACAACTTCCCAGTTAGAAAAACCTTCTTGAGTTGCGAGCAGGGCTAAACCAAGTAAGGCTGTACTATCTTTTCCTCCACTAAAGCTTAAGTACTTCTTGGTAGAAGCTGGAAGACCTAACAAGATGTCAATAGCTTTACTTTGATGAAAATCAAGTTGCATAATCAGAAACCTGTAACTCTCTTCAGTCTAACCTTTTTTACGTAAACGTCAAACAGTAAGAATAACTCGCCTAAAGTAGGCTCAATCATAAAAACCACCTCAAAGGCTTGCTGTGTATAACGTTGGACAACCTACACCAATAGACTCTAATACAGAATAGAAGGTGTTTGCTGTAGGTAATTGGTAGCCTAGTTCTATCCTTTGCAGCAGTTATTCATGGCACTACCGTTTGTCCCTGCTACCCTACAGAACCAGTTAGCTCTTGCTCGCATCTTTCTAGAAACTTACACCCGTGATGAGTTTCCCTTCATGATGAACAGCCTGCATGTCATCAGGAACAACTTTCACAGTCTTTTGGCTGGTGGTAGAGGTGGGTACTTTTGGGATAGTGCGGGACCCACAGAAGGTCAAGCTCTGATGGCTAAGGCTTGTTTTATGGCTGCTCGCGCTAGTGGGGATGTGGCATGGCGCTCTAAGGGCATACAGGTAACGGAAGCACTAGTCAATTACTTTTACCTTGATCCGATTCCCACAAGCCCTACAAGTCCAGCTGACCCCTTATGGTTGAGTCATTGGTTAATTAATGCGGGACCCGGTGCAGTACCGTCTAAGGGATTGCCAGCAGATAATCCTTTTGAGATGGGACACTTCTTTGAGCCGTTCCAATTCACTAATGGTGTTGCTCAACTCCCGGCAATGCTCGCAGATGTCTATAAGGTCGCTACCACTGATGCTGAACCATCGTTTAAGTCTGTGTTCGCACCTCTTAAGTCGGGTAGCCTTTACCCGTTCAGTTATTGGGTAGCAAACCTAAGTCTTAGTGGACGGAACTTTAGAGTATTTGCGGATACAGCAACAGCTGGTGGTACACCACCGCAGGAAACTAATGAGCCAGCGGGTAAGGTAGTCTTAACCTCAAACTTTACTGGCACAGCTCTAGTTACGTACTCGGTGTACCGTCCTGATATTCCTATCGGTGTGAATAAGCTGGGTGAACCTTATCCTCTCTGGTATCCAATTGAGAGAGCTGGATTACCCACGTATTTGGGCTGTGCTTGGGATGCCCAATGGTGGGCATGGGATGCGTTTAAGGAGGCATTTGACGCCACAGGGGATAACAAGTGGAAGCGAGCAGCAGACGCAACAAAGTACAGTGCCATCAATGCTGCTACAGTAGATAACCCGTCTTATTACTACCCTAAAAGTACGGATACTAACCCGTTTAGCTACCCTGGCACACAAGTAGTTACTGCCAACAATCGCACGCTAGCAGTCGGCTCTAGAGTAGTTGGTACAATTCATGACCGATTCTTAAGAGTTGATGCACCAACTAAAGATAGTCCAGCTGTTGATCCTGATTTTGAGTTCCCCTCTTATGAGGTACAGAACTTTATTGTTCTGACTCAATTTGATACCAGTACCACTAGAGTCATGGTGGAATGTGCCCACAGCAGAGGTAGTGTTCAAACTAATTTTGTCTATGACGGGATAATAGAAATAGTTCTATCCACCTCGCAGAATTCGCAAGACTTTAGTCAAAATTTTAAATGTCCGTTAGTGCCACCTAGCGGCAACGGAATACTAACCAAAGTTTTAGTTCGTACTGACTTCTTGAGATGGTCTTCTGCTCGCAATATTTGGTGGAGTACTGCTGCTGATGACCCTATTTACACTTACTTTGGTGGTGGAGCAACAATCACCAAAGTAGTCCAGCAAGAGATGATTAATGGCAACACTGCTCTGGTGTGGCGCGTCAATATGAACGTTAGTGCGACAGGTAGTTTTGCTGGATTTGGGTTTCCTTTAATTCATGCTCAGACTGCTGACCCACCAGGCTTTATGTATGCTCAAGTCGGCACTACCCGAATCAAACTTAGTGATTCTAATGACGTTGATTTCTTTTGTGATTTACCTGATACTGGCGGCAACTGGCAATACTTTAAGCCTAGCTTCAGTCAATTCTCAGGAACAGGGACGCCTGTAGGAACGCTCACAAACATCCAAATAGTCTCAAAAAGTGTCACATCCTCTACTAGAATCTGGTACGTTGGAGAGCCTGCTGAACCTTTACCCCCAGGAATAGTCTACAAGGCTAGTGCCGTGAGTCGCACCAAGGTAGCTCACACATTTTGGGTAGGGGACTTTAAGCCTCTTAACAATAATCTTGATACGCTACTCTACAACCCTGGAGTCGTAAGTTTTACTGTCAATACAATCGAGACAGCAGCTGGTAGCGGCATCCGAGTTAAAGATTCTTGGGGAGGTCCCCCTTATACGGGCTATCAAGACGCGTATCACTGGTATGTGTGGGGCTATCCTCAACGCTCTAGTCAAGTGGTGACCTTTATCAAGGATGCTCAAAACGCCTACACTCGTCAATCTTCTGCCAGAATTAGAGGCTTAGTCGCTCCGGTCTTCTTGTGGGCGTATTGGGATAGTGCTGACTTTAAGATCTATAGTGACAATCAGATAAATGTCTTTACATTTAGTGGTCCCGATCCTAATACAAGATGGGCACCTTACACTTACAGAGCAATGGAAGCGCTTGCTCGTTATCTATTTGCTAATCCAAATGACCAAACAGCACGAGGCGTTTTAACTGCTTTCTTTAGATTCATTCTGAATTATTACAAGGCGAGCGGTTCTAATCGAGCCATTACAGACATCCCCCCTGTGGTCAATCCCCAAGTAAATTACAGAGAACCTCATGCCTCAGCATTAATTTGTAGGGCAGCACTTTACGCTAATGTTGCTGGACTTGAGCCAGCTGTAACCTATGAGCTTATTGAGCGCACCTTACAGGATATGGATGAGCAATTCCAATCTACGGGTGTAATGGCTGGTTCATGGACTGGTGGGCAACCTACGTTTGTACACAACAGTATAACGTATAATGAAGCGTTTTTGTTCTGGCAAGCGGAACAAATTATAACGTTATCACAATTACTGTTACTTCAGTCTTCAATTAATGATGCCAGTGAATCGGCTTATAGTGGCGTTGCTCAAGCTGGTATTTATCCAGATTTAGAGCCACAGTTTGTTAGGTCGTTTGAGATGCCAGCATTTAAACAGAACATTAACCGCTTTGATGAAGGGACAGAACAACGGATTAAGACCTCACACACTGGCGTTGGCACTAAGATTGTGCTGGGTTATGAAAAGATTAGTGATGCTAGCGTAAGACTTTTAATGGAGTTCTATCAAAAAAGCAGAGGTAAGGAGATTCCTTTCACTCTGCCCTTAAATATTATTCAACATCCTACTGTGATGCTCGTTGCTCTGACTAATCTGACCGCTACAACTTATTGGAGATTTAGTGATGCACCCAACATTGAAACCTTTAATGCAACATTACAGCGGGGACTATATAAAGTTGACGTGACGATTCAGAGCGTAATAAACTAATTCTAATTACGCTCCAGTCTAGCTGTTGTTATGGCAACTCGTTATACTTATCAATCGCATCTCCCAGCCTGTCAAAATAAAACTTGTCTCGTGTTTTAGTATTTGTAACAATGTAATCGATTTTGTTTGATACGGCTGCAAAGATTTGAACCATAAGCCTCTTGCTGGAACAATTTGCCAAGTCTTGAGACATTTCAAAGTCTTGTAGGTCTGCTAATGATATTCGTGCGCTCATAATCTTACTTGGTTGCTTCTTCTACAATCTACTTATTTTTTGTCTAAATATCAACATTTCCCACAAAATACAAAACCGCTCAGAATATTCTTTGAGCGGTTCAGGTTTGATAGTGTGTCTGTACAACGTTGATGTAACAATTCAGAGCGCAATAAACTAAACCTTAGATAAGAGCAAAACTGAATAATTTAGGATTCATCTTTTCTTGTCTCTTGTAGCCTCCTGTCCCTTTGGCTTGTACCCAGTATTCTCTTACAGCTTTTTGCTTCATTTCTTGTGTGATTGTATCATCCGAATTACTTGCTACTGCAACCGTACATCCTCTAAGAAAACAGTCTGATAGAGGTTCAATAGTTTTGCTGTACATCTCAGTGTTTAAGGTCACTATCAGTTGTCTAATCATTTTTTCTTTCATGTGTTTTCACTAATTTATCAATTAATTATAGAAACGTCAATACTGTCTCAAAAATATAAAACCGCTCAATTTTTTGAGCGGTTTTATGCTCGAGTTCACAATGTTATTAATTAAATTCTAAGGGGACAAGACCTTTGTAAGGGATTTCTTGCTGGCAGCAGACGTTGAAACTGACGGGCTTTAGACTTTTAGCCAAAGCTATTGCAACGTCCTTTGAATTGTATCCTGATGGACAAGAAATCATAAGATTGTGCCGATCCTTACCGAATATATTCCAAAATCCAGGGATAGACAAGATGCGCTCTATCACTGCCAATTGCTCATCTGTAGGATCGCCACAAAACTGTACCCCTACTTCTGGACTATGGTCGATGATCGTTACCGTTCTTTGGCTGTTAAGTATTAGCTGATCGATAGCATCCATTGATTTATATTTTTGTTCGACTGCTCTAACAGTCTACTAACTTATTGCTAAAATGTCAATGCTGTCTACAAAATACAAAACCGCTCAAAGATTTATTCTGAGCGGTTCAGGTTTCCATATAGTTTGGGCATAAGCAGCGAGCAAACGCACAAATGATGATTAGTTGTTTTCTTCCCCTTTCTAAGTGATGCTATAAGTTTAATCGTTCTTTAGTCTGATGTCAACTACTTGCGTTGAGTAATTTCTGTGACTTCCTCATCACTCAGAGAGAAGAACTCGCGCCTATCATCTCGGCAATGAGCATACTTATTGTGTAGTTCTTTCTCTAGTGCTACAGCATCGTAAGAAAAAATGCTCGCGACGTGATAGATGCGAGCTGGGTGTACACCTTGGAGTTGTTTGCGACGTTGCCAGGGACGCTTAGAGCGTCCGATTTTGTAACCAGAGGGGTAAAGGAGTAAATAGACGTATCCTGATTTAGAAGCTGACATCCTCACTTATCGGCATTTCACCAGGGTAGACTTCCTTGAGTTTGCCCTTATCGGCTTGAAAGTATTTTGCATTATTCATTTGGCTGTTACGAAAGTCCTGTGCTTTTTGCATCATTTTGCGGTTGGACTCTTCCATCTTTAAACGAGTGTGTTCACTCTCAATATATTGTTGCAGCAGTTTACCAAAAGGTCTAAACTCATCTGTCATTCTGTAGTAGCCCCAGTCAATATGCTCATTTGCAACCCATAGAGCAAGGTTGGAGGGATTAGCAGGTGTGGTTATCTTGATAAAATCTTGTCTTAGTGACGCCCATTGCTGGATTACAGGAAGGAAGTCTGTGGGCAATCCTTCCCACACTAATGTAAATCCTTTGAATTGTTCTAGATTTTCATTGCTCATTACTCTATTCTCCTTAAATAATTAGCAGTAGATGCACCGATATCTTTAGAATCCCATCAGCTGAATTGATGCCCATGCATCAAAATTTAGATTTAAGGGATTGCCTTCTGTTTTCTGAAACTCCTTAAAAGCTTTCTTGGTTGGCTTCTTTTTCTTTTCTGTGATCCCCGTTTTCAGGTTGTATCTCCGACCGCACACTGGACCATAGCCGAGTGCGACACTTACCTCATCGGTCAACAGTCGAGAGCAAAAACAGCAGCTTCCTATCTTCTTGCCATGTTCGGCGGCAATTCCCTCAGGATTATCGGCTAGTTTTTGTAAGACTTCTGTTACCCAAGGTTTAGCGTCCTTGGAACTCCAGAATGTACCTTGACGTGTTACATTCCCTAGCCAGTGTCCAAACTCTGTTGTAACGCTAATAGAACCAGGGTACTTAGACCTATCGCCTGTACGGTACAGAGTCAATATCCGACCATCGACACTTAGGTTTTTTATCTTGGGAGACTTGATAGCTTTTGCAGCCTCGTCAAACATCTCTATCAGTCTCATTAAGCTCATGGCTTCATCCTCAACGTTTGCTCGCTTCCTTAATAATATTGACGTTTTACCAAAAAGTCAAGGTTGAGCAGAAAGATAACAGACTGGAAAGATGTTCATGTGTCAAATAGACTTGTAATATATAGCCAGTATAGGTTACAGCTGCCAGAGCTACTGAAGTGTAGATTAAAACAAAAGCTAGTAAGTTCCGTTAAAATTCAGGCAATAAAAAAGCCCTCATAGGAGGGCAGCTAGCTGAGTCCAGCGAGGTTAGGGTTCTAGCGTCACCTTAATATTGACTTTGTTGCAAACATATTTGACGTTATCAAGGTTTATATCCCTGTAGTTGAATAGATGCAAGACTAGTTGCTTATCCTCTAGATGTGAACCATAAGCGATAAGTTGACCTATTCCGTGTTTCCATAATTCGCCGTCTTTGACCTCTACAAGACTGTCTGCTGTTAGCAAATCAATATTGCCAGATGGTGTCGGATATTCTCTGACTCCTCCTAGTTGAGTCTGTAAGCGTTTCACTATCGCGTACTCTTTGCGTTGCTGAGATGTTACATGATATTTAGGCAGATAACGCTTAAGTCGTTTTACTGTGCCAAGCGTTTCTGTAACTGCTACACATTGCTCTTGGTTTAATTTCGTTTCGATGTGTGGCGCAGATTCTCTAAGAAGTAAATTTAACACCTCTTCAGGGATATCGCTTTTTAGGAGATACTTCTTAAAGTCTTTGCTTTCTGTTACCAAAAACTTTTCATAAGTATTTTTGTGCCACCCTTGGGCGTTTTTACGTGTAGCGAAAAATTCAATTATTAGCATCAATTCATCAAAAGTCAATCCATCTCTTATCCAACTAAAAAGCTTTTTTCTATTGATGCCTTTTCCTCTCAAATACTCTCTAAGCTTTTTAGCGTAAGATTCTCTTGGAGGTTTTTTAGACTTGATTACTTTGCAAAGAATCTTTGCTTGTATATTTGTCAATCTCGTCAATCTGCAAACTAGACCTATTTCAAATCTAAACTCTCCTGTTGTTCCATCAACAATATATTCTGGCTTGCACTTTATTTTGGGGATTATTTCAGTTTCGTCTATTTTCATTACTTTGGAGTGTGACATCTATACCAAAATAACTAGCTTTTATGCAATCGTCAATATCGACAATCCTGTAAAACTAAGATAACTTGCTCTGGAAGTCTATTTTTTCCTGCAAATTTATAGAAATGCTGGGTTGGGGCAGCGAGCAACGGAACATAACACCCTCTAAAGACCAACTGGCTAGCCTTCTGTTGCATCTCAAAACAGACTTCTATTGCATACTGCGTATAGGTTTCGGCTACCGACACCTCCATGTGTTTAACTAATAGAAACAGTAGTTGCTTCCGTTTAAGAGAACAGTAGATAGACTTAGTTAATGCATCCATTGGTATGGAAACACCAAGTCAAGTCATGCGAGCCGCTAACGATTAGCGGCTTTTTTGCTGGCTTTAGATTTTAAGCAGGTGTAAGCTAACTACCTTGCTATCTGTTCTCTCTCAAAATCAACCCTAAACGCTTGCTGTATAAGGCTTTCAACAACCGGAACCTCTGGATCTATAACTTAAACACACACTGGTACGTTCCGTTTTTATGAAGCAATAGGTAGACTTAGTTCATGCACCCTTGGGTCTAGGAACAGACCAGATATACTAGCCGCTGATAGGCTGCTTTTTTGTTGACAAGCTTTTGACGTTTTGCTAAAGTGAAGAAGTAGTTAAGTAGGTGACGCTTATGAGCGGAATTAAGATTGTAAATAAAGGTGTCTTGGGAATTCAGATCGATGTGCCTTTTGTGACTGACTTAGGCAGCGACAGGAATGTTAATGTAACGGTGTCTGATTTCGGTATCAATGTAGCTGCAACAGGAGAACTTAATGCAGATGGAGTTCAAGCACTCAAACAAGCAGTAAACATTGCAGAAGCCGTTCAATCAAGAGGTTTTGCTGGATAACAAACCAAAATCAAATTCTCAATGCTCGCCTTAGCCGTAAGAGATGACTCTTACGGCTTTTTGTTGCCTTTGGTAATCTATTACTAAAGACTCAGGTTGAACCCCATGCCTACCCCCAATGCTGTACACAATCTCCTAAAAGACTTCCGCAAAGAGTATCCAGATTGGGGGTCTACTCCAAGTCCTGAGACGTTGCTGCTCTACAAACTTACCCGTACCATGTCAGGTGTCTCTACAACCCCAACAGGCTCTACAGGCGGCATTGCAACAGCAGTTAGCATCATGGGGTCTACAGGCACCACGGTATTAACAGATAATGACGGCAGAATAGTCGTTGCCAACATCGCTAACCTCTTAGGCAGAATCCCCGCTCTCAGTGATGGCAGAATACCTGTAGGAGTAGTCTTTCCACAAAATCAAAATGTTACTGTGACTAATCAGCTCACAGGTGTTGCAACAGAACAAAGTCTTAATGCATTGTTGCAACGCATACCAAGTAGTACCAACAACAGGTTGCCAGTAGCAGTAGAGTTTCCAGGGAATCAGCAGGTAACGGTAAGCAATCAATTAACGGGGTTTGCCACACAAGCTACGTTAGGGAATATTCTCACTAAGCTTGACAGTTTCAGCACAGATGCGGCGAGCGAGCAGACCTTACAGGACATCTTGACTAATCTGCCACTGAGTATTGCTGGAAGGGTGCCTGTAAGTCTTGACACGTCCTCTTTTAGTGTGACCAATCAGATACAGGGTTATTCCACTGAAGGCACCCTAAAAGCCCTTCTGGATAAGACTCCGACCTTGACGGAAGTACAGCAGTCATTAACGGAAATACGAAACAGATTACCAGAGTTAGATCAAGGCAAGGTTCCCGTAGCTTTTACGGCTCAGGCAAATATCACCGGGTTCAGTACTGAAGAAACACTAAGCGCTCTGCTCAATAAGACTCTTGCTCCGGTAGACGGTAAATTACCAGTTTCGTTAACGTTTCCTTCCAATCAGTCAGTCACAGTAAGCAATCAGCTTTCTGGTTTTGCTACTCAAGAGACACTGGCGAGCATTCTTAATAAGTTGGCAACTCCCGTTAATGGTAAAGTACCAGTTTCGTTAGAATTTCCAACTAGTCAGCAAGTTACAGTAAGTAATCAACTTGACATTGCTGCTTTGGGCAAAGATGCGACTCTTACAAATATTCTTAACAAGGTTCCTGCTGCTGTTGATGGGAAAATACCAGTATCTTTAACATTCCCAACTAATCAAGCAGTAACGGTCAGCAATCCTATTGATGTTTCAGGATTAGGTAAAGACGCCAGTCTTGTCAATATTCTTAATAAGCTGCCAACTGTTGTTAATGGTAAGTTACCTGTCGCTTTAGACTTCCCACAGAATCAATCAGTTATTGTCACCAATCAGCCAGCACCTTTAGACATTTCTGGACTAGGTAAAGACTCAACGCTTGTGAGCATACTAGGTAAACTTCCAACGTTGGTAAACGGTAAAACTCCAGTGGAGTTCCCAGCTAATCAGACGGTAACGGTCAGCAATCCTAGTGATATGTCTGCATTGGGAAAAGAAGCCACACTCACAAGCATTCTTAACAAGCTTCCTACCTTAACCAATGGCAAAGCACAAGTAGTTTTAGACTTTCCTGTCAATCAGACCGTTACCGTAAGCAACCAGCCTACGCCCTTAGATATTTCAGCACTGAGCAAGGATTCCACCCTAACTAACATCCTCAATAAACTGCCTACACTAATTAACGGTAAGACCCTTGTTGATTTTCCGACTAATCAGACAGTGACAGTCAGCAATCAATTAGACGTAAGCGCTTTAAGCAAAGAATCAACGCTCACGTCTGTCCTTAATCGTCTCCCTGTTGACCTCAGTAAAGCGATCGCCTCAGGTTTTAGGTCAGAGTTCACCTCAGCCAGTCCACTTGCTACAACGCTGCCTAGCCCGGTCTTAAACGATTCGCCGTTATGGACTATTGCTCGCACTAAAAAGGCGGAAGGTCAGGACTCTTTTGTAATGACCTGCTTAGGGCGTCGGTTAGCGACATTTGCAGCAGGCTTTACTGACATTGTAGAATTTGACCTTCAAACAGTAGGCAACAACTTAAGAAGCCCTACACTTACGGGCATACATCCCGTTGAGATTCTGTCCTCTAATGCTGCTGACTCTTCTACAGGTACAGGCATTAGAACCATTGAGATAATGTATCTTGACGAGAATTACGTACTCAAGACAACTGTGGTTACTATGGCTGGCACTACTGCTGTACAAGTGCTTAAGGATGGTGTAGCAATCAAGCCCACCTGTATTTTGAAGATGCAAACTACCAGCCACGGTTCATCAGCGGGTGCTGTTGGTACCGTGATCTTAAGAACACCAGCAGGGTCATTTGCGGCAATCGCAGCACCAGTTGATCAGATTAGTGTAGGCTTTACCTCTAGTTTCTCTGCCAGAACTTGTGTGCCTGAAGGCTACTTGGGTTATGTAGTAGACATTTCAGGGGTAGGCATTACAGCTAATCATGACTTTCATCTGCTCGCCACAGTGGCACAGTCAGATAAGCGACTCTTAGACGGTGTGTTCAGTAGTCTAGATTTCTTTACGGCTAACGCTGGCACACTTCCAGTAAACCGTGATGAGTTCTACTATGAATTGCCAAGTCGTTGTAGGGTAAGGCTTGCAAGTCGCAGCAGCAGTACTACTGCGAGTGCAACGGGTAGTTTTACTGTAGTATTTGTGAAGAAGCCTGTATAGGGGTTATGTTAAGTCGCTTAAATTAGAGCGGCTTTTTTATTGACATCGTGTTGACGTTTAGTTAAAGTATAGAAGTTAGTCAATAAAAAGAAAAAAATGAAGCTCAAATCATTAAAAGACATTTCCACGAAAGTTATTGCTGAGGTACGAGACGGCTCACTAATACACTTGGATGAAACAAAAGTGGCAGAGATAGCCTTAGGTAAAAGCATTGAGTGGACTGAAGTACCAGATAGCAGAGAAACAGCAGGAAATTATTTTCAGTGCTTGTATGAAGCAATACTGCCTAATCATGAAGCAAAAATTGCAAAACAAGCAATTGTTAAATATAGGAACCCTGAGTAGTTCACTTCATTGTCATCCAAAATTTCCTTAAACACGAAAGCCGACTGTAGTAGTCGGTTTTTTGTTGCTTATCATCCTCTTCTAGTTGCGTACTAATACTCTTAGTGCTAAATTAACGATAGCGAACTTAAGCGAGCAGCTATCTCTCTTAGCTACCCGCTCGCGCCTAAGCACTAACCCCTAATGACTTAAACACCAAGGAGCTAAGACTAATGAAAGCACGAACACCAAAACTTAATCTAGAGCCTTTGGCAATAGAGTCTGTGAACATTCAGCAATTTATCCTTAACGACTGTGCAACTTATGCTGAGGCTGCACAGTTCTTTGGAGTAGACACTTCTACTGTCGGACGTTGGATGATGGGAGTTAAGAAGCCTCATCCAGCTTGTTACACGGCTGTTGCAGCTTACAAGAAGCTACAAGAGGTGGCAGCATGAACAAACCTGATAAGTTCCCCGCTTATTGGATTAAGTTGGCTGTGGATCAGGTTTACGGGACTGAGGTTGCATCTTCCACTTGGCGTAAGTGGTTGCGCTTGTTTGACGTTAAACCTAGGAGTCATTACCTCACAGTTGAGCAATCCATTTTTTTACTTACCTATGCTCACCTAAGACGCTACAAGCCAAATAAAGGGTTGGGCGTTATTGATGTTAAAAATCACCTCAAGGCTTATCCTTATGCTCTAAAGACTTTTAAAGAGCAGGTTGAGCAGGCGTTATTTATTGAAACAAAAGGGCGTGATATGCCTACACTTATTCGTCAGTACACAGGTAAGACAGTCACGCTTAGAACTCTGTACAGATGGGCTAAAAGGCATAAGCTAGAGTTTGGAGTTAGCAAGCCTATACTTAAGCCTGAACTTAAACGATGGCTTGACATTGCGAGCTGACCTAAAGCCTGAGAACATTCTCGGGCTTTTTATTGACATTGCTTTGACATTTAGTTAACATTGTGAATGTAGAGAAGAGATTAGTGTAATGGACAAAGTAATTAGAGACGGTAAAGTAGCGGTATTGTACAGTCCTGGTTATGGTTCAGGATGGTATTCTTACCACAAAGTAAGAGAATTATTGTACCACCCTCATATCGTCGAGTTGGTTGAGCAGGGGCGCAGAGAGGATATTACAGAAGACTTAGTAAAAGGTTTGGGTTTCGCAAATGTGTATTGTGGAGGTGCGGAAGATTTAAGGATTGAATGGATACCTGAAGGCGTTCAATTTAAAATTTCCGAATATGACGGCTTTGAAAGCTTTCTGTTTGAAGAGGAGTGGTTAACAGCTTAAAAAAAACAATATAAATTGCCAGCTAAAGCCGTCCACCAAGGACGGCTTTTTAGTGGAAATATTCGCCAAAACCCTCGAAAAATTGCCGCAAAACTTTTTGAAACTTACCGTAGCGGTTTAGCTTGTGACACTAGAAGTATAAAGGTTTGAGACTATTTTTAAACAAAATGCCATTCTCAATAAGGGCAAAATAAGCTCAAATAATTGAGAATGCTACAGTCAACCGCCATAAGTCAAAATACTACATGGCTTAAATGCTTTCTTTGATTGAGTCCTAGCGTTTCGTCGTCTGTGACACTAGAACCATAAGGGTTTGAGCTGAATTCGCTACAGTGTCACAAGCTCAAACCCTTGATTTTGCGTGTCACGCTACAGCACTTTTTAGAAGCTGAAAATTTTTTGTGACATTTTTAGACCGAATTGCCTTGTGCAATAGCAATTCAGTGATTCACTGCAATACAGTAGATTCAGTGAACAGAAACCACAAAATCACATGAACAGGATTAAGGAATTACTACAAGCACAGGGCAAGCAGATAGCCGACAGTGCTATCGAGGCAAAGTTAGCAGAGTATGGATTGAATGCGGACAAGGTAAGTGAGGCTGATGCCAAGACAATTGCTGAAGAGTTGGCACCACTAGCTCAGACGATTAGCGGTCTAGCTGTAAGTAATGGCAATCCTGCACCAGCTACAGCATCTAAAGGCGGCAAACCAGCCAAGAAGGGACGCACAAAAAAGCTAAAGAACGAAGTCGATGAGAGTGCATTCAATGAGAGCATCACTCACCTTGCTCATGTAGCTAAAGCTGAGATTGACGTTGTTACTCATGAATTACAAGCGGGTGCTGACGCCTGGAAAGAGCAGACCAAGCAGGACTGGAAAGAAATCATCCTCAACACTCCTGTAGAGGCGATGAACGAGATGCTTGACGAGGTTCGGGAGGAGGCACCTGATATTGCCGGGTTTCGCAAAACTACTCAATCTGCGGTTAGAACTGTTTTCCCACTTCGCACTGCATCTTAAGCCACCTAATTACCTAGTCCTTTTAGGCGTAATTCACTCACTACTTTTACTGATTACTTTTGGAGCAATAATTCATGGACAACTACAAGGAGGAAACGACAGAGAAGACAACAGTAAAGTTCACAGTCGGCAAGAATGGCGAGCTTGAGTTCAAGTCAGACGGTCTTGACCCTTGGCAACAAACTGAAGCCATAGGACAAGCTCGCCAGCTAGCCAACGGCAATAGTGTCCGTCAAATCAAAATTACTGAGATACAAGCAACTACAGCAATCGCTAGTCACATCATTATGGGGAGCTTCTTAACCCTGTTGGTGTTTGGCACAACCTTCAGCTGTAGCAGATTAGTTTCAACTCAAGTCAATCAACCCGTACAGCAGGTTACAAAATGACAGAACACGAAGACGAAAACTCATTAGAGGATTCTACTGAATCAATACCCTTAGGGAGTTTCGAGATACAGGATTATGCAAACAGACTCTCTGTCACAGCTGACAATGTTAATTCTTACGATGTCATCTATCTACTAGAGAGAGCTTATGAGATCAGAAAGGAAAATCCACAATATCAAAGAAGTAATCCCGCAACAGCAGCAATGGGGATAATCATATTAGCCATTGCGATCGCCGCTCTAATCGGCTCAACTATCGGAATAATCAGAGACTATCCAAAGCTACATCAACAAATTACTCAGCCCATTATGGAGAACAACAAATAATGCTAGGCGGATTCATTACTTTTAATCAAAGCGGTACGGTCTACGGGGCAGCATTAGCCTCAGGTGTTGACCCCACAAACATGGCTCATATTGAGAAATCAGCTAAAGGGACAATCAAAACCAACAGCAAGCTAAAGCTGGTTAACAGTCCTGACACAATCCTCAAGAATGCCACAATCAATCGTCAGCTAGAAGTCCAGAACGACCTTATGAAGCAAGCCTCAGACGTACAAATAAAAGGAATGCGAGCAGCTGTTGAACGCTTGCGGATTGGCAGACAACACCGTAAAGCGGCAATGGGTATTGAGACAGACTTCCAGAAAGAAATGGCGGGTGTTACAGAAGACTTGCTCGCTTTCAGAATGGCAACAGGCATGATTCAAGCTGAGTCAGTCGGAACCCAAAAAGCTTATAAGTCTAGTCGCTTTGCAGGGTTGTAAGCCATGACTATGAGTAGATTCATGCTTGGTCTGATTGCAACTATACTCGCCAGTGGTCTTCTACTTGCTCAACTTGCTGCCTCTTTCGCAGTTATCAGATTCGGCTGTATTGTTCTACTGTTCGCCATGTTCCTAGGGATTGCAATTGATGCAGCAATCGATAAAGCTAAAGCTTCAGCACAAGGCTATGACGGTGAACTGATTACTGTTATTACACCTCACATAGGGTATGCAATAGTACTGACATTCTTAATCATTGTGGGGGTTGCAATCGGATTATGAGCAGAGGAGGAAGGAACGGTATCGGGATACAGGTAGCCAACAAATTATTTGAGGATGTAGGCATAACTTTTACAGACCTTAAAAAGACTACAGGTGGCTACCTTGCAACCCACGCAAACGGAACAACCACACTACAGAGGGCAACAGTAACCGAACTAACCAAACAAGTCATTAACTCTTGGTTTGTACTCAAATGACACACAGCCCCGTTAAAGGGGCTTTTTAGTAACTATAAGGAGATACACAATGTTATTTCAGACAGAGCGAGCAGCATTAAAACCCACAAGTATTATTGCTAACGCTTATGATGCAATATTCCTAAGCACAGCTGTTGTGACAATTGGCAGCAGCTTAATGTTTAGTGGCACTCTAGACAAAATCAGCAAAGCCCTACTGACTTCTACTGGAGTCGCTAGCCTAAGCTGTTACACCATTAATTGCAAAGCGACTGAGAGAGTCAGAAAAGTTAACAAGGCTTTTGAAGATGCCCAGATGGACTCTATGAAATACACTCTTGCTGAAGAGGAAGAAGTCTATCAACTTAAGGCTCAAATACAAGGCGCAACCCGCAAGGTAGAAGTGATACTGAATGAGTCTGAGCCGTGGGAATGGCAACATTGGGCAAGACAAGGTGAAGTGGTTGAGGTATTCCCTCCAGCGCAAGAACTGACTGGCGAACAGGTAGAACAACCGACTATTCAGCAGCATCGCACTGTAAACACTCAAGAAGTAGTTTTTGAGCAGGAAATGCCAGATTTAGCCAAGCAATTGGCTGATGATATGAAGAATTCGCTAATTGTAGGTGTGCCTGGTAGCGGCAAAGGTCTATTAGTCAGCAACGCTCTACAACACGTTCAGAACCGAGGTGACACCACAGTCTTTTATATTGACCCTAAGAACGATAAACGCGAGACAGGTTACTTTACAGGACGCGTCAATCATCTATTTAGATTGCCTGGTGGAATTATCAAAGCTAAACCTATTGAGGTTTATCACTGGTTATTACAATGCATGGAAGCCTACGAAAACTTTGATTGTGGTAACGGTCGCAAGCTCTTAGTTTTAGATGAGATGACAGCGCTCATGATGAAATTGGCGAACGTACCAGCTAAGGTTACTGGCACTGTAAAGGGTGATGCTTGGCTAACAGAAGAAGTTGTGACGCGAGCAGCAGCAGGCGATAGTGCAGGCGGAACAATGTGGGGCATTGCACAGAACGGTCACAATACTGGAGTGGGAATGGATGGTGGGGCTAAGTCCCAATTAACCCCCATTGCACTCATCAGTATCAAACAGCTTCCTGCTAGTCAAGCTCTGCTTAAAGCTGACTTTGTACCAAGTGACCACAAACTTAGCAGCAATGAAATCAAATACATTTGCGAGCAGTCCCCAATTGGACGCGCCATTTTTCACGGTGGCTTAAACAATTGGTATCCGATGCCAGTGCTACCTAACCCGTCAGGCTATGACAGAGATAATCGTAAAGCAATCGAGCAGCCAGCAAGAGATAGCGAGTCTACAGGCGTTAAGACGACCGTTGTAGAAGAAATTCCCGCAGACCATAATATTCCCGGTATCAACAGCATTCACGATCAGATGGTTGCATGGATGCAATCACTAGAGACAATGCCCAATCCAAAACAGGTCAAGGACAAGTGGGAGTCTCTAACTGGTCAAGAGATGTCTATTAAAGCACTCAAGGGAATGCTTATCGCTTTAGGACTTGAAAAGCCATGAAAAGTCTAAAGCAAAGCTTCAAAGTCGCATTTATCACCCTATTGTTTTCTCTTGCATTTGGAATTCATGTCACTATTATCACAACTGTCATGGAGCTAAACTTACTTGCAACAGAAGAAAGAGGGACAGGCAGATGACCTTTTACCCTAATCTCAACTGGGATGTACGTTACCCGCCTAATTGGTCTGACATCAGGCGAGCGACTCATGAAGCTACAGGCGGCATCTGCTGCTGTTGCAAACAGAATCTAAGCACAGAAGTTCATCACAGTCGCTACCTTTGGAAGGGTGACACACCGGGTAGTAATATTTTCGGGTTGTGCCAATCCTGTCATAAATTAAGTCATTCTGAACAACACTGGATTAAGCACAAAGGTAATCCACTTTGGAAGAGTCGCAACACTGAACAATGGGAGGCAAAGCTTAGAGCAGGATTTAATGACCTAAAGAGAAGACCTCTATGAAACAATTCTTAGCTCGATTATTCCTTGAGTTACTATTAATGGCTGTTTCTATAGATTCCCCTGTAGATGCAGCCATTTTTGTTACTATTGTCCACATTCAATCAATGGAGTACGTCAATGGTTAGCAACAAATGAAAAAGCATAAAAATCTTAAGAAACGTAAACAGAAGACCACAAACACAATTGAGTTTAGACCCAAGAATGAATATGACTGGACTGTCCGTTATGGCAATCTGGATGACTACCGGGTGCTATGCGCCCGCACTCATGCTGCCACTTATGGGAAGTGTTGCGTATGCCTTACAGCAAAAAGTGAGGTAATTCATCACAGCCGATACTTAGGTGACGAAGACAAACCAGGACTAAACGTCTTTGCCTGTTGCTCTAGGTGCCACCGTAAAAGGTGTCACTCTAAGTCTAATTGGGTGTGGGATAACAAGAACCCTGTATGGGGTAACCACAACACCGCTGGTTTTGAGAAACGACTTCAGACTGGCTACAAGATACTGAGTGCGAGTGGAAGCATCAAGATAACTCCCGTCTGATAGGCTTATGCTCGAAATCGACCTCTAAGCCTTACTGGGGATGACTTAGAGCCACCGACACCACCAGGATATTAACTAGAAATGAAAGCTAGAGGTGTCGGTTTTACTTCTTACTGGCAACAATGTTCTGTCTGGAACTACCGCTAGCCGCAAGGTAACTGGCTGGTATTCAGTTTATGCTCAAAACCACCCTCTAACACTTACTGTGTATAGCTTTCAGCGACCGGAACCTCCAATATGTTAGTTAAATCAGAAGCACTAACGTTCCGTTTTAAATAGCCACCCCTAGAATCGGTTTCTAGGGGTGGCTTAAGGAGAAGTGATAGTTAGAGCGTTAATGTTTATTCAGTCACGCTGCTTGCCTCCTGAGTGGCACTGGTTACTTTCTTAATTGTCCATCCCCTGTAGGGTTTGCCCCAACGGATGTACTGTTGAACCGAAGGATAAGGTAAGTCCTGCTCTGCACACCATTCAGGTAAGTCTGTAATTGTGGTCTGCTCACCTTCAGGACTAATAGCCACGTAAGTCCTCAGCCGTGATTGCCTACCTTTCTCTATCATTGCCTCACGGTTAGATTCCCATTCCCGTGCAAGTGGTCTTTTAACAGGCTCGCTAAGGGCTTGCTCTAATGAGATGCCTTTTCGTAGTCGCGAGTAGACAGTTCGTGGCTTTAAGCCGTGCTGTAGGGCTAACTGATAGACGTTAGGTGTTTCCTTAGGCATTGCTTGGCACCTTTTTGATAGTCCAGCCCTTGTAAGGCTTGCCTCTACGGCTGTAAGTGCTAACAGATTTATAGTTCAACCCTTTTTCAGCACACCACTGTGGCAAGTCTGTAATTGTTTCTTCCTTCCCTTGAGGACTGATTGCAATGTAAGTCTTTAGTTTAGAGAGTCTCCCTTTTTCAATCATCGCTTCACGATTTAATCTCCATTGTTGTTGGATAGAACCCTTAAGAGGCTCGCTTAAGGCTTCCTCAAATGTCATTCCTCTGCGTATTCGGGCATAGACAGTATAAGGATTAAAGCCGTGTTGCAATGCCAATTGATAGACGTTTGGTGTGGTTTTAGGCATCTTGATTATCCTTATTTACTTTTCCCTTAAAGCAATGGTGTAAAGGGTCATTTAGTGCCTGTTCTAATGACAGACCTTTACGCAGTCGAGCATAAACAGTGCCTGGTAATAAACCAGATTTCAAAGCCAGCTGATAGACATTTGGTTTATCCTCTTGAAAAGTTTTTACAGCTTCTTCAGCCGACAAACCTGTTCGTTTCATTCGTGCATAGAGGGTTTTTGGTTTAATGCCGTTTTCAATAGCAATCTGGTTAGCTGTTTTTTTGAGGGGGCGTTTAGTTCTTGACATTGGATGCCTCCGTAGTAGCTTTTACCGTCGCTTCGCTCGTTTCTGTGACCTGTAAGCGGTAGTCTGGGAGGCTTCTGATTAATTCCCTCAGCACATCTGTCTTAGAGCGTCTAGTAGCCTTGCAATAAGCCTCTAGCTTGCCTTTCTCTTTGTGCGTTGGTTGAAAAGTTACAAATGGTTGTCCTTGAATTGCCATTTTGGTATTGACTCAGTTGGTACTCACGTTTACTATAGTGACATAACCACTCACAAAAGGTCAATACCAGGTTATGCAAAATAAAAAACTGCCTACAGATTACGTTAGGCTTTTTAAGCCAGAAGATTTAGAAAATATCTCTATCTTTTTAGAGGCTGTTTACCTTATCTCACAAGCAATTGAGTCATTAAATGAATATGACTTAGGCGATTCTAAATTTAGAGATTTATTGGAGCAAAGCAATCTAGTGCTACAAGGGCACGCAATGTCTGAAAATAACACTAAAGCCTTGGTTGCATTAGAATTTTCTGCAATGCTGACATGGGCAAGAGTAAGTGATTACCGCAAAAAAGGAGATCAGAAAACTACGATAAAAAGCAAAGTTTATTTCTTGCTAGACGAAGAAAGCAATTTGCTCAAGATAGGTAGAACTTTAGATGTTACATCAAGGCGCAGAACATTAGAAACCATGTCAGGTAGAAAATTAACGTTAATAGGAAGCATAAAAGGAGGGGCAGAGATGGAATCATATTTTCATCGAATGTACAAGCCTTACCGATGCGAGGGAGAATGGTTCAGACTTCCAAGCGAATTTATAGAAGATATTAAAAAAGGGGTCAGGGTTACTAAACCACGTAAACAATAACCCATTAAAATTTAGCTATTGACATTCATCTAAAGCCAAGCTAACTTGTAATAGTAAGCCGTTCCACAAGGCAAAATGACCGAAATCAAAAGACCCGGTAGGCACATCATCTTAAATGGTGGACCTACAACGAGAAAGTAGAAGGCAATTACATCCAAGGCGAACACAAGCCTACTCAGCCTGAACACAAAGAGCGCAACATTACAGATCAGTCTGAAGTCACAGACAGCAACGGTAAAAACTTTGTAGAGAATCTGGGAGGTGGGGTAGTAAATCGCTGGTTCTAAAACTTAATCCTTAACGCTCGCTAAGAAAGCCGACTACACCAGTCGGCTTTTCTGCTTTAATGGCAGCAATAAAACTAATCCCCTAAACTCTTGACACTATATTGACATTTAGCTAATATAAGAAACATGAAGCCAAGATACAGGAGGCAGAGCAAACTATACCTTTTAGACGAACTCAAGGAAGAAATCTCAGAAGACTATAATCTGACTGAAATTGAGGAAGCATTTCTCTTTTCCCACACAGGAGGTTCCACAGCCAACAAACTTCTTAGAATTCTCGAATGTCGATTAGTAACGTACCAACAACAGACTCACAAGGATAAAAAATGATTGAACTTGGACAATATGAGACAGTAGATGGATTGACCGCAACAGTTTTGGAATGGAATAAACAATTTGAAATAGCGGTTGGTTATGTTCTTGATTATCCAGTAAAAGGTGAAACCTACAATACTGCATGGTCTTCAAATGGGGAGGAAGTAGACGACAAAGACGAATTAGACCTTGACATAGACTAAGAACAAACCGCAAACCTTAAACACTAAACAGGACTTAAGCAAATGCAATCACAAGTAATGCAAGATTTAGCCGCTAAGAAAGCAGAATTAGAAGCTCGCCTGCTCCAACTAAAACAAGAGCAAGAAGCTGCCCAGAAAGAATTTGAACTCATGCAGAGTGGTGGTGAAAAAGCTCAAGAAGCCCTCGCTGTTCTAGAGCAGCTACTGAATGAGACACCAAACGAAATGAAGCCAGCACTATTCAAAAGCCTCTACAAAGCTCTAGAACAAGAGGCAAAGCGAGCAGGTATCAGCTTGCTGGCTGAAGCTACAGTAAGCGTTAATGGCAACGGCAAAGCATCAACAGCTGAGTCTAACGGTAAGCGCACCCGCAAGAGCAAGGATGAGCTGACAGAACCAGCTAATTTTTCAGTGTTTCCGAACAACAACAGGTTAGCGGTTAACGGCTTTATTCAAGGCAACGCTGTTAAGTTCAATCAAGTCTACATTAGTGTAGATGGACTGCGAGCTACACCAGCATCTGAAGCATCGGCTACAGTCTGGAAAGCTTGGTTTTTAGAAAACCAGTATGCCACAAGCATTAAGACGGGGGATATGTTCGACAAAGCTAAAGATTTGATGGCGGGTATCTACCTGCTAGAACTTTCTGACGTTACTCTGAAAGACCTGAGTAAGCTAGTAGACCTGGATTTCTCAAAAGCTCCTGACTCAGAAGAAAATGAGCGCCGCATGAATCAGGATTATGTAGGATTAATTCTGTTGACTGATGAAGAGGAACCAGCTAGCGAGCCTGAAATACAGCCTACTGAAGAACCTACACCAGTTCAGCATGAGGAAATCATGGAGGTTGCACCCGCTAATGACTTCTTGCCAATTGGTACTAAGTTCCAAGCTACAGGTCTACAAGGATTTGAATCTAAGTATGGTGAGGTAGTGGGAGTTAACCCAAGCAACCAAAGACCCTACGAATGTAAGCTTGACGGCTTTGCTCAAAATATAATGCTGAGTGACGACCAATTTACAGCGATTTCAGAAGAGGAATACGAGACAGAGGAGGAAGACTTAAACATTCCCTTCTAATCTGAACTTCTAATAAGCCTATTAATAAGCCCTCTAAAATCTAGAGGGCTTATTTTTGACATTTAGGAAATAAGCAGCTATCTTGTATTTATTGACATTGTAATAAAGGTTTTCCAAATGACGCAATCAACTAGCCAAGAACTTTACCCAGTAGTGGTGGTAACCTCTAAATCGCTTCTTGGAGATTCAGAAAAACAAATATCTTTTAAAGAGGCTTTAATAAGGTTTAAAACCTTGCCTGTTGTAATGGCTTTTCTACAAGACGATGAAATACAAGAAATGACAGTCTGTTCTGCCAACAGCGGCTTTGTTAAGACCTTCAGAAAGTACAGTGCGAGCAATATGTAAAGGACGCTTAAGCAGCAACACTAAATACCGAATAAAAAAGAGGGCTAACAATAGCCCTCTTTTGCTTATCTAGCCCTTTCTTGTAGCCATAGCCAGCGAGCAATCAGTAGAGCATCAGAGCGTCCATCTTTCCTCACAGGTTCACCTTTCTTGTTGTATTCAATGAGCGGTAAAAGCGGCTCAGGATAAAGCTTTAAACATTGGTTAATACTGTCATTGCCTCTACTCTTGCCCTTCACTCCAAAAACTCGTTGCCAATCTTTAGGGTCTACCATTAAAAATGGAACATGGCGAGCAGCCAGTATGCCTCTTAAATCCCCTATGCTTATTCCAAAACTCATGCAGCTAGGCTTTCCCATTTTTTCACCTGGGAATGGTTGTTCAATGACGCCTCTTGCTATTTGGGGCAATGCTTCAATCAATGCAACAGTCTCAATGATGTTAGAGGGCATATCATGTAGCGCAATGCACATCCCCTTTGAATCCAATAGGGCGATCGCCCCTTCTTTACCGGGGTCAATTCCTAGATAGTTCATAAATGCAAAAAGACGGCTTAAGCCGTCTAGGTAAGGTTGATGTTACAGTTGTTTGTTAGTTTTCCAAAAAGCCTTCATAGTATCCCCAAGCATAGTTGCTGTCTGATTTGAGAATAGTTTCTATGGGAAAGCTTCTGATTGGTGTTCCTCGATAGCTTGATTTCTTTCCATCTTCATAGCCTTGCTGAAAGTTTTGGCTAGAATAGTCAGCAGTTAGTCCAAATTTTTGTTTTAATTGCTGTCTGTAAGTCTTTAATGCACTCATTCTTTAAAACTCCTGTGCTAATTGTTTAATCGTTTCTTTTGCTACTTCCCAACCTGATACAACAACTCCTACCTGATGTTTAGTGTCATGCACCCAAAAGCTACAACGGTCAAGCCTTAAAATTGCCAATCCTGGATACTGCTCAAAGTTGTAGGTCTTTGTATTGCCACTAATCAAGACTGGATTCAATGGCGTTAAGCGTATCTGTTGTAATGTAGGCATTTGTTGTACTCCGTTGCTCGCTACATACTATCTTAGGCAGATTTTACGCAATCGTCAATATGTCTATCTAAAAAAAGTCAGCTTTCAGGGTTGACCTCAATGTCTTAAACATTAAGTGTCATGCTTTTATTGGGAAATCCCACTCAAGGTTCTACTTCAACGCAAAAATGTACAGAATCAACTTCTGTATGGAATTTGGGATATATTCTAACAACCTGGTAAAGTTTATTGTTTATGTAGATTTTGGCGCTAGGGTTATTGCCTAGCCAAGTAATTACACTTGGGGCAATTTTTAATCCGCCTAGATACTCAGAGCCATTATCTGTCATGTGTTTAAAAACAATAGAACAATTACTGACAATTTCTTTTTTCTTCCCAAACATGGCTTAAACCTAGTACTCGACTACTCATCTACAATAACATACTTTGACAATTGCGTAAAATATTTAGTAAAATAAAGCATCAATACTAAGGCGAGCCAATGGAACATCCAGTAATACAGCGAATACAGCATGAGTTACAAACCAAAGACTACTTGCAGCAGCTTTACCCTCATCAAAAGAAAGCTTACCTAGAGATAGCCTTGGAGTACATCAAGGGCAAGAAAGCACCAGTGTTTCAAGCTGTGACGGGGTATGGTAAAAGCCAACTAGCTAGGGCAATAGTTCGCAGCACTTATGAACGGATGATAGAGAAAGACCCTAATAATATTCGCAGCAAGATATTGTGGCTAGGTAAAAATGACCACATTCTGACAAACGCTTATGAGCATCTTTTAGGTGTGGGATTACCTGCAAGTGACATAGGAATAATTAAAGCCTATAAGAGCGCATCAAAGTATCCTTTTGAGCCTGCCAAAAAAATCCAAATAGCGAGTATTCAAACTCTACAGTCTTGCTGGGATGATTGGAAAGTCCGAGGTTTGCTTTACATGATGGACTTCCAGTTCATTGTCATTGATGAGTGTCATAACTTCTGCAACCGCTCAAAGCTTTATAGTGGCATTATTGAACACTATCCTCATGTGCGTAAGTTAGGATTAACAGCAACGCCTTATCACAAGGCAGGACTTAACGAGAACTTTGACACCCTAATAATGTCACTCACCCAGCGCGAGTTAGCTCACATGGGTTATCAGCCTTTCTGGGAAACATTTGGTACAGACTCCCCCGTAGACCGCAAGACTCTAACAGTAGGTGCTGATGGTGAGTACACACAAAAGTCTGCAAAGAAAGCTGCTGATGCAATAGCAACCAAACATGGCGACATCGTTAAGAGCTGGCTGCAACACGTTGGCAATCGATATGGTCATGTTCCTACAATACTGTTTGCTGAAAGCATCCAACACAGCAAAGATTATTGTCAGTACATTAATGATGCTGAATTGGTAGTTAATAATAAGCCGCTGCGAGCCGTTCACATCGATGGCACCATGAAGTCATGGGAGATGGACAAAGTTTTTGAAACCATTCTTACTCGTGAAGCCACAATATTATGTAACTGTGCAAAGTTCTTGGAAGGTCTAGACTTAGCAACAGTGGCAGAGTCTAGAGGATTTCCTAAACTAGCCTTTGGTTGTGTTCAAGACATGACGTTTGTCAATAGCATCAATAGACATAAGCAGAAGGTTGGACGCGCCAGAGGCTTCTACTGGGGGGGCAAACTTATTGCTATCTACTTAGACCATGTGGGTGCCAGTGAGGAGCATGGTGACCCTGACACAGTATTTGAGTGGAGTCTAGATGGTACACCCAAGAAAGCACCCGGAGAGAAGCCCGTTAAATTGTGCCCACCAGAGGATAGGGGTTGTGGTAAATACATTCTACGCTTGCTAATGCAATGCCCTCATTGTGGTTATGATGGATTTCCACAACAACTAGAGGAAGAATTAGAGCCTGAAGACTTACATGATAAAGATGCTGAATTGGTCAGATTAGAACGTACTAACTTAGACCACTTTCAATTCATGCTCAAAACTCAAGAGACTAAGGGATGGGCAATCGGTGAGTTCGTCAAGTACGCTCCAACCTATGAGGAAATGTTACAAGCTTGCAAGTTAGCTGACTATGATTGCTCACTGGCTTTGCAAAGATGGGTAGAAGGGCAACGTATCGCCTTACAGTCTTATGATTGGTTGCCAGAATTTCAGACGGTGTTAGACATCCTCAAAAGCCTTACAGACCTCTGCAATCAAAAGCCCTGGAAAAAAGCAAAGGCAATCAAACCATTGCACACCTATCGTGTATGGGTCAGTCTAATGAGGCGAGCAAATGGCTCAGGATGGAAACCTAGCATGGAGGAACTGTTACAAATTCAGAACGCTTGCGGATTCTCAAGCAAATGGGCATGGGCAGAAAGTCAACAACAGATCGCTAGAAGAGGAGCATGAAATGTTCCTACCGGGCGATCGCTTTCAAATTTACTATGATGACTGGCTGCTTAAAGTCCATCCGGAAGGTTTCAGGCACCCTAGAGTAGGCAGCTATCATAAGGTTTGGATTGAGGTCTTCAGACTCTACCTAGACACAGCTGGTGATTATGCTTATGTCTGTAGACACTGTGATTGCAAAGAGGTAGATAGCGAGCGAAGCGACCGTGAGTTTGTAGTCAGACTTGGTGAATTGGCTTTTAAGTGAGAGGACGGTTTAACACTAAAATAATACCCGCTAACTATTCCAGTTAGCGGGTATTATTTTCTAAGCAAAAATTATTACTTAGGTCGTATCATCTGCTTGGCTTTTTTAATGTGTGCAACTTTTACCGCTTGCAATGGGTGGAGGTTGTCATCATCTATCAAATCTGTAACATTAGCCTCAGCACGATCTATTAAAGCCAAGTCGTCAATGCTGCAATAGTCCCTTATCTTATTGCGAGGGCAACCTAAGATTGATTCTAGTTGCATTGCATCACGACCCCATAGCCTTTGATAAATCTGATTCGTGACTATTGAAATCAAACGACCCATTTCAGAATACGGCTCATTAATATCGTTAAGATACCACCATGCCTTTATAGAATCGGTAAGTGATCGCCTTGTCTTTTTACCCGAAGCTCGTATCTTGCACCATTCTTTTAAAAACTCTAGTTTGTCTTTCTCTGCCTCTTCTGTTATTGCAGAGAAGTCCCCGTTAATTACTCCCCATAGAACTTTGTTAGCTTTAAGCTCAAATTCAGGACTAATCCAGACAGCAAGGCTTAAAGCTATCAGGTGATGTCCCCATGTGCTTTGTTGATCGGCTGAAAATGCCTTTCCTCCACCGCGTATTTCAACGATTAAAGCGGATATGGGAAATCCCGTATCCGTTGACAAACAAGAGGTATAGGCTTTTGTGCGCTTAAGTCTTAGAAAGTCAGCTAGCTTCTTTTTGCCAGCTTTGCACATCTCAGTAAGGTTTACATAACCTTTAGGTATCCGATATTGCCCTATAAAAAAATCTTCGCTAGCTTGTGAAACGTTCAGCCCGTCAAATGAATGTGGTAAGATGCTCATTGTGAACCTATGTCGTGATATGGTTTGCCGTGCCGCAGAGCGTCAACTCGTGCGGTCTTAATTATTTTACCATCCATTAACGAATAAAGAAAATATGAATAGCACCAAAGTTACCCAAGAAGAAGTGACCGCTCTACTTAACTCAGCCGACATTGAAGAAGCTGTGTTGTTCGGCGCAACACTAGTAGTTGCGTATCAGTTCCCATCATTAGGTGGATGGACTGTCAGAGGCGAAGGTTCTGTGGTAGACCCTAACAACTTTGATATTGAAACAGGACGCAAGTATGCTAGAGAACAGGTAGAGCATAAACTATGGCAGCATTTGGGATTTGTCAAGCAATTGGAATTAGCTGGACTTATTCAGTGGATTAAGCCATAACTAACTAAGCAGGGATAGCGCCAACTACATTTAATCCCTACCAGGGATTGAAATTGCTCGCTCTTTGTAAGCGTTAATATTCCCGCTAAAGCCCTCTAGATTCTAGAGGGCTTTTAAAATACCTTTATGTTGACATTTGGGTAAAACTGGCTAGGATAGTAAGAGAAGTTAATTAAGGTGATTATGCTCACAACAGGAAACTTTGCAAACTTTTCAGCAGCAGTGAGACTCTACCGGGAGCTAAAGCAAAAGCCAGAAAATCAACTAACAGCTAGTGACCGTATTCACATTAAGAACGTGGAGCAATACGCAGAATGGAACGGAATAAATCTTTGAGTAAAATGACCAAGAAAGATGAGCAACTATTCAGCATGATTAAGCAGGGCTGGATACCTTATCTAGTCGTAGAACTGAATCACAGTAAAGGCATCTATTCTGTAAACTCTGGTTCTACAATTGGCTGTTATCACATTGTCAAAAACAATGAAATACTTGGTCTGACTTGTGAGCATGAGCATGGGTCTTACAATGACCATCACCCCTGCTCACACATTCGTGCGGTGCAAGAGTATCTACTAAGTGCTGATGGTTACGTAAGTTTTGATCAAGAGGTTCATAGTAGATGCCACTCTAAGAGCCTGAGAGCCAGCAAAACCAAGACAAGGTGGGAATGGCTAATTACAGACACTAGAGGTCTGTCAATCGGCTGTATGGGTGTCACAGTAGAAGCCGATAGTCCCATCCAATGGTGGACAACTTATGAGGGCAATCATGCCGCCACTTGGGACAACTGCAATCAGGCTCTAGAGTACTTACTGGCAACAGTAAGCTTCTAGGCTACTGATTACGATAAGCTTTAGACAAATCTGTTTGTCTTGCTACCCGCTCACAAGGCGGGTTTTTTAGTGGCAATATAATAGCCGGGAGTGAGCAAGCATGAGAGGAACATGACTAGGTTCGGCTCTTGTTCAGAACAGACTTCAACGCTTCACTACATATAGCTTTGAGCCACAGACACCAACAGCATGTAGATAATAACTACAGAGGTTTGCTACCGTCTGATACCAGGTCTAGTTTGGTGGCATTTGGTGCGATCGCTCAGGTCTTCATTGCCTGAAGTTTGGCAGAACCATCGCACCAACTGACTGATTATGTGTTCCCCCTGAAAATTGACCTCTAATGCTTGCTGCTTATGGATTACAGCTACCGGAACCAATAGACTCTAGATAATAAGTAAGCAGCTAACGTTCCGTTTACAGATACTGGGTCACTGGCAATACAGACACGATCGCAAAAGCAACAGGTGTGATAACAATGTCCCCCCGCATAAGGCTAGCATCAGTCACCCAATGCAAGCCTTATTTGTTGCCAGAAGCAAAGCAACTGACTTCTATTCTGTTCATTCTCAAAACAGACCTATAAGCCTTGCTCCATATGGTGTTGAGCTACCGGAACCTCCAATATGTTAGTTAAATCAGAAGCACTAACGTTCCGTCTAACACCTCTCTCCCAAAAAATTTAACTCAGCGTATTGACATTCTGCTAAAGATAGAGTTATCTTTGATTCATGGAACAAGCCACAGTCAATCAAGACGCACGGCACCATCCTGTAAACCTTTACAAAACTTCAAGCTTATGTCTTCCTTCATTCCTTCTAGCTACGATGTTTCTTCTTTGCAATCTGGGGGCGATCAGCAGTACTTCAAAATCAAAAACGGTGAGAACAAAATCCGCATTCTATCCAAAGAGCTTGTGTTTGGCTTTGAATACTGGACAAATGAGAACAAACCAAAGCGTCTTAAGACCCGTCCGGCTATTACACCTTCAGACATCCGGTTGAATGATGACGGTAAGGCTTCACCGATTCGTGAGCTATGGTCAATGTTCGTTTGGGATTACTCAGACGGACAAGTTAAAATTTGGAACTTCTATCAGATGTCACTCAAGAAAGACCTGACAGCATTGAGTAATGATGAAGACTGGGGGCATCCCAACCAGTACGACATCAAAATCACTAAGACAGGCAGCAGCCTTACCACTGAGTACAAAATTATTGCTAGTCCCAAAAAAGACCTTACTCAGTCTCAGCTTGACGCCATTGAGGATAAAGTTCTAACGTTCGACCTCAATAGTCAGTTCAGTGATGCTCAGACGCTGCCACAACAGGCTGCCGCCCCTCAGAATGGCTTTCCACCTAAACTGCCATCTTCAAGAGCAGAATTAACACAATGGGCAATGAGTAAGGGTATCGCTGAAGACATGGTTAACAACCTGCTGGAAGACATCAATAAGGTTGCTCAAGAGAAAGCTGAAGCAGGGACACCAATGTCTAGCGAAGACAAGCGTAAAAGCTTCTTTGATTCTGTAAATGCTTATCTCGCAGCTAATGGAGACGATGTAATTCCCTTCTAAGCCTCTCCCCATAGTTTGACTCGCTTACAGCCTCCGAAAGGAGGCTTTTTGTTTTGACATTATGCTGACATTTAGTTAAGCTTGTATTATCTAAACGTCAACAATGATTATGAACGCGCAAGAAATACCACTAATTGGGCAAGGCAACTGGGATGCAATCGACTACGCGAGTATTGAGCAAGGTTTGTACGGCATTACAACACCGGATGGCAAAGTGTTGAATGAGCAGCAGGTGTGTGCAGTATTGTTAATGGAATGCTGGTATTTAAAAAACTGGGATTTTTTTAACACTCCGATAGGCAAGCATCTATTAAAAGATATCGCACAGAAATTAGTGCTAGAAAGGGCAAATGAATGGATTTATGATCCCGTAGAAGTTACTTTAGATGATCCCAATCTTGCCTACTATGTTGAAGATTGGTTTGAGTCTGACTTTACCCTTATAGGTTTTGCCGGAGTGGGCAAAACTGCGAGCCTACAAGCATTCTTGCATCGTGCCAAACAGAGAGCGCACCTATTAATTACTGCCACTACACCAACAAATAAGGCACTTAAAGTCCTGAAGGCTTTTGGAAAGTCTTCTAAGATTACAGGCATCGAATACCAAACCATTTATCAGTCTTTAGGGATGAAATTAGAGACTGATGACGATGGTAAAGAAGTCGCAGTAGGCGATAAAGACGGCAAACAGAACTTACAAGACTTTGACTTAGCCATTCTTGATGAAGCATCAATGCTGAATGCTTCAATGCATACTCGCATTGTCGGCTTGAGTAAGCGCCCTAAGTTCATCTTCATGGGTGACAGTAAACAGCTAAAACCCGTAGGCGATAAAACCATCTCGCCAGTCTTCACTAATGTCTTAGCCTCTTACACGCTCTCAAAGGTTATGCGTTACCCAGAAGGCAGCGCTATTTCCAACCTAGTAACCGCTGTAAGGGATAACGTAGGCTCTACTGAGTGGATAGACCCGCGTGACTATGCAAATGGCTCAGACGTAATAGTGACTGACTCTGAGGACTTCCTTGACCGTCTAATAGAAGACCTACAGAGCGATCGCTATCAAGACAACCCTGATTCTGTGAAAGCAATCTGCTACACCAATAAAGTAGTTGATTGGATTAACGGCTATTGCCATGAAAAACTTTACGGTAAGAAAGCTGATGCATTCGTACCGGGGGAGCGGTTAGTCAGCACCAAGCCTATTACCCGTTGGAAGCCTGGAAGTGGAACAGAAGTTATCCTGAAAAACCGCTTTGAAGTGGATGTTTTAAGCGTTGTAGAGGATGAGGTAGAACGATACAAGGCTTGGAAAGTAACAGCAAGTGTAGTTGATGAAGACCGTAGAGTCAGACTGGTAATTGTTGACCCTAGCGAGCGTAAGAGGTTAGCTGAACAATTAGACGAATTAAGACAATGGGCGTTACAGCTCCCAAAAGGAAGTACAGAACGTAAGAGCGCTTGGCATGATATGTTCCAGCTTCGAGATGCGTTTGATAGTGTTGTACATTCTTATGCAATAACGGTTCACGGCTCGCAAGGAAGTAGTTTTACAAGTGTTTATGTCGCAGCAAAAGATATTTTAAGGTGCAGAGATACGCTGGAACGCTCACAGCTTAATTATGTTGCGTACAGCCGTGCTATGGAACGTCTCATAATTTCGGTATGATACTTTCAGGTGAATACCCCGACTGCCACCTTGACTAGAGGTGGCTTTTTTGTTGACAAACTATTGACGTTTAGCTAATATGGAAACATCGAATTATGTAAAGCGATGACACAGCAGCAAAAAGAATATGGTGGTTACATTTCAGCAATCAGGGTGGGTGATGCATCGATGAAACCTATTTGGGTAACCGCTCACAATGAAAGCGAAGCAATTGCTGAGTTAAAAAAGAAGGCACTGCAAGAGTTTCCTATTCGAGATGGCTGGGCAAATCATGCAACAAGTAGCGAAGAAGGACTGGCAACGAAATGAAAGACCCCATTAGACGAATTTTCTACTTACTTGGCATAGCGGCATTCTCTGCGCTGTTTGATGTTCTTTTTGAGCAGTACCAAACACTTCAGTTGTATTGGATAATCAGAGCGCTTCTCGATCTATTGTTCTGGGTATTGGCTATCTATCCTAATTACAGATGGCGCTTCATGGGACTGTTCAGGCGAATAATTGTGAGTGGGGTGTGTATTAGGTTCTGTACCTACTTCCTGCCTGTAGTAATTTTGCTATCAGAACCGTATCAACACTTTGAAAAGTGGCTAAACTTGGTTATGGTTCTGGCTATTATTTGGGACAACGACGATGGAGGGGGAGGCAAAGGCAAAGGCAAGCGAACTAAGGATACTGAAGAAGAAGTGGACAGCAATCGACTACCAACAGACAATATTTAACCAACAGGATATTTATTGCAAGCATACAGTAGCGGCTACTCTAAGGTTGCCGCTATTTTATTGACAATGTGTTGACGTTTAGCTAAACTGTAAGCATTCACCCTAATGGGATTTTAGACAATGGCTCGCAAGTTTATAATATTTGATTGGGTTCCTGAATGGCTTAAGTCTGAGATTTTAAGGCAGATTCCTGAAGACTGTACTGTTGAACATCTAGAAGATTTAGCAGATTCGCTTAAGTATGAACTGGCAGACCTTCATGTACAACTTAGGGGAGTATCAGCTAAAGCTCGCTTAGAAGAAAGTCTCGATACAGATGAATATCAAGACTGGAAAGAACGTATAAACACTCGATTGAGAGTAAGAAATGTAACCTATGGTACGGTACTTTACAACCTCAGACTATTAAAAAATGATGCGGAGGAAGAAACAGAAAAGAGAATAAAAAGGCTAGAGAATTTAGTAAATTTAGAATATAACAAGCGGATAGAAAAAACAGAAAATTTAGTAAGACATCTTTTAGAGGAGCAAGGGAAACAGCATCAAAGAAATCTTAAACGACTTAAATACATTGAAGAAATATTGAAAGACCTTAAGCCATTTAGATCTTTTGTCTATCGCTCTTTGTATCATCTGCTTTTGAGAGATGGATACAGAACCGATCCAGAATCAGAATGGATTGCTGAGACTTTATCGTTTGTTCCACCCTGTCTAGAAAAGAACGGGAGTTACGGAAATTTGCCAACCCCGCAAACTAGAGCAGTTGAAACTGAAATTCAACAAAACTAGCTAATTCCTCCCACAACAATTAAATAGCTTAACAAACCCTAGTATGCTCAGACACTAGGGTTTAGCTGTTATCAAAGCTACAATATCCTTTTGGAGGCAAGGGCTGGAAACTAGATGGCAGTCCGCGTAACCCAACAACGCTGGTCATTTATTGCACTACTTGGGTTAAGTATTACAAGTGGTGTAATTGCACTAGGAATTATTTCTCAAAACTATTCTACTGCCTCTGTTAGCAGCATGAGAGCAAAGAACGCGATACTAGCCCTAAGCCAGCTAGAAGGTTCTCTAAAGGATGCTGAAACGGGGCAGCGGGGATTCTTGTTAACGGGTGACGATGATTACTTAGATCCCTACATAGAGGGTGCTGGAATAGCGCAAGCCAATGTTGCAAAGCTTGAGACTCTACTCAACTACTCTGATACAGTAAGCTCCAAAAGCCTTGAAGACATCAAACACTTCACAGACCTTAAGCTTAAAGAACTTGAAACAACTATTGCGCTAAGACGATTCAAGAGTCTAGAGGCAGCTTTGCCGCTGGTCAAGAGTGGCGAAGGCAAAGGCTACATGGACATCATTAGAGCGCGAGCCAATCGCATTAGGTACGCTCAAGAGTCCATATTGGGGACTAACCTTGCAATTCTTGACCAGCTAGACGTATTCCGCAACAGCATAATAGTGCTAATCGGCGTAGCTTCTACTGGTATCTTCTGCCTGCTGTTCCAAAGTTTTCGTGAAGAGATAGCCTTACGCAAACTGATAGTAGCTAATCAAGAAGCTGAGATTAAAGCGAATGAAAATACTGTTAAGACCCTAAGAGATGCTGCCAACCTTAAAGAACGTGAGTTGAGCCTGCGTATCCATGATTGGAAAAACCCTGTAACTTCAATCCAAAGCAGTATTGACCTAATACACTACTATTACGAAAAAAAACAACTGTCTTTAGCCAATTTTGAAAAACACTACAATCGCATAGTTGTAAGTGTTGCAACATTGCTAGATGGCTTTAACGATGCACTAACAGTGGCGCGAGCAGAAGCTGGAAAGTTAGACATCACAAAAGAACGTACCGACCTTGTTACAACAATCCGCAATAGTATTGCAGCAGTAGAGGCAAAGGCTGTCAATCACACAATTAGACTGTATCAGAGTGATATTGAGTACCAGGTAGAGTGTGATGCAACGTTAGTGCAGCGAGCAGTGGTAAATCTATTGGAGAATGCCATCAAACACACCCCATCAGGTGAGATTGCGGTATGTCTCTGTAGGGGGTCTACAAAGACCGTTATCCAGGTAGCTGACCAAGGTGAGGGGATTCCACATGAAGACCTGCAACGTCTGTTCAGTGCCTTTGAGAGGGGCAATACAGCAGCAACAGGGACAGGTCTAGGTTTAGCAGTGGTGAAATCGTGTGCAGAAGCTCATGAGGGTACAGTGCGAGTGGAGTCACGAGAGGGACTAAGACTTGCACATCCTGACGGACTGACCTACAGAACTATGTTTACGCTGGTGATTTAACCTACAGTAGAGGCTGTCTGTATTAGTTTAGATGGGTCTGCTGTAGGTTGCTACAATGTATATACACCAAGGCTTAGGGTTTGATTTTGGGAATAAGCCGACAGCAGATGAGTTACTTAAGAGTTGTCCGCTGGTTTGAGAGAGACGGCGACAAATTAATCGGAGAGCAGCCACTAGACGGCGTTGACTTGTCTATTCTTCAGAAGGCTTTTGCTGTTGCCGCCGATGACCCAATGTATGATTGCTATCCGATTGAAACTAAGCAACAAGTTGAATACATTCAGGGCGTCACGCATCTGGTGATTAACATACAATCTTATGATTACTTTTTGGAGTGTGATGCCAGTTAGATAAATTCCAATATCATGTGATAATCAGCTTCGATAGCTGGATGGATAAAGGTGATTTGCGTTTCGTACTGTCAAACTTGGCGCAAATCACTTGACAAATATTTGACAATTAGATAATATAAAAGGTATAGGTAATGTCGTGATGACACCCTTGGCTCAACCTATCAGGCTATGAGCCTAAAGAAAAAATGACAGTAGTAACAAAACAGTTCGTAATTGATGCGCTGAACTCTATTGAAGAGTTCCCGATTGACTTTGATGATGTATGGCAAGAAGCTGGATACACGCGAAGAGATAACGCACGTCGCCGTCTTAAGGACTTAGAAGAGAATGTAGATTTCGCATTACTCACTTCTGAGGAATGGAGTCAGGAAGGGCGTTTGAAGGATTCCATAAAATTCTCTGTGGATGGCTACAAGCATTTTTGCTTGATGGCGAAGAATTCCAAGGGAAGGGAAACACGGAACTACTTCATCACAATAGAAAAGGTACAACGTCAAAAGCTAGAGCAGCAGTTCAACCAACCTTACATCAGGACTGACTTTAACCTCCTTAAGCAAGAGCAAGACAAAAATGATGCACTCTGCTTCGAGATTAAAAAGCTACAAGTTCAAGTAGAAAGTCTAAATACTAAAGTCGGTAAGCTTACAGGATTACTCAACACTGCTAAACGTAAGCTTGAGATTGCAGAGCGAAACCACCGCTCAGGGCAATGGGCAGCAGATATCACTGGAGAGTCTACAGGCTTCACCTACGATGCTGATTATTTGTTTCTTATCACTGGTATTGCTTGCCGTAAGTACTTCATTGCAAAGCTGTTCGAGAACTTCAAGCTGTCGGAAGACTTTATCAAAGAACGCTACTCTAAGTCAAAACATGGTGACTTTGCACTAGGCAAGGATAAATACTTTACTGACGCACAAACAGCACTAGCTACCGTAATCAATCACCGAAGCAAAGCTGGCATCAGTAAACGTGAGTTACCCGCCATGTATCACTTCTTGTTTGACCATATTACAGACGGCAACAATACCAACAGACGACACCTAAGAGCTAGGTAGACTCATCACACCATAGTCGTTAGCCCTCAACTGAGGGCTTTTTTATTGCCCAAAATGCAAGCGCACCCGCAGAACCATCAGTAAACAGTAGCAGGTTCTGTTTAATCTCAAAACGAACCTCGAAGCCTTACTGAATATACACTACAGCTACCGGAACGTGCAGGATATTAACTACTACAGATTAGCTCACGTTCCGTTTTACTCCTCTCATCCTTGTCACTCTCTTGACATCCTGTTAATATGTAGTAATCCTTTACACCTTTACCACTGTGATAACAATGGCAACTACAAGCACGGAACGGATGCGGTTATTAAATGCTCGCCGCAAAGCTGGAATAAAGTTACCTATTTGCAAAAGGTGTTGTGCTAAATGCACATCCGCAGAAGGAATCAAACAGCACCTATGCTCATCATGTAGGCGAGCAACGCCAGAAGGGCGTAAGAAGGCAATAGAGAATGCCTACAAGAGCATTTACCGTAGAGAGGCATTGAAAGCTCTACAGGCTCAGCTAGAGGGCTTTGAGTGGCAGTGGCAAGAAGTAGAAGTTAGGTTGCCGAGCCACTCTCAACAGGTACTCACAGAAACTCTTAGGGGAGCAAGAACTATGGGCATTTATTCCCCTGAGCAGGGCTGGACAGATAGCATTGATGGTAGTGCCGTCAAAGTGAAGCGATGGGCTGAAATACCTAAAAGAGAGGAAAGCTAAAACGGAACGTCTGTGAGTCAGATTAAGTAATAGACTTACTCCTCCCGTCTACTTAAACGTATATACAGCAACAGTTATAAGTCGTTTTTAACCTTAGACTGCTGACCATGTAGTTATCTCCAGATTCTATGAAATACCGACAAATGGCATGGCTAAAAACTCATGACACAGCTGACAACAAAGTCCTACACCTAAAAGCCGATGACGGTAAGTTCCACCCCTATTACGCGTTTTCGCACCTCAGACAGCCTGACAGTACCTTACCCGGTGCGAGCCGTGGTTATCCCACAATGCAGCACCTAATGAGGTCAGGATGGACTCTAGTGCCCTCTGAAGAGGCGAGCAAGTTACAATTGGTCTAGGTTAACTACCTATTGAATGATTTTTACCAGGCAGTAAGATGTCTGGTTTTTCATTGACAACTTGCTGACGATTGGCTAAAATAAAGCAAGTTTACCACAAGCCTGTAATGCAAACAAAACAAAAGACAAAAGTTACAGCAGTGCAAAAAGAGATTGAAACGCTTGAGAGAGGGCAGCTGCTTTGGATTACACGAGACTATTTAACAAATGGAATATATCAAGTAAAGTTTTTTAACACTGGAAGCAATTATTCTTCTGTAGAGGTAGAAAACAAAGACTACAGTCGTTTCTTGGTTTCAAAGCCTGACTGGCATATTACAGCTGAGGCGGCATTATTGCGAATAACTCAAATTACGGCACAGGAGCAAATCAAGCTCATTGAAAAACAGTATCAAGCAAGTCAGCTGCTATTGGGGGGCTAATCTTCAAACCTGTACAAAATTAATGAGCGCAAAATGGAGGTGAAAGTTGACGTTCTTCTGACGATTACCTAAAATAAGGCAAGTGTACCACAAAAGCAATGACTATCAGCGAAGATGAGTTGCGGCAACGCCTTCTACAGGAACTAAAGGGAATTGACCTTAATAAGCTTGATGACGTACCAGAAGCCACAGAACAGCAAGTAGAAGAAGCTCTTGCAAAAACAATGCATTGGTTTTTGAATAGCAATGTCAATGTGGAGAAAGATTCATGACACCACTACAAAGCATCAAGACCGCATTTGAAGAGAGAGGCGTACCACTAAACCTCTACCAGATTGATGAAGTGAACAAAACCATAAGACTACAGGAGTCATTCTTGATTATGTTGCGAAATAATACAACGATGTGGAAGCCATTAGAGGATGCGCTGCTCGCAGATGGCGGCAAAATCCACCAGTATCCAAGTTTATTTTTAATGGATTTAGAGGTATGACACCAATCACTTTAACGACTCAACAAAAACGAGACTATCTATATATGCCTAATCAGCGAGTCAGCTTCTTGTATGGCGAGAAGACTTATGCGGGTAGAGTTTGCGGCATGGGCACAAATTATAACGCTATCCCCTTCCTCGGTACGATGTGGATTGTCAGACTTGAGTCACCAATAGAGGGCTATTGTTACGAATGTGTTGGAGTGCCTTCGCTCCACATGGAACCACTAGAGGGGATGTAACGCTTGCCTCAAACTCAGAAGCGTTATACACTAGACTGCATTCACCACACCCCTTTCGATTGAACACGCAAAAAAAATGGCGTGATTGGCATCACGCCATTTGTAATCCAAGAACATATTTGTTTAAATACATGACTCAATCTAACACGCCCGGTTCCCATCAGTCAAGCCCCAGCCAAGTAATGCTTGACCTAGCCGCTCATAAGGCAGCAGCAGAAGCCAGATTTACCACAATTCAACAGTCTCCACAAGAACAGCCACAGATAGACCCATTACAGGCAGCTAGAGCTACATCGCCTCTATTGCAGTATTTAGAAGCCACCAAAGACCAAGCGTCTACGTTACAGGATGCTGATATTCAGCCAATCCCTCAGCCTATTACAAAGATTGCCTTAAGTGTCCACAACCGTGATGAGTGGAATGCCAATTTAAAGCAGGCAATTGACCAAATCAAGGCTCTGGGTTATGAAGTTGGCGACACAGTACCTATTCGCCTCATTCTTGCTAAGAATGTTTCTGAGAAGGTCAAGATAGAGAAAAAGTTAGGCAGAGCAAAGAGTTATGACCTAGAACTGAAAGCCGATGGACGCCATAAACTCACTTTTTACAAGTGGCATGAGACGGGTGCTAAAAAAGCAGATGGCTCGCCTGTACTGACTTACATAAAAGACCCCACTCGATTTACCTATGATTGGTGGGCTGAGTTAATTAACCAGAATGCTAGGGGTTATGGAGTGTACTTACTGCCAAATAAAGGTGGGCACTTTGATAAAGATACAACCCACTGGCAAAATGCATTCTATGAGGTGGATGACAGGTCACTCAGCCAACAGCAAGCGCTGGTAAATGACTTTACTGCTAAGACAGGGGTGAAACCTTCTGTAGTGGTAAGAACTCGCAAGAGTCTCCACGTCTATTTCAGATTGGCAAAGTCTGAATGGCAGTTGAGCAACTGGGCAGATGAGGTACAGAAACCTACTATTCTGGCTTTTCAATCTGACCCATCAATCATAAATAATGCCAGATTGATGAGGCTTGCAGGCTTCTATCATGTCAAATTTGAACAGCACCTAAATGAGTTCAATTTCCTTAAGTGTGAGTTGCAAGTTTGCAAACCAGAGAGAGAATACACTAGAAAAGAATACCGTCAAGCGCTTGCAAAGTATTCCGGCGGCGAATATTCAGAGGACAAGTTAAGCCTTCTGAAGGAAATTACAACAGCAGCAACTTCTGATTATTTCCAGCTTGACTCAGACTATCAGTTGGCACCTAAGCCCCATCAGATTGTAAGGTGTCCCGATGAATTAGTTTCAGAGCTTAAACGTCGTACAAATGCCTATTTGGCAATGCTGCGAAAGGAACTGAATGCCGAGTATGTTGACCCGATAGAAGCATGGACTAAGCCTCTAGAAGAGTTAGCTATTCACAAGAATTACAATCTCACTTTTGATGACGGTGAAGAGTCAGACGTTTTACGCTGGGCACAATACCTCTATTGCTACAATCCTGAAGGGCGTCCGGGCTGGGTAACGGGTCAAGACCCCACAATACCTGAAGATGAGCGTGACAGTCACTCACCCGACTCATTACACATCAACAAAGAGACGGGTCAGTTTAAGTCTCACCGCAATACTTGCACAAAAGAACTGTATCGTTCCTTAAGGGAGTTAGCGTTCAGGTCTAATCCTGAAGAAAAGACACGTTATGCTGCCAAGATGCAGCGAGCAAAGCGCAAGGAAGAGGGGCAAATTACAGCTGAGGAGTATAAAGCCAAAGGACTTAAGCCAGAGCTAACAGAAGCTGAGAAGCTTGACAATGTTATAAGCCTTGCTCAGGCGCAAGCTGCAAAAGATGCCGTCATTGAAAAAGAATTTGCAGAGTACTATGCTCGCACGGTAATCAACAAGACTAAGGTGAAGACCTATTATGATTGCAATGAGCGTTACCTGAGCGATAAGACTGTCTCACACATTCCTACCATTGAGCAGTGCAAACAGCAAGGTAAGATTCTAGCCTTAAAAGCTCCAAAGGGCACAGGTAAGAGCTATCGAATCAGAGACCTCATAAAAGATGTTCAGAAGGATTGCTGGCTTACTGTAAGTGTGACACTAAGACGAAACTTAGGCTTGGCACAATCTAATGATTGGGGTATCAAGTGGGTTGATGAAGACGGCATGGAGTCATTTTTCCAAGGACAGTCAAACACTATGAGCTGTTGTTGGGATAGTCTTCACAAGTTCCACAAAGCAAATTACCGTGACAAGCAAATCCTACTCATCATTGATGAAGTTGAGAGCGGACTAGACCATCTCTGCACAGCTAAGACTATTCAACGCCGTGGAAACCGAGCTGATATTCACGCTGAACTCAGAAGGATTGTAGACCACATCAGAGCGCACGGTGGCATGATTATTGCTGCTGATGCCGACCTGAGTGAGTCGTCTGTAGATTTCTTCAGAACTATCGGCAAAGAACTGCCTGTCACAGTAATTGACAACCATTACGTTGAACAGAAAAAAACTATCCCTGTTTACCACACGAAAGATGGTGAGGTGAAAAACGCAATAAAAGCAGGCATTGAAATGAATATGCCTTTCCTTGTTGCAACAGATAGCTTACAGACAGCCAAGGTCATGCACAAGTACGCCGACAAAGAATTAAGAGCAATGGGTGCTGACGATTTAGCTGACAAGCTCTGGCTTATTGATAGCGAGACGAGTCACACAGAGGCTAACAAGGCTCGCCTCAAGGATATTAACAAGGCAATCAGAGAAGAACAGCCTATCGCTATTTTCTACACTCCCACAATTAACGTAGGTGTCTCAATAAACGTTGAGCATTTTACTGAAGGCTACGGAGTGTTTAAGGGTGCTATCATTCCAGACCAAGCTCGCCAGATGGTAGCTCGCAACCGTCAGACAATACCTTGGACTATCTTTGCAGATAACCTTGTAGAACCCGATAAGAAGGGCAAGGACACTCTTATTACGCCTAAGCCTATCAAAGACAGGCTAATCAAAAAAGTAGAGGCGCAATCGTTTATCACTGCCAAGGTAGCCAATAAACTACTTGAAGAAGGGAAAGACCCTGAAGACAATATGAATGTTGCAAGGGCAACCTTAGAGCTGATGGAGAAGCTTCAAAACGATAAGCCAAGCTTTGATACGGCTGAATTTCACCTCTTGGCAAACATCGAAGCCAGGAAGAATTTTCAATTGAAGCATTATCATAAGTGTTTTGTGGATGGGATGAAGGCTGAAGGCTGGAATGTAGTAAGCAAGAAGGGCAACAAAACAGCGTTGTGTGACGAAATTAAAGAACTCAAGCAACAAATGATGAAAGAAGAGGCTAAGGCTATTGCTGAGGCTGATGCTAGCCAGATACTTGATTATGAGCAAGCTAGACAGATTCTGTCGAACGTTGACGACAAAGAACAGCGGAACGCGGCACACAAGTTCTGTGTGGCTCACTGGACAAAACTAGAGTTAGACAAAGTGGACGCTGCACTTGTTGAGCTTGTTAAGTTCAATCCTCGGTGGTTATCTGCGGTAAAACTCCAGTTGTACCTGCAAAACCCAGAAATCATTGAGACTATCGATGCTTACCGTACTAATAAAATGGCAAAGCAATATGAAAAACATGGCTTTGTTACCCTTCAAGACGTACCTGGCAAGGTGGAAGAGGTCAGACAGATTCTAAACTTCGGTTTACTTAAGGTGATTGACCTGAATGATGATGAGCAGAAATTTGAGAAGAAAGATTTTGAGCCACTGCTCAAGCGACTAAAGCAATGTACTACAAGTTATCTGATTGGATGGGGAGAGAGTTGTGGAATTTCCATTCAGAGTCGAGCATTCTTGCATGACCCAATTAAACTGCTAATTAAGCCGATGTTGGCAAAAATGGGTTACAGCATCACAAAAGCCACTAAGAATCAAAAACAGTCCTACAAGATTCCAGCAGAGGAAATCAACTGTATCCACAGAGCCAATGTACTAGAGGCTATTCTAAAGGATTGGCGCGAAAGCCAAACGCAGCATGGCTTTCAGGTACCGACAGGAGAAGGTATAAAACTAGAAAAGACAGAGGCAGCTGTAGGCAAAGAGCAAGTATTAGACACACAGGTTACAGCCTGTTAGAGGTTTGTTGACACACCTAAGTTAACAGGGTTATGATGGGTGCATCGATTTACTTAAACGTCAATGTTGCATTTTGAAAGCTTAATGCCTTCTTTTGAGAATGTACATCCTAAGTCCTTTGTAAAATGGGCGGGTGGCAAAACTCAGCTTTTACCAGAGTTGTTAAAGCACATACCAGAGTACAGCACTTATTTTGAGCCGTTTTGCGGCAGTGGTGCATTGTTGTTTGCTTTAAAGCCAACTCTATCTTTTATCTCAGATATCAATGACGAGTTGATGAATTGCTATGAAGTCATTGCAGAGCAGCCTCTTCAGTTGCTGATAGAAATTGAAAAAATGCCAATTGGTGAGGATTTTTTCTATAAGCTGAGAGCAGCAGACAGAAGTCCAGATTTTAAAAGCACTAGAAGGGCTTGGAGGGCAGCAAGGTTTATTTACCTAAATAAGACTTGTTATAACGGATTGTACAGAGTTAACAAACAAGGTCAAAATAACGTACCTTGGGGTAAATATGCAAATCCAACTCTGATAGACAAAAATGTTTTGAGAGACACAGCGTTTTATTTGAAACACGCTGGTATTTATATCTCTTCCTTGCATTGGTCTGAAATGTTCAAAGTTCCTAGTAAGGGTGATTTTGTTTATTTAGACCCTCCTTATGACGTGGTCAGTGATACAGCAAATTTTACCAGCTACTCCAAAGAAAAATTTGGCAAACAAGAATACGTTGAGTTAAAAACTGGTGTAGATGACTTGACATCTAGAGGAATAAAAGTTCTTCAAAGTAATGCCGATACGCCTTTTATCCGCAACCTGTACAAGGATTATGAGATTGTAGAGGTACAAGCGAAACGAAACATCAACAGCAAAGGCAATAAACGAGGCAACGTTACAGAACTACTAATTAAGAATTATTAATCATGGACAAATACTTTAGAGTTGAACTCTTGCGAGCAACCCCCAATCCCCAGCAATTGTGCTGGCTTGCAATGCATCAAGATTACTCTCCTCATGCTGTGGTTGATAGGCTGGATAAGTGTCCCAATGAACAACAGTCTGGTGAATACATTGTTAAGCATTGCATGAAGCCGTCCCACTTTGGAATTCTCGAACATCCTCAAATAACGATAAATGGAGTAGGTTTTCCACACCATACTGTTATGCAGATCAGAACACATCGCATTGGCGTATCCTTTGATGTTCAAAGTTTTAGGTACTGTGGGGATAATATTTTAGATGTTGCGAAAGGTAGAAAGACCATAGATGAGGTTTTTTGGTTACGTAAACCAGGAAGGTATACCGATCGTCACGGCGCAAAATATGAAATGACTGAGCAGCTATATCAACATAAGCTTAGAAGTGTTCAGCTTATGTGTGATGAATATAGTGCTGATATAGCTGATGGTTTTTCAGAGGAACACGCAAGAGAGCTGGTGGGCATGGGTATTAGGCAGAATTTTGTAGCTAGTTTCAATGCTCGCTCTTTGCTCCACGTCTTAGACAATCGGCATAAAAAAGACGCTCAACTAGAGGTGCAAATTTTCTCAGAACTTTTATTTGAGCGCTTTGCTGAATGGATGCCACAAGTGGCTGAGTGGTATGCCGCTAATCGTCTAGGCAAAAACAAATTAGCACCATAAGCATTATGTTAAAGAATGACAGATGGATACAGCTTGCGGCACAGGCTGGACTTATAACACCGTTTGAACCGAGTCAGGTCAGACAAGTAGAAGACCGCAAAGTAATTAGCTACGGCTGCTCATCGAGTGGCTATGACATTAGATTGTCACCTAAGGACTTTCGCATCTTTCGCCATGTACCCGGAAGCATAGTAGACCCTAAATGTTTCGATGAGAGACACCTAGAACAGGCTGTGCTGCATTCTGACCAATCGGGTGAGTATTTTGTCATACCTGGAAACACCTACGGGCTAGGAGTAGCCTTAGAGCGTCTCAAAATCCCTCGCAACATCACCGTGTTATGTATAGGCAAAAGTACTTATTGCAGAGTTGGACTGATTGCCAACCTGTCACCAGCTGAACCGGGGTGGGAGGGACACCTTACGCTTGAGTTCTCGAATAGCAGTAGTGCAGACATTAAGTTGTATGCTAATGAAGGCGTAGTGCAATTGTTGTTTTTTGAATGTGAACCATGCAGAGTTTCCTATGGGGATAGGAATGGCAAGTATCAGGCGCAAATTGAGGCTGTTACATTAGCTAAAGTCTAGATACATCATCAATACGGTTTAGCATAGGGAGATGGTTCGCTGTCTCCTTTTTTTCCTGTATGTCTATTGACGTTGCGTCAGTTTCAATCTCTACTCAGCTTAATCTTACGGGCTTTAATTCGGGTCTTGTAGCCTTAGAGCGTACTAAAATCAAATCTCTAGAGGTTGACGTAAAGCTCAACACTGAGAGCTTAGAGCGTGATAGAAAGCAGCTAGAGGCAACGCTAGCGAAGCCACTCCTACTTACTCTAGAAGTAGACGATACAGCCTTAATGACACTCAGGAGACGATTGCAGCGCCAATCTCCCTACAAAGTCAAGGTCACAACTGAAGTAGACACCAGAGGCATCAAAGACGCACGGCAACAGATTAGTGATTCTATTGGCAGTATCCCAGAAATTAAAATTTGTGTTGATGACTCGCGGCTTTATGACTTAAACAAACACGTTGAGCTTAAACGAACGCACGTCAAAGATGTAAATGTGTGGTTTAAGCGCAATCCTATAAAAATATGGGTTGATGATACAGAAATAAAAAATAAATTAAATAAAACTAATAATTCAACTACATCTAGCTTCAAATCTACTACTAGTCCTGTCGAAAGACAAAAAAACATCAATGTAAGTGTAGACACCAAAGGTATTGAGACTGTATTAGGCAAACTCAAAGAACCTAAACAGGGTTTGGGTGGCAGACTTCTTGACTCTGTAACTGCTCCTATAAAAGGAGTTGGCAAGGTTTTGGACAAAGTTGTTACGGGTGCCTTAGAGGGCGTTGGAAGACCATTAGGGGATGAAGTAGGACAAGGCATAAAAGAGGGGATTCAACGTGAAACAGGCGACATTATAGGTAGTTTCAAGCTTATTTCTAAAGAGATAGGAGCGGAAGTTAGCAAGGGTATTATAGAAAGTTTAGGTGATGACGCTGATAAAATTAAAGCTACTTTTCAAGCTGCATTAGGCAAGCAAGCAATAGCCGTTGAGGCAGCATCTCAACGACAACAGTTAGGTAGGCAAAGACAAGTTACACAGCGTCAAGCTGCAAAACAAATACAAACAGAGTTTGATTTTGTAAAAGCAAATATGCCAGCCGTAAAAGAGCGTGGCACTGCATTGCAACAGCAGAGAGAAGCTTTAACTAAACAGCAGATTGAACTACAAGCAAAAATAACTGAAACTGCTGATGCTTTAGGTGTTAAAAATCTTCAAGCTAGGCTAGATGAGCTTAAGCAAAGTCGTAGCCAAATCATAGAGCAGATGTCATCGGCTGAAGATTCTGCATCTATTGAGGTTTATCAAGCACAGCTGGCAAAGCTTAAAGATTCCTATATCAATGTTGAGTCTTCCATTGAATCTATTAATCGTAGAGCAGCTAAACGCTATCAATCAACTGCTGACAAGCTGGCTCAAAAGAATGAACAGCTTTCAAGTCAAGAAAGAGCATTTGGGAAACTAATATCTCCTATTGAAAATATAGATTTTGTAGATTTAACTAAAACTGTACGCAAAAAATCTAAAGTCAAGGTAGCTAATAATACCCCCGAGGTCTATAGACAGATAGCACAAGAAGTAGGTAATGCCTCGGGTGTCGCAATAGATGCAGCAACGTTGCCTAAGTTGTCAGCAAATGCCAATTTACCTAAGAGTTCTTTTGCTCAATACGTACCGGGAGAAAACGAGGTACAAGTTCCCCCAGAAGTTTATGAGGCAATTAAAAAAGGTGAACTAAATTCTAAACAGTTTGAAACATTAGTCCATGAATTACGTCATGCTGTTCAATTTGGCTTTGGAAAGAAAGACGTAAACGCAATTAGAACAGGTACAGCTAAAGCTGAGGTTCAGTTAATAAAACCAGTAGCTGACGAACTTAAGCAATTTAGACGCAATATCGAAGGTTCAGTAAAAGAACAGGAACCGGAGTTTCAAAATGTAGCTAGAGGTTTGGAGGCTGATGCTTATGCATTTGCCGCTAGAAATACAGCAGATATACATAAGCGAGTAAGTCAATCTGCAAGAGTGGCTAAGTTTGAGAGTTCAGTAGGAATAGGAGGAGCTAAAGCAGAGACATTATTTAAACAGTCTCAATTACAAGCGCTCAAAAAACTGCAAGGCATCAAGGCAATGATGCCTGATATGGGACTAGACGAGTCATCTACAAAGCAATTAGAACAAAACTTTACACAAACGCTAAAGACTATATATGAATTAGATAATCACCTAGAAGACGTACTCGACAAAGCTGCAAATGTTGAATTTTTGCCTATTAATGAAATAGACGCATTAGAACAGAATTTATTAGAGCAAGTATCTAAGCTTAATCAGGTTGCAAATCAACAGGCTCAAGGCTTTTTTGAACAGTTGAAGACAGCCAAAGCTAATCAAGAACTACCTAAACAATCAACGCTCGCCTCTAAAACTACAGGCTTGTCGTTTGCTGACACATTAAAGCAGGATTATACAGCTAAAGGGTTGCGTGATGTTGCTAGTAAACTGAACATTGGCGGTTTAGGTAGTGCCAATAAAGAAACACTTGTTAAGGCGATTGCTGTAGCTAGGGAACACAATCAAAAACAAGTAGAGCAGGTCTTAGATTTACTGGGTGATAGCATCCGCAAGAAATCATCAACTACAGGCAATGCAAAAACTTTACCTAAGCTAGAGGGCTTCGCAGACATTAAAAGTGTTTTGCAACAGACCGATCAAGAAATTAAGCAAGCTATGCAGATGCTTGCAACAGCTCAGGAAGAGGAGCGTAAAGATTTACTGCAAGCCATTGTAGAAGAAGCAGAAAAGCAGATTGCATGGATTGATGAACTTAGCAGTAAATTTGATTTAGCAGGCTCAGAAAAACAATCGTTGACTGCTTACAGAAATCTGTTTGTCAAAGGCAAAGCCGCTCCCAATGCTGAACTAATGGACATTAGAACAGCTCAGATAAACAAGAACGCTAATAGTGGAAGAGTTAGCGGGGGAACTGCACAAAGCGTTAATACAACGAGAGGGAATAGTTTTGACGGCTATCATTCAGTAGCTGACATTCAAGAGGATATCGACCAACTCTTTAGGAGCGTCAAGGGGAATGCAGATGAGACTGAACAAGCTGCTTATCATTCTGTAGAAGACGTACAACAGGCTGTTGACGATTTTCTAAAAGAAATCTTGTTGAAGCTTAGACCAGATGCAACAGTACCATTAAATCAAAAAGAAATTGAAGCTAGCGTTAATACTCGTAGCAATACAGCATTACCGTTGCCTGATGATGACGTAGGAGCGCAAGCCGTTGTTAATTTACGTAACACACTTGATGAATTCGATCAGATAGAAGCAGAAATTAATCAACGTCTCGAAGAATCTACCGACGAAATCAATAATACTCTTGCTGGCATTGGTGAAGACAACGAAACCATTGTCGGTAGAATCAAACGTATTTACAGAGCGTTTCAAGATGAAGGTGCTATAGGTGGCTTACAATCATTAAAAGCTAATGTGGGTTCATTTATTAAGGCTCTTCTTGGCTTTAAGACCTTAAGTTTTTTGCTTGATACGTTTAAACAATTTGCTCCAGCTCTAGTAGAAGCTTCTTCTCAGATGGAGAGTCTTGAGAGACGGTTTGGTTTTGTATCAGGGAGTGCAGCTGAAGGTGCCAAAAATCTGGCTTTTGTAAGAGAGGAAGTCAAAAGGTTGGGCACTGACATAAAGTCATCAATGGAGGGTTTTTCAAGTTTAGCGGGTGCAACTAGGGATACAGCACTTGAGGGTGAAGCGACTAAACAGATTTTTTCAGGTGTAAGTCAAGCCTCTACAGTCTACGACTTAACAGCTGAACAACAGCAGCGAGTATTTACTGCAACGCAGCAGATTGCATCTAAGGGCAAAGTCTCATCTGAAGAATTACGTCAACAATTAGGGGAGTCTTTACCCGGTGCGTTTCAAATTGCTGCTAGGGCAATGAACGTTACTACTCAACAATTAAATAAGATGCTTGAACAAGGGCAGGTATTATCTGAGGATTTCTTGCCTAAGTTTGCTCAACAATTAAGCGCCGAAACTGCAACAGGGGTCGCAGGAGCTGCAAATAGTTCTGTTAGTGCGTTGATTGGTTTTAATAATGCTGTATTTGAGACTCAAGCAGCGTTAGGCAAGCAATTGATGCCTGCTCGTAATTTTGGTTTAAATGTGTTATCAGAGGCTTTAAAATTTGCTAAAGATAATGCGGATATTCTAATGAGTGGCATTCAGTTCTTGTCTATTATGATGGGGGTAAATGCCATTAAAGCTATATGGAGTTTTGCGGGAGGATTAAAAATACTCGGCGGACAAGCGCTGTTGAGTTCTGCGGGTTTAAAGCTGCTGGGAGTTGCAGCCAAGAACGCATTAATGTCAGCTGCTCCCATGTTGGTCTTGTTTGCTGGATTTAAGGTTGTCTCAGAAATATTTGAAAAGATATCATTTAGTTTTACAGATGCTGGTGGTAAAATAAGAGACTTTGCAGAAACGTCTAAAAAAAGTCTTACAGATTTTCGCAAGTCCTTAAAAGAGGCTAAAGGCGAGCAAGAAGGATTTACGGGAGGACTGACAAAAAAACAACTAATTAAAAATCAGCGTGACAAGGACAGAGAAGGCAGCTTCTTGTGGAATGTTACAGGCTTTAATTTTATTCGGAACAATATAACAAAGCCTTTAATAAATCCCAGAGAAACCTTAAAAAAACAAGAAACAGACTCTATAAGTATTGGCGATCGTTTCCGGGCAATAGGTCAACGCTTCGGTGATTTAAACAAGCCAAAAGCGATTAAAGAATTAGACGATAAAGTTGCAGCTGTTCAAGATGCAATCAAGATATCTGATCAAAGAATAGGTGAGTCAAAAGGCACACAGTTTCAGGGAATTATAAAGGAGGTTCAAGGAATAGACAAACAGCTTAAGTCTGTTCAGATGCGTAGACGAGCATCAATTGCACTTAATCCTCAAGATGTTGATACGGTAAAACGCCTCAAGCAAGAAGAGGGAAATCTCCTTAAGAATAGAGAGCGTTTATATAAACCGATAGGAGCGATGCAATCGCAGTATCAAGCTGATATAGATGGATTTAAATCAGCCTTGGAAGAGTTTGACCAACTTAAAAAAGATGGCAATATTGATGACGCAACATATAACAAAGAAACTAGTAATCTTAAAACACAGCTAGAAAAAGCAGAGAAAGCACAAAAAGCCTTTAATGCTTCTGTGGGTAAAAATATAGATAGCGTAGCTTTACTGGCTAAACAATTTCAAGAGGTGAATGATCGGCTTGCAGATGCAGCCAAGTCTGCCGAAATGGGGGCAAATATACAAAAAGCAGCAGTTTATAGTAATGTAAATATAACTGATGAGCAACGTAATTTTAAAATTAATGAAATAGACATAAGCTTGTTGCAAAAGCAATATAACGATTCGATTTTAGCTTTCAGAGAACAACAAGCGTTATTGATGACTCAAGAGAATATACAGACCTTGAGTGCCTACGGAGTAACTAAACAGACAGGTGCAGCACAACTTAAGACTTTAGCTGAAAGAGCTGAGGAGGGTAGTCCAGAAGCAAAATTATTTGAACAATATGGTTCATTGAAAGAACAGCATTTAAAAGTGTCTGAATTACAGGCACTAGTAGCACAACGTAGAGCTGAGACTCAAAAGCAATTAGTAGACTTAAATAAACAAGTAATAGATTATTATCGAGGCATTGCCAGACAGGCTGCTGAAAGCGACATCCAATTAGCAAAGCAGGCATCAGACCTAGAGAACCAACAGTTTGCCAATAACATTGCTATGGCTATGTCTGGAGCTGGCGATAACATTATCACACAGTTTGTAAGCGGTATTGTAGATGCTGTCAATCAGATAGCTCAAGCTGCTGATGGTTCTTTTGATGCTCAGAGCCAAATATTACAAGCTCAGAATGCTTTTGAAGATACCTTCAGGAGTGGTGAAGAATTACGTAAGCAGCTACCAGCATTAGAACTTAAGGGTTCTGACTTACCTACAATCCCCGTAAAAATAGACGTTGATTCTGTTGGAGCTAATGGGGATATTAAAGAACTCAATACTGAGATTGGTAAGTCTGTAGATGAGACTAAAGCATTAGAGTCTGCTACGTTTGGATTTAATGCAGTGGTTGCAGAATCAGGAGGCTTGATAGATGCAAACACTGCGAGTGTTGGGCAGCTTGAGTCAGGCGTTACAGGAGTTACAAGCGCCATTGAAACAGGTACAGCGGCAACAGATAGTCTTAATCAATTAGTAACCTCTACAACCGATTCAGCAGCATCTCTGCAAACTCAGATAGACACAAATACTGTGTCGATTGATGCGAGTAACACCGCAATGCAAGGCGTCGGCACAAGCATAGATGCAAATACTCAGAAGACAGTAGTAACGACTGAGCAGACTGGTAATTGGTGGACGCGGCTATCGGATGTCTACAAGGCTACCGGGTCAATATCAGCAGTTTTTGAGGTGATTGGCACTTCAATTATGGGAGCAATTTCTAAGACTGTTGATTGGTTTAAAACGTTTGCAAATAACTATGGCATCCTTGACGGCATAGGCAAGATGATAAGCGGTTGGGGTCAAAGCATTGCTAATAGTGGAATAGGTCAAGCCGTAGGGGGATTGGCACAGCAAGGCGGCAATTTATTCAATCAAGCTGTTGGCACTGTTAAAGGTGCCCTCGGTATGGGTAAGGGTGTTGGCAATGTGGGGAAGTACAAAATACTTGAAAGCGTAGGAAGTTCAATACAAGAGGTAAATAGTTACAGAGACTTGGAAAAGCATCACCCCTCAGCTGGTAGAGAAGCAGGACGCAATTATGGCACAGTTGACGGTGAGTTTGAGGAAATTAGAAACACTGGTGATGGTCGCACACTTGTAAAGAAAGATTTTATCCTTGTTGACCAAAAGGGAAGTCAGTCTGCGATTATTCCTTCTATGGCAGCTGGTTTTGTTCGGGTGCTAAACGATGCTTGGAACACTGTCCAAATTTTTGCTGATAAGGAAATGACTAAATTAGTAGGTCAATCTTTACATCAGCGTAGTGTTGCAGTAAAGACAGGTGACTATGTTCGTTATGGGCAGTCTTTGGGAATTCAGGGTGATACAGGCTCACCGGGTGCTATTCATGCTCACATTGAGACAGAAGTAGAACAGTTTAAAAAATACATTCAAGATCTTAAAGATGGTGTATTTGAGGGAACTACAGGAAAAGAGCAAGCCCATACTTTAGGTGATGGACACAACCACTTTGGTGAAGAGGATATAAAAAAAGCTAATCAGAAGGGTGCTGGTGCGATTGGCGGTTCAATGAATAAGATGTTGGAAAGTATGAATGCTCCTCAAGCACCAACAACTACAAAGGGTGGTGTATTTAATCCTTTTGCAGGTGGCTCTAATTCATTTGCTGCGCGAGTAGTTGGACACTCAGAAGGAAATAGAACACCTACAGGAGGCTATACAGACAATTACAAGGGTCATTCAGATCCTGCTAATAGGCAGCTCAATGTTGGTTCATTCTCCATGCAAACCGCTACGCATGGCATGAAGACACCTGAGCAAGCTGATATTTATTGGCAAGGTAAATTGCAAGGTGTATGGAATACTTTTGTAAGTGCAGCTCAACGAGCAGGATTAGACCCAAATAATCCAACGCTTGCAGCTAACTTTTTAGACCTTTATACTCAATCGCCTGCTGCTGCCACTGAAGGGGTTACATCATTTCTTAACCAACTTCCTAAGGTTAAAGCAGCAGGGGCAACGCAACAGTCTATTTTAAAAGCACGTCTCGCCTCATTCCATAATGCAAGCGGAAGATTAGAAGCATGGACTGACTTATCGGGACTAACTGATGATCAGAATCGTAGAATGGCTGCATTAAATGCAGCTATACCTCATGCACCTAAAACAGGAGTAAGTCCTAGCGTAAATATTCCATCTAGAGCAGTAGCATCTCAACCTCAACAGGCTGCTTACACACCAGTTGCAAAACCCGAAGTATGGACTCCTCAAAGTTTGTCGGCAACTGGCAATGCTCAAATTACTCAGGCTCAAACCTCAGCTAAACAGCAGCAGGATGCACAGCAGGCAGCAGCAGCCCAGCAAAGTTATGCTAAAGCTGAAAGCGATACTATCAGCGGTATTCAGAAATCGCAACAAGTTTTAATTCAGGTACAAAAACAACTTAGGCAAGCTGGTTACGAGTCAAGAGATGTTGGTGAAGATGTAGCCAAGATGAACTTGGATAACTTGGGTCCCCTGACTCTGCCTCAACAACGAGAACAGGCAATAAATGAGCAGCGCAGGCAATACCGTGACCAAGGGGAGAAAATCAATGAACTTATTATTGACAGACAGAATCGTAAACAAGCTGCTCAAGCAATATTAGATTTGCCTGAAGGTATAATCACACCAGCGATTAGAGAGAAGTTTGACAAAATTCTGGCAATGCCAATTAGTGAAGACCTTAAAAAGCGTCTTCAAACTGAATTGTCTACAGGTTCACTTGGAGAAGGTCTAAAAACAACTCTTCAGCAATCTGTTGGTCAAGCTGATAAAGAACTTGCTATTTTACGAAAAGCTCAAGGCGACTTAAGGAAAGGTGAGCAAGAGTCTCTTAAAGCAACTCAAGAAAAATACGCCTTTGAGGAAAAAGCCAGAGCTAATGCAGCTAAGTTTGAGCAAGAGTCTTTAAATATCAGTACCCTACAGGCTCGCTTAGAGCAAATGAAAGCGCAAGCCGATAGAGAGGGCACTGGCAGTCAAATTCTTAAACAAATACCAGCTTATGAAACTCTCATAGCACTCCGTCAAGAACAGCTTAACTATGACAAGCAAATCCAGGAAATAGAAGAGAAAGTCAGAGCGAAGACTGGCATCAACGAGAATGATGCTAAAGCTCAGATAGTAAGTCTAAAGCAGAAGAAAGCCATCACTGAGCAGACCATTAAGGAAAACCAAGCTTACCAAGAACTGACTAACGCCCGTGCCTTAGATGCTCGTAATCGGGAGATTGCATTCCAGGCTGCTAAAGATGAGTTGGCAATCCAAAAGCAGAAGCTAGAAACCATCAAAGCTCTGCCTTCAACTGATGCTCGACGTAATGATATTCCGTTACTTGAGTATCAGATAGACCTTCAAGAACTTCAACTGAAGTTGCAAGAAGACATCGCAGCAGTTAACGAGTCAGTCTTCAAAGACCCAAGTACTAAAGATGCTGGTGAGGCTCGCATTGTTAAACTCAAGGAAGAGTTCAAACTTAATCAGGCTAACCTTGGCATCCGACTTAAGCAGCAGTCAGTAGAACAAGAGTTAGCCCAACAGCGAGCAGTGTTAGGCATCCGAGAGCAAGAGCTAGGTTATGCAGAGCAATTATTAGAAGCTCAAAGCCGAAGTATAGAACTAGGGCGTACCACTGGCGATAAGTTAGGTGATCGCTACGCTCTACAAGCGGAACAGCAGAAGCTGAGTTTTGAGAAACAGATTCTAGATGTAAAAGAAATGGGCTTGCAGTCTGGCAAGTCTGCTGAGGAAATCGCAGCTATTGAGGCTCAACTACGTAAAGTCAATGACATCACTCTGGATAATATCAGAGGCGAGATGGACAAAGCTTTCAAAGACCGTGCAATAGCTGTACAGCAACGCATCAGCGAAAGTACCAATTCATCCCTCAGTGCTAAACAGTCTCTGATGTCCACCTACGGCTTTAGTCAAGAGGCGAGCAGGATAGGCAAAGAGTTAGCCGTTAATCAGCAGGTTCAAGACTTTACAGCTCAATCTAGAGAGCTTGACGAGTTTATTAAGACTAACGCTGTTGCCGCCGATAAAGCAGCTCTACTCCGAGACAACCTAAAGAGCGTCAACGACATCAAGTTTAAGGAAATAGAGGCGCAATTTAATCCACTTAAGGGTGTTATAGATTCTTCAATCGGTGCGCTTAGGGGAGCATTTAAGAGTCTGATTAAGGATGGCAAGATAGACTTTGACTCATTCTTTGACGGTATTCTGGATTCTATTGCTGACTTCCTAAGCAATATGCTGGTAGAGCAATTGATGGGCTTCTTGAGTCCAGACAAGGATAAGACAAAAGGTGGTGCTGTATTCCCTAACGCCACAGAGAATCCTGATGCTGATAAACCTAGTGATTTCACCTCACTGTTAGGAATTGGCGACAATCTATTAGGTGACCTAGGTACAACTCCAGTTCAGCCACTATTTGTAAGCGTTGTAAATACTGCTGAATTTGGGATAGCCAAAGGGGGGGCAAATAATATAGTTCCCTTTAATCGCAGCAATGTTAATTCAAGCTTCAGTTTAGGTGGCTTTGGAGGTAGCTTGTTTGGCAATGAACCTGATTATATAAGTGCCACTACTGATATGTTTGGCAATCTAGGGGGGCTGTTTAGTCCGGGATTGCCTCCTGTAAGTTCAATAAATCCATTCCCCGTTGGCATTCAACAGGCAAAGCCAAATATATTTCAAGGCATCTTTGGCGGATTAGGAGGAGGTACAGGAGGGCTTGGAGGGATTCTGGGAGGCATTGCCTCGTCAATAGGTGGAGGTGGGGGATTTGGGGGAATATTGGGTGCTGTGCTGCCTCTAGTTGGGAGCTTATTCGGGGGAATATTTGCTAAGGGCGGCGTAATTGGCACTGGAAGAGGAGAAAAAGACGATCAGCTAATACTTGCCCAGCGCGGCGAAGGCATCCTTACTCATGAAGGCATGAAGGCTATAGGTGGAGCTGCTGTACTAAATAGTTTGAATCATGCAAAGAAATTCAGGATACCTGTGTTTGCAAATGGAGGGCAGATAGAGGGCGAATATGGTGGCAGAGGGAGTGCTGACAGAGTTTCTGAGGGAAGGGAAGAGAGGCGAAATGAACCTATCAAGTTAGAAACTACAATTATAAATGGAGTAGAGTACGCTACTATTGATCAAGTCAAGTTAGCTACTCAACAAGCTAGAGCCGATAGCACCAGAGATAGTGTCAAATATGTTTCTAATAAAATGGAAAATTCTGTATCCTGGAGAAATAGACATGGGCTGAGGTAATAATTAATCATGAATCAAGTTTTGTATATTGAACCACGGACTTGTCAAGGATTTTATTGTGAATACGAGGAATACAGATTAGATTGCATTCAAAGTGATTCTACACAAGTGACAAATTTAGATTTATTAAAACTCTATGAATCTAAAAAAAATATTCAATGCATTTATGATTTCAAAAAGTATGCCGGAGTGAAATTGAAACTGCAAGTAAGAGTGAAAAGTTTTTGTGTTGACACTATCGGCTTTACTACTTTTACTTTAGAGGGAAGATTAGAGGAGATATTGGAGGCAGACGGGACAAAAGAAGTTTAATATATTGCACTCGACAGGCGGCGTCTAAGGCAGTGCTTACAAGAGGAGGCATAGGGTTCACTGTTGAATTGTGCCTATGCTGAATTGGAGTAAGACTGAGAGACAAAATACTCAAATATTGTCTATGTACCTTATCTTGGTTCGACTCCAAGAGAGTGCCTAAAAAAATAAAGCCACTCGATGAGTGGCTTTATTTTTCGCACTATTCGACTGTTACACCTTATTTAACCGCATTCAACCGCTCTCTGATTTCGTCAATACTCAGACTCATCAGCTGCTCGCCTTGTTTTTGATCTAGTATCTCTAGCAATCTTGCCCGTTCTGCCTTGCGTTCAGCCTCTAGCCGTTTGTTTTGTTCTTCCTCCTGTTTGTACTTGATAACGGTCTTTAGCACCTCTAGCTGTTCTGCCATTCGCTCATCGGTCGTACTTTTGGCAAGGAAGCTTTCCTCTTGAATTTCTTTGATTTCACGGTTTAGTGCTACAGCTGTTTTGTCCAGTTCTAAAAGGCTTAAGTCCCATAAGTCTTCAGTTGTAACGGAACCTTTTGCTGTAAGGTATCTGTACTTTTGCCGTGTGGCTTTTTCAAACAATTCCATTGTACTGTTCCTTAGATTACTACCTTCAATACTCGTTCGGTTTGTCCTTTGACTTTAGCATAAAACTCGTTTGGTTTAGTTAAGCTAAACCCAATTCCTGAAAGCTGGCTATCTCCAACATTATTAGACACTTCAAGTCGGTTAGCCAATGCTTCAAAAACCTTGCGGTGTGGAGTGAATTCTTCCCTTAAGAACTCGTTGAAGAAACCTCGCACTTTAGGTTCGTTGTTATGGCATTTATCTAAGATGGCAAATAGGTGCTTATTGCCGATGCCTTTCTCAGTATGCCAGTGATTGGGGCTAAACAGTAGCGCGTTTACTTTGTGAAATTGATTTGTGTTTAGCCCCCACAGTTCTTTGGATTTGACTTTATTGGACTCTTCATTTGAGCTGAGAATTTTAAAGCCAGTTGCTTTGCTGTAAGAAAAAGTCAGAACATCTACTTTAGCGTTTTGGCGAACTTCTTCTGCATACTCAAAGACTTGGATATTGCTATCGTATTCAACCTCTACACTAAAGCCTACGTCCACTCTTTCTCGCTGACAGTATTGTTCTACATGGCATTGATAAACACCTTCTGGCAGTGACCGATTGTAGCCATAATAGATGTTCTCTACTGGATCTCGCGTTTGTCCTGAGCCTGCATTCATGTCTACATCTAATTGTCCACCACTGACTGAACGCTTATTTCTGAACGAAATATGCTCGCCGGATGGCTCAATTAAGTGCAAATCAAGGTCATCATAGTTTGACCATGCCAAGCTTATCCTTAGCTGCCCTTCAACTTGTCCCCCTGCTTTTTTGACCCGTTCCTTAACGCTGTCAGCGTATGCCCCTGAATAAGACCATGAGAAGCCGTTTCCCCATTTGAATAGACTGGGTGCATCTGGATTAACTGGTGCAATAAGGCTGACTAGGTTGCTCTGGTGCTTGTTCTCTAGTAGCAGTTCAACTGACTGCACTGTAGGTAGAACATCTTGAATGAAGCTGTCAAGGTTAATTGACTGGACTTTGGCAAATTGTTTAGGGTTGACTGTTGCATCCTGCTTGAGACTATCGAAAATACTTGCTGTTTGTCGCCTGGATGACCTGTCTACAAACAGAAGATTATTTACCGTTACATCATTCAGCGTTGTATGACGGCGAGCTAAGGAGTCAGTTAGACCTAATTCAGCAATCTTACGTTCAGCATCCTCTACCATTCGCTTAGTAAAGACTGGTGTCGGTCTTTTGTAGTTGGTGGGTGCCATGACGCGTTCAAAACGCCCTACAGCCTCATTGAGGTCAAGGTCATTAGATAGGTCAACTAACAATGTTCCGATTGCTGTATTGCGGATTTTGCACAAATCGCCTGAAGCTTTTGCTGCCCATTCCCAACAAAAATTATCTTTGACTGCTTCATTTTCTGAGGCATATTCATTTTGCACAACCCAGAAACGGTTAAGAAGCCCTTTAAATTCTTGCCCACGGTAGATTGAATTGCTCGCAATCAGCTCTAATGCTGTCTGAGTAGCAGAAATACTCAGTTCTTCTAAAGAACGCTTTAGCACATCTTTTTGAGAGCGTCGTTCACCTCGGATAGTATCTAGTGTTGTACTGCTGACACTTACCTTAAAGCGCTCTGGCAATTGCAAGGATAGATGATGCCACCGATGAGGGGGACCGTTCTCTAGTAGTTCCACATTACTGTCTGTGCCGAGTTTCACCGTGTCGCTGATGAATGCATCTCGAATAGGTTTTGAAGTAACGAGTGCATCCAGACGGTAAAAGATGTCCTGAAACAAACTGTCATCTACCTGAACATTCCACAGTGAGCGAAGCTGGTAGTCTTTGTCAATCAGTACAATGTTCCCATAGCCCTTGATAAAGCTGCGGCAACTATTGCAGTTGTACTCTTGTCTGATTGATTCAGGAAAAGAATTAATGTATGTCTCCCATAGTTCATCCTTGGTTACATCAGTTACGAACAAATAATAGGCGTCCTTAACTAAGGTGAGAGCATTCTGTTGAAAGACTTCTTTGAGAGTCTTAAACGGTAGTGTTGTGGTAATCATGTAAATCCTGTTTACGTACTTGACCTTTTAATAATACAAACCTTTTATCTAAATGCAAATATTAGATATGGCTATCCTTTCATTCCCTGATATTGCACCAAACTACCTAAAAACTATCCAGTTGCCTGATTACAATACTCTGGTTAAAGAATTTGATAGTGGCGGAGAAGTTCGACGCTCGGCACAGCACACAGGAGTCAGCACCAAATTTAGCTTGTCTTACACCTTAATGTCTGCAAATGACACAGCCACTTTTATCAACTTTTGGCGAGTAACTAGAGGAACCTGGTTAAGCTTCACATTGCCTCTCTCGATTATTGAGCATCCAGATAATCTGAAAATAGCGATCGCAAAGTTAGACAGTACAACTTACTTCAGGTTCAGTGAGGCTTTGAGCTTCAAGACTGACTATGCAACATTAGAGCGTGGACTGTACTCCTTTGACGTAACTATACAGTCGGTAGTTAGCTGAACTGAGTAGCAACAGGTAGTGATTCGGCTTATTTGGAAAATCACACTCAACCACTTACGCAGTAAGGATTAGAGCTACCTACAGCAGCACTATATAAACTACAAAAGAACGCTTTTAGTGTAGGCAGTAAACGGTTGATGGGCAAACTTAGACAGGCACACAACAGAAGTAACTGGCTCCCATCTACCTCTGTTGTCAAACAGACCTGTATTGCTTACCAGCATAGGGTTGTAGCTAACGGAAGTAGCCATATCTCAGTAAAAACAAGAAGCAAGAAGTTCCGTCTATGTTGAGACGAGCAGCAAGTTAACCTCACTAAGCTAGGCTTGGAATCAAAACTGCTGTCTAATGCTTACTGCATATGGCTTTCAACTACCTACACCAACACTGTGTTAACTAGAACAGAACAGCTCTGATGTAGGCAGATTCTCGAACAGAATCAAGCGTTAACCCTTGCTGCATGGAGTTTAGCTCTAATCGGAGAAATACTCAAAGCCTTGTGGTGTTCCGAACGCGCCAATTGACGCGAACAAGGGGAGAGATTGAAAATAACCTTGCTCTGTTAGGCTAGTTTCTTAAAACGCTGTATAATGCTTACTGCATATGGGTTTTAGCGACCTACACCAAATCTATCTAGATTAGAAACGAACACAGTTCGTGTAGGCAGTATTAGATCTTGTAGAAATCTCTGTTTGTTGCCCTGTGGAGTTTAGCTCATTTGAGAGAAATACTCGAAGCCTTTCGCAGGTCTAATTCGTCCGATCGGATGCGAACCTTGCAGTATGACTGTAGACGGCATCGCCTCAAGACTAACTACCTGTCATTCACCTCTGGCTCAAAATCAACTTCTAACCCTTGCTGTATAAGCGTTACAACTACCGGAACCTCCAATATGTTAGTTAAATCAGAAGCACTAACGTTCCGTTTTTGTGAAGCTACACCAAAGTCATGAGGCAAGCAGCATGATTTGCCTCTTATACGCTTAGTACGGTATGTTTACTATTGTCACGCCATCTATATGTCAAATGCCAAAGACTGATACACCGTCCGCTGAACCTATTGCTTTTCACGTTCCTGCACCTCTCCTTAAGGATGCTCAGGAAATGGCAAAGCTAGAGGGCTGGAAAGACGCTGAGTTTCATAGGCTATGTTGGGAGGCTGGACTTGCTCTCCAAGCTGAGAAGTCCAACAAACGGCTAGTTAATAAGGGGTTGCGAGCAAAGCATACTGGAGTGGAATTAGCAGGAGAGGCTAGTAACAAGAAAGATTATGTAACGATGCAAAGATTCAAGTCCACGTCATTCTCTGGTGCTACACTTGTTGACTCTTCTGAGCTTGAGCAACCATCTCACGATACTGTTCAGCCGTAAGTATTCCCGGCATAGAACCAAACGACTCTCCGAGGCTGAGTTTAGACTTCGACGTTTTAGCTTCTGCCTCTTTGGCACCTGATGCTTTCCTTAGTATTCCTAGATACGCTTTAACGTCTTTTTCTTTGCCACCCAAAGCCATACCGACAGCCTGATAAAGCGAGAGTGTATCTCTCGCTTTTTGCTGGCTAAAAGCCACTACAAGCTGTTGGAATTCCCAGTGAGGTAGTTTTAGTGCTTCAACTCTTGAAAGCCCGTAGACGGCTCTCAAAAGTGGCAGAGAGTCTTTTACGTTGAGGATGTACTCACGAGTAGCTTCTCGTTGTTCTCTGATGGTGAGGGCGCGAGCGTTGCCTCCACCGTAAAAGTCTCCTCTACTAAAGGGTCAGAGTCTTCGTCTTCCTCTGATGCTTCTAACGCTTGTTCAGCTTCGGGGTCAGTAGCTTTACGGACGTAACCAGCTAAATCGTTGATAAATTTAGCGATCGGGATTGACTTCCTTAAGTTTCGTCTAGTTAGCTCGCCTTCAATTAGCCCCATTAGTTCACCCGGTTCAAGCTCTGCTAATGCCTCTAGCCACTGACAGTTCAGAGGCATTAGTTCCTCAGATTTCTCTGCAAACTTACGGCTCAAGACTGGGATTTCTTCTCTTTCCTCATCACTAATCTCAGAGAGGTCACTAAGGTAATTAAGACGGTTTAACAGGGCTTGATACTGGCGAGCAGCGACCATCTGCTCTACCTGAATCGCGACGTAACGTAAGTGATGCTTCTCACTGATGTGGTCAGCTTTCCACCATTCAATGATTTTGTCACCGATTTTATAAGTGGCAACGGGTTCAACCCCGTCAAGGATTTCGTCTATAAGGTCTTTAACTGGTTTAATTTTTAAAGGCGAATCAGCCATAGCAATGAGTATATAGGTAAACAATAGGGCTAGTATAACACCAGCCCTCTAAAACGTTGTGATAACACAGCAGATTATGGGGTGGCTACTGCCAAGCCTGTTGCTGTGCCTGTTGCAGTAGTATCGCCACGTACCAGCTTCATCCCTGTTACGGGGTCAGGATAGCCTACGCCTCGCATTGTGTAAGCAGACTGGGTGGTTTTGCCGAAGCTTAGGGCAGCTTCAGTCTCAATCCCACACGAAAGAATTGTGAACCAATCGTCTTTAACAGCGGTGGGCAAGAATCCATCGTAAGGCTTGATTAATACAAGACGCTTTGGCACACGCAAGCCCGTTAAGTCACCGTATTCAAGTTTCCTTTGTGCGGGTGTTGTCGCGTTGACTGTATAGCGGCTTGGGTTTGTTGCTCGCCTGTAGAAATCAAAGCCAATTTCTGCAAGGCTGATTTCAAAGCTTACTTCAAGACCTGTGAAAGACTTGTCAGCTGGTGCTTCAGATTGCTGAGTCATATGTTCAGCAAACATATCAGTAATGGTGATTGTTGCGTCCTCTAACTGGTGTTCTCTACCGATAATGAACTCTGTTGGTAGTGTTGGATCAAAAGTTAGCTGAATTGGTCCTATGTGGGTGCGTAGAGCCATTTTGTTTGATTCTCATAAGTTACAATTACGACAATCGTACATATTGTTTTTGCAGTCTATCTTTACTCCCATCTAGATAGACTGCTTTTATTATCGACTTAAATAAAATTTGTAAAGTACACTAGCAAAGTGCAAATTAATAGAGTCATTAAATAAGCTATCTATTTTCTGGTCAGCATCTAAGAAGTTAAGACGTTGGTCACTCATCAAAAAATCAGAACTAGTCCAGCTTTCTAGGACATTCATTAGCTGTTGTAGGGCATTGTCACAAGTAGCACCCTTAGTAGAGTAAGCAGTAAACCTAATGGTGGGACTAGCTAAACATCTGGTGATGTAACGCCCTACGTCTGGATTACTGCCAGTACTTAGAACTATTCGAGACTTGCCATTTTGAATATCACTAGAGGTCTTAGGATGGTCTTCTGAAAGGTTGACAATAGGTGACAGCACTGTACTAGCCTTTAGGTAATCCCACAAGGCGCGTTTAAATATCCGAGTGTCTGGATACATTAAAGCGCTATCAATCACTCACTCAATCGCCTCTCAATAGCATCTGTTATTTCAGGAATACATTGATCAATATAGCCTGTACGGTTGTTAACGTAGATTGCGTAAACAACGTCTTTATTGATGTTCTGTTCTCTTATAATGCCTGGTAGAGTCATGCCCCCAGCCATCACACCAGACGTAATAGCATTTTTGGTAATCCTGACACCAATAGGTCTAGTAGACTTCCACAACCTTTTAGTGTCAATGGGCGTGTTGTCTTTCAGAACTTCTGCGGCATCATTACAGCCTTCATAAAGCTTAAGACCTAGTTGGATTTTTAGGGCTTCAATATTCTTGTGATTGAGTTTGACTGACACTTTCTATCACCTCTTGAATTGCCTCTTGAGTGACTTCTATTACGCTATCTATGACTTCAAAGGGGACATTCTGAGCCGTATCTATTGTGACTCGATAGCGATTGCTATGCTTGCGGTCAACTTGGTCGAGAATGCCTTTAATTACTTGGTTATTCCATTTGTCAATTACAGCGTAAGCACCTAATCTGAGTTTCTCAGGCGCTATCTGACCATCTACGCTGCACTTCCAAAAACTGTAATTGACTAGACCTGAAGATTCCCTATCGCCAGCTACACCACGAGTTTGAAGTTTAATGCTGACGCATTCAGTAGTCAGTAGTAGCGTAGGCGTTATGACTTCGGGTAAGTCATAAGGATTGTCGGTATCTAATTCTGGCAAAATAAAAACCCTTAAGCGTCCACTAGCCCCACTGCCAGCAAACGCCTTAAAAAGTTCAATGGTGTTTATCTTGCCGAGGTCAAGCATAAGTGAAAGGAATAATAAGCGATCGCCTCAAAGCCTCTAGCTGTTGCCCATAGCTTGTAGCATCTAATCCACTAACAGAGGTTGACTTTACGGCTGCACCTTGTTTAGCTATTGGATTGAACTCGACAATAATGTCGTCTGTAATTTCAACCTTCTTGACATCTTCAGGCTTTAAGCCAAGTCCAGCAATACCAGTTGAGCTATTAGTCTTGCCTGGGTTTAGAGTAAGCAGATGAGCAGCATATAAGCCTATGGCATATTCAGTTTGTGTACCATAGATTTCTGGATTAATATGATTGGCGGCAACACTCAGATAGTATTGTACTTTCTGAATCCTTACGTCTTCAAATTCATCATAGATAGCGATGAAAGTCTGAGAGTCCATTAGCTTATACGCTTCGCCAATTCAGTTTCCAGGTAAGCTTTACGCTCATTAGCTGCCTTAATCACCTCTGGTCTAACTTCATCAGTCATCCACTCATCTATCCAGGCTGATGCGGTGGTCTGTTTTACTAAGCGGATAGCCTCAGCACTCGTGAAGTGTCTATAACCAGGAGTTTCATCTTCAATAGACGAATAAGCTACAGGTTCAATGCTAACGCCCACTAGAGGCTTAACGGTCTTGACCTTAAGTGCCTGTTCCCATTGACTGTAAAGTACGTGTAGGTTCGCACCCGGACGTAATTCAATCCAATCAAAAGCGGGTCCACCTCCATTAGTGCCATTATCTTGAGGAGGCAGCATAATCTGTCTTACGTAAATTGGCATCGGACGTTTGTTGTCGTTGTAGTCAACAGATTCAACAAGGTCAAATTCTTTAGACTCTTTCTTGGGATTGTAAATAATGGCAACCCAAAAGAGAGGTTTTGTAACCGTTGCGTCCGCAATCTTTTCTTGCAAGGTTGTTGGTGCTGGCATAGTTCTAAATCCCCTCTACCATTGCAATCTCCATCGGACGCATACAATGCACCCCACCAAAGCGACTAACCGTATGGACAACAATCTCCATGTTTATCTGTTGTTCTGGCAAGATGGTGTAAGGAATAGGGATACTGATGTGAATTGCATCAGGGTCATCAGGTAGAATTAGCATTACATCACTGCCGCCGGTTCCCTTGCCTTTCAAATTATTATCAGCAACGATTGAGGTGACGTATCCCATCTCACGTTGTCCTGACAACCACGTCTCAGCAATACTCAAGTCTGTATTGGCACGAGGGTTAAATAGGTAGTTTCGCTGAGTGGAAGGAAGCACAATCTTTTTGGGCATTGCTAGCTCATTAGTCGTATCAATAAGCCGACTTACAAAGCCATTCAATGCTCCAACGATTTGCACGTCAGAAAAATTATTGTCAATAGTGATAGGGCTATTGAAACGTTGAATCGGAATATTAAATATTCCCGGCAACCCTACCGTATCATCACCCAGATAGCTAGTGATGTTTACATATTTGTCGTTCGCTTCACGGGTAGCGGTTAAGCGCCACTGTTGCAATGGTTTGCGAGCAGCTCTAGCTTTGTTAATTTCTTCCCAGCTGTAACCTGTATGGTTCCCGATGGTCTTTACAGGATAGCGAGCGCGTCTTGTAAGGGTGCCTACCCGTGGTCCACCTTTTGTGTAGTCGCTGATGAGCGCACTGATTCCAACAGTGTCATACTCTTCAACTTCAACGTAATCCGCCCAAGCTAGGGCTGTGTCGATTACGATTGGCAGAATCCGACCGCTCGCCATTTTGAGGGGAGCGTACCGCTTCTTGTAGGCATTAGCTTTTTGGACTACAAGGTCACGCCCTACAAAAGCGAGTGTATCGGCGTCAAAGTGACCTTGTGAGATACCAGAATCTGTGTGAGCTGGCAAGTTAAGTAAGTTATTTAAGTCATCAATGTGCTCGCTAACATTTTCCATTTGAATGGTTGAAGTGTTAGGAAAATTAGTAGAAGAAATCCTACCTGCTGTAGTAGCCATTTATCTATTAGTCCTTCAATTAAAAGTTAACTGCAACAACGCCTAAATCCATAGCGTTGCCGCTACTGTCAAACCTTGCACCAATAAGCTGCTGAAATCCTGTAGCTGTACCAGCTCGCACCATGCCAGCATTGGCACCACCAACAGCGTAGAAGACAGTATCAGTAGGCTTAAAAGGTGTTAACACGCGCATCCAAACGCGACCACGATTAAAGCTGTTAATCATCTCAAAAGGCTCAACCCCATCATCGTCAGTAAGCAGCGTTCCCTCTGGATTGGCATGAGCATCAGTCCTAGTTGCAATGCATCGCGGAATGTCCGTAGAAGCTTGCGGCAGTTTGCCCACTCCTGAAGGGTCACTAATTCCAGTAGCAACTACTCGACCGAAGGGAATTTTTCTAGAATCAAGAGCGTCTTGTAGTTTTGTGACACTGTAACCCGCACCTCCCCCTAGAACACCTACTACAATGTTGCCTTTAGTGCCAGGGAACCTAGCCGCTACAGTGATGTCAGTACCTACAGTTGCTGTCGCGATACCACTAATCTGAGGGTTGCCACTCAGTTCGGTAATTAAACCTGTTCGGATATCGGCGAGGGTGTCTGCTGTGCCACTGGTGTAAGTAGCAGTCATTCCGGCTACGTTTACTGAGTATGCAGTGTTAGGTGTAGCGGTTCCAATAGCGATCGCATAGATAGCATTTTGGATGCCGCTACCATTGCGAAGATTAGGCGTTACATAATCATGAGGGAACGAATCAACAATCATCCCCTCAATAGCATTAGGGCTGTAGAGTTCAAATGGCGTAGCAAAGTAAGAAGCGTACATTTATAAAAACCTCCTATTAATTAGCGGTTGCGACCGATGAAGGATTAGTCATTGCTTGAACCATCTCTAACCAAGCTGCTGTGTCTGCTCGCTGTTCAGTCTTTGGTGGGGTAGAGGCAGATTGACGAGCGGCTGAGGCTAGAGGTTGTGTAGTATCACGTTTTTCATGAAGTTTCGTAACGGCATTAAAATAGATGTCAACGCTAGAATCAGGCTCGCCATCTAGGGTTAAATCAGGCAATTTACCTTTAACTGCTGCTTCTTTAAGCTGACGATCTGTTGCCTTAACCACATCAAAGTTAGCTGGCAACAAGCCATCACATTTAGTTTCAAGCTCTCTACGGGCTTGCACTAATGCCATAACATCTACTACAGAATCAGTCTTACCTTCTAGTTCAGTTTTAAGGCTTTTGTTCTCAGCTTCTAGAACGTCACCTCTAGCTTTTTGTGTAGTGACCTCTGCTGCTAATGACTCAACACTGTCAAAGCCTGTAGCTTTCAATGCAGCAACAAAACCGTCCACTCTAGCAGTTGAGTCAGTCTTATCCTTGGTCATTTCTGCCAAGTCAGCTTTAGCTTTTACTAGTTCGCCTTCGAGAGTGGCAATCCTCGCCTTTGCAGACGTTACATTATCAGCGTCACGCTTGAACTTGTCACTGATTGGTTTTGCATAAGCCAAGGGAATGTTGATGGACTCGAATTCATCCAGCTTGAGTGTGACAGTCTCAAGAGTTGGGGCATTAACTGTATTGGTAGTCATATCTATTTCATCTGTTTTAATAGGTTCACTAATGAAAACTTCTAGCTGCTCGCCTTCAACAGAGTCAACATTCACTCTGACATCAGCACCAGCCCTACCTTGCTCACAAATTGTGACATGGTTGCCAAGTCTATAGAGTTGGTCAAACTTTCCATCAGAGCGTTGCCGTGTACCAGCCATGTAACCGCAGCTCACCTGCTTAGTCCTACCGCCCTTAATGCCTCTAATAGTTTCGGCGTCAGTCACCGTTGCAACGATTCCTAGGAAATCCCCATCAATGGTTACAAGGTTTCCTGTCATGCCCTTACTGTAGGTGCCTGCGTTGTCTGCGTTCAGCATTACAGGCGGGTGATGAGGGCTTGTAATCGGCTTCATTTTGAAGCTATCTATTGACTTTGAGTCAAATAGAACCTCAGGCGTTACAACCTCAAGGCGATCGCTACCATCTTTATTGAAATACTTAAGCTCCCCCACCTTTGCAATGGTCATGTGAAGACGCAAGAATCCCTCAGGGGTGTCCTCATGCTTGTAGATTACCCCCCTGTCAAAGTGCAAAGATTCAGTTACGTTCTCATTAGGCATTGCTAGGCTTTACATAGCGAATAACTGAAAGCCTAGCATAGTCTTTATTGGTCTAACACTGTTTAGAGCGTCTGAAAGTGATTTAATTTTGTTTACGTCAATTCGGTAAACGGTGCGTTTTCGTCATCGGTCTTTTGATTGGCTTGGAGTCGGGTGCGCTCAATGAGTACGTTAATTGCATCTTCATCAATTGAAGCAATGCACACAGCGTTTGCATTGCCGATTGCCTCAGCCATCACAGATAAGGCTTCTATCATTTCCATCAATTGATTTGGTTGGTTCTTTTCAGCCCACTCTTGATGCTTGCTGATTATATAGAGTTGTCTGACGTAAGTAGCAATTAAACTGCCGTTAATTCGAGACATATTAATGATTTACTTCTAATGGGACTTTATCAAAGCCTGCTCGCCTGATAGTATTTACCGCGTCTTCTATTTCACTCCAAGTGCTATCGCTTAATGCTACTATGCATCCTGCACTACCTGGACTGTACAATCGATTGGCATCATTGTGGAGCATTAGTTCAGAGCGCCACACGCCACTAATATTAATGGGGTCTGGCAAAATATGGAACGCATTGCCATCTATTCCTTTAACGCCTTTCAGGTCGTATGGACTAGTGTTTAGCCAGTAATGCTTAATGGGATTTCCACTTTCGTCCTTGACGTACCTGTGACCCGGCAAAGGTCCCAATCCTTTCATACTAGTTCCCCCTGAATACTGGTAACGGGGTTGCCCACTGGTACAGTCCCATTCTTTCAGTGAGTCACCATGAGGGAATCCCTTTAGCCTTAAGGTTCCTACTATGATGTTTGAGGATGGTTCGTCCCTCAAAGGCATATCAAATATAAAGTAAGGCTGTGGCTTGCTCGCAACTGGCAATGAGTCCTTGGGTGATGATCCAGACAATGCCCTGTACATTGTGCCGAATGTTGCTCGCTGAGTAGCGGTTATTTGGCTATCCAACCACTTGAAGGCTTCCGTTTGATGTGGAATGTCTCTGTAGTATTTTGCGGCGTTTACAAGACTAATAGGACTGCTCGCAGCAGGCGGTTGAAAGGGACTAATACCTACCCTCAGATAGTTTTGGACTTTATCCCAATTGTCAAGGATGGAAACATCTGTGACAATGACACCTTTAGACCACAGTATCGCCTCAGCTCGCCTTCTACGGGTTAATCCAAGTAGTGGTGACTTCACGCCATCCACAATAGCTTTATCCCAGTCTAAAAGCCTTTTGGGCACTTCTTCTAGATTGTTGCGAATAGCTTTGCCAAATGACGGGGCATCCAAGGCACCTATTCCGACGTTGTAGAGGAATGAAAGTAGTGCTGCTCGCTGATTAGTCTGGAGTTTTGTCCAGATGTTCTCAGGGATGCTATTGGCAAGACTGATGAGGGCTTCTTGTAAGTAGAGGTCTGCTTGTTTCTGGCTGATTCGCATACCAGGTCTAATGAAAGCCCCTGTAGTTCCCCAGCCTATCGTTACCACAGATGATGGGCAACGATAGGCTTCTAACTTACAGCCTTCAAAGTATTTGATAATATCGTAAGCTTGGGTTGGAACACTATAGTTCATACCTTACTCTGTTTTGAAATTTAGAAAGAGCTTCTTCCAGTGTGGGAAAATTCAAAAATACATAAGGATGATTTATTAAATTATTGTCTCTGCAATACTTGTCCCTGGCAATTGCTGCCTGTAGAGCTGTTGCATAGCTGCTTCCAATTGAAATAACAGTTTTATTTAATTTTATTCTGGCATGATATATGTTTTTTCTTTTGTCTAGATATACTCCAGAAAAGCCCGTATAGTTACACTTGCGGTTTCTGGTAAAAATCAATAGCATTTGCTTTTTTAAATCCAAAGTAGAATATGTGTCTTTGTCGAAATTCAAAAAAGCATATTCATCGTAAAAGAAAAGTGCAGCAATATCATAGATGAAAGCAGCTTTTACTTCGTCATCATACCTCCCAAGAAAATAATCTATATGATTGTGACTTATTCTTGCAGCCCATTTTTTAGTATCAGGACAATATTTTACTCCTTTGTATATTGAAGTATTTCTTGCTCTTTCTACTTTTGCTTTATTTATGTTGTTTTGAGCATAACTAACTTTTCTAAGGTTCTTTCTGGTGAAATTTAATTTATTCCTATCTATATGGTCTATTACTTGCCCTTCCTCTACTTCAGGAAAGAACATTCTATGCAAACAAACATATGGATAATTCCCATCCTTGAATATTATTTTTTTATCTTTTAGGAATTCGTATACGTCATCATCCATTAACAATTCTTGACCGTCTACAGTCATTGATTTCATGATATGGTATCCAAGTGGAACTACAATATAAATATAGCTCCATTTGGATACACACGTCAAGGACTTAATCATGCAAAAAGATCATGGCTTCAGAATACGTCTAACAAAGCAAGACAGAGAACGCTTAGAAAAAGAGTCGGATAAAAAAGGTATACCAATGTCAGAACTCATACGAGACTATATTAGAAGTCTCCCGTCTTAGTCTTCATCTGGACTCACAACCCGATAAGGCGAACTAGGCGCAGGCTCCCTTGAATCCAAGTAAATCGTGTCCTCAGGCTGAACCCTGCTCAGGTGTTCAGCTTGATAGGGAGCATAATTGCCACTAGGTACGCCGCCTTTATGAGCGGGAGGATTGTATTGGTAGTAGTTATCGCTGGATGGTGCTACGTTCAACTCTTGAGTTTGTACCTCTTGCCTTATCTCAGTCTTCCTACCTAATCCCCTAAAGCCTCCTGTCACTAAAGCAGTAATGCCAGCAATAAACAAGTCGTCTTTCTTCTCTTTGTCCACAATGCTAGAGGGCGTAAATAGACTCAGTAGTATCAGCACCATTGGTGCCATTGCATTGCCAAGTGTTATCAGGTCATCTGTCCAGCCAGCCTTTTTTATCACAAGTCAACATCCTCTATCGTTAAATTTTGCTTTTTGATAAGTTTCTTTATTATTGCCGTTTGCAACTTGACTATCGTTACGTCTTGTGTTAATTCAAATATGACGCCGCTACTAATGATGTCATTGATTCGCTCTTGATTGGTGCGAGCGGTGTCTGAACTAAACTTGCTGATTTCCAAAGCTCGCTCACAGTCGGCTCTAGCAATGCCTACATCAGCTCGCAGAGTGTCAAGCTGGGCATGAGTCATAAAAGTGGGTAAGACTTGTTCTAGCTTATCGAAGCGAGCATCCACAGCATCACGAAAGACCTTTTCTTCCTCTCTGACCTTTTTGAAGTAATCCCAGATGATAGGGACTGCTATTCCTGCTAACGCACCACTAATACCCCACACCAGAGTAGTGCCACCAAAGCGCTGGACTTCCAGAAAAATTATAAATCCTGCTACACCAAAAAATAACCCACGAGCTAGTGTGCGTTTACTGACTTTAGGTGATAACACTGGACTGGATTCTTGTGAATCTTCAGACTGCATTAGGCGAGCCTGTAATGAAAGCGTAAGGTAGTATTCTAGCTTAAATTGAAGTGTAGGGATTTAGAGAACAGGTTGTAAGGTAGTTCAGTACTAAAATCAACCTCTGAGCCTTACTGCATATAGACTACAAGCACCGGAACCAACTGATATTAGACTAGAAATAAGAGTAAGTCCTTCCGTCTAAAATACTTCATGTTGCAAAAATACTACACAGTATTTGAGATTCGTACACTACTTGGTTTACCTAAAGTTGGTGATGATACAGAGTTAGATTGTGTGGTAGTTAGTGCCTATCGCTTATCAGGTCGTGGTGAACCCAGAAAAGCCATAAGGCACAGGCAGAAGGTTAACGTTTATCCCTTGGGGAATACAGCAGTAGAAGATGCGATAACCGCTTACTGCGCGTCTCATGTTGCCAGAGTGCTTAGAGGCTTTAAGGCAGAAATGGAACAGATGATAACAGCTGCGAAAAGGAAGGTTTTGACAGAAGCATCACAGGAACATAGCTCAAAACAGCTCACTCTCAAAATAGACCTCTAAGGCTTGCCGTGTATAGGTTATAGTCACCGGAACGTTCAGTATATTAACAAGAATAAGAGGGATAACGTTCCGTTTAATACACAGTATCCTTACCCAAGTCTCCAGACGGGTCATTATCCTCTACGCAAACATACCGAAAAGTAAAGAATGTAAGTCCCACTATTCCAAACCTGTCACCGTGTCGCATTGGTCGCTTCTTGAATGACATATCAGTAGTCAGGTCAAACAGTGGCTGTCGGTCGTTTAAACCTTCAAGGAAGTGCATCCCGTCATAAACCTGTTTGCTCGCATGAATACAAGCCAGTGTACGGGTAACGTAGAGTGACGGAAGATAGATACACTGCAAACCACTGTAGTCAGGGAATAGGGTTACATCTGGCATCCTACCGATCAGCCATTTGCTACTACCATCAAAGTCAAGTGGCACAATAAACCTAGATAGCCCATATGAGATTTCAGTGTCTCTATTTGGTGCTGTATGGGCTATCTGTTCTATTTTAAGATTGGCTCTACGTACCACAGTTCTATCCCCTGAAACCTAAAGTTTAACGTGAACTGAAGCATGGGGAAGGGCAGATCATAAGAGGAACTGGCAGCGGTTCAGCTCTGTCTCAGAATCGACTTCTAATGCTTACTGTGTATAGTGTTGAACTACCGGAACCTCTAGAGTATTAACAAGAAATGGAGAGCTATCGTACCGTTTTTATCTGAACAAAGCTAATTAACAATATGCTTAAACTATTACAACGTACAGTAATACGTATTGAGTCTGTATTGCCAGACTTACTGCTAGTCCGCATTGTGGGGTGGAATCCTCATGAGATTGTTTACCTACCCCTCTACTTAATTTCAGAAGCGTTAAGAGGTCATGTCAAGCAAAGTGCAAGGTTATTCTGTAAGGTCAACCTAGCAGCAGAGCAAGCTAAGGATTTAGGCTTTCAGGAGTTCGAGTTAGCAGCAGAACTTAAGCAGGGTGATGGACTAGCAGCAGACTAACAGGCTGGTATTCAGTTCATGCTCAAAACCACCCTCTATTGCTTACTGTATAAGGCTTTCGGTAACCTCCACGTCCACTATCTAATCTAAAAAACAGTGGCTAATCTTCCGTCTTTTACCCATTGCCTAAACACTGTGTTAGTATATTGACGTTTAGATAAAAAACAGTGAGTCATGACACAGTTTGTATCACTTCACGTCCATACCTACTTCAGTTTGTTAGACGGTCTATCTTCTCCCAAGTCCCTAGTTGCTCGCGCCAAAGAACTCAATCATCCAGGCATTGCAATCTCAGACCACGGAGTCATGCATGGGGCTGTGGAAATGTACAGAGAATGCCTTTCAGCAGGCATCAAGCCAATCATTGGGTGTGAAGCCTATCTGAAACATCCCGAGTCTACAGCGCACCTTAAAGACTTTGTAGCTGAAGGTGATGGTGACTACAAAGTTAAAGGACTCTTCCACCAGCTCATCTTGGCAATGACCCCCGTAGGCTACAGGAACCTCTGCAAGTTAACCAGTATTGCTCATCTCACTGAAGGCAGAGGGCAGAAACAAACCAAAGCCGACACTAGTACTAAGTCAAAGTCTTGGATGCTCTTAGAAGAGTTAGAGCAATACAACGAGGGACTAATCGTTACTTCCGGCTGTATGGCTGGAATTATTCCTCAAGCTCTGAGAGCTGGTGATATGGAGTATGCAGAGCAGGTTGCGCGCAGGTATCAGAGTATTTTCGGGGACAGATTCTACATCGAAATACAAGACCACGGTGCTGATGATTGTAGCGATTGGCTCAACGTCTTCTTAGTGGGATTGGCAGATAAGCTAGGTATTGAGGTCGTAGCAACAGCAGATAACCACTACACGTCCCCCTGCCAAAAACAGGCTCATGATGCCTTGCTATGCATAAACACTGGTAAGCTTCTCAGTGACGAGAAGCGAATGCGCTATGAGGGGGCATACTGGCTTCCTACGGGTGATGAGATGGTAGAGAGGCTATCGCGTTACTTGCCTTATGAGACGGCTGTACGGGCTGTAGAGAACACGGTCGCGATAGCAAATAGAGTAGAGGACTACAAGCTACAGGGTACTCCTACACCACCTAAGTTTTCATTACCAGCTGATTACGAAAGTGCTGATGATTACTTGGAAGACTTAGCCTATGAGGGGCTAAGGAAGCGATTCTATGCTGTGCCGCCTAAAGAATATGCAGAGAGGTTGCAGTATGAGCTAGATGTGTTCAGAAGCAAGAATCTAGCTGAGTACTTTCTAGTAGTTGGAGACATTTGTAGATTCTGCCGTGAGCAAGGAATTTATTTGGGACCCGGAAGAGGATCGGCGGCAGGCTCATTAGTTTCTTACGCTCTACAAATTACCAACATAGACCCGGTTCACTTTGGTCTTATCTTTTCAAGATTTCTGAATGAAGAGCGGATGTCTTACCCGGACATAGACCTTGACATAGACAAAGAGCGTAGACACGAGGTTATTGAGTACTTACAGCAGAAGTATGGCGCTCGCAATGTGGCACAGATTGCCACATTCAACAAGTTGGTTAGCGCGTCTGCGATTAAAGATGCAGCAAGAGTTTTAGATGTGAATCACGTCTATGTAAACTCTATTACCACTAAAATCCCAGTAGTTAGAGGCAACCCAGCAAAGCTATCGGAGATGATAGTTGATGTTAATATTTATCCCGACTTTTATCAGGCTTATCAGAAACAGGCTGGCTTTAAAGAATGCGTAGATTTAGCAATAGCTATTGAAGGTACTGTTAAGAGTGTCGGCATTCATGCGGCAGGCGTTGTAATTGGATGGGAACCTTTAGACGAACTAATCCCTCTTATGCGGTCTAAAGAGGGGGGTACAGTAGCTCAGTACTCAATGGAGGATTTAGAGTACCTTGGTCTGCTCAAGATGGACTTATTAGGACTCAAGACTCTCAGTGTAATACGACGCACCATTGAATCCGTTAAGCAACTAACAGGTGAGCAGATTAATCTTGAGTCTATAAATCTGAATGACCAACGCGTCTTAAGGAGCATGGTCAGTGGCGATAACGCTGGCGTGTTTCAGTTTGAAGCTGATAATGCTGTGAGGTTGTTGCGACAGATTAAGCCAACATCTATTGATGACGTGAGCGCTATTACCAGCCTTAACCGTCCTGGATGTTTAGACATGGGGATGCATACCGACTATGCAAGACGCAAGGCAGGACTTGACAAGACCACTTATCTGTTAGCTGAGTTAGAGCCTATAATGTCTACCACATTTGGCTTGTGTGTTTTTCAAGAGCAAATGCTGAGGGTTTTTAACGAGATTGCAGGTTTTAGTTTAGGCAAGTCAGATAATGCAAGACGTGCTTGCATCTCAGGAGACACTATCTTACCGCTAGGAGATGGGACACAAGTTAGTGTCAGAGAATACGTCAAGTGTTTTAAGAATTTGTCAGAGGAACGTAAATCAAGACTTGTCTTCAGCCTAAAGGAATCGCATGAAATATCAATGCTAGGTTTTGTTTCAGACGCTTTCTTTAATGGTTATCGAAAAGTCTACCGAGTAAGCACACTTGCAGGAAGAGAGATAAAAGTTACAACAGATCATCTTTTCTACAGCAACTATAAATGGGTATCTATTGACACGGGGCTAAAGGTTGGACATTCAGTAGCAGTACAGAATGAGATTAAGTTAGAAGCAGAGTCGGACTGGGATGTGATAGTTAGTATTGATTACGTAGGAGTTGAGGATGTTTATGATTTGACCGTCTCTAGGTATCACAACTTTGTTGCAAATGGCTTCTACGTCCATAATTGTGGCAAAAAGAAAATGAAGGAAATGCTCGCACTTGAGGACGAATTTATTCAAGGTTGTTTAGCAAAGTGGATAGACGAATCTATTGCAAAGCAACTTTTTGCAATCATGCTCGCCTCAGCAGAGTATACCTTTAACTCAAGTCACGCTTACTGTTACTCTGTTATCACAATGATAACAGCATGGCTAAAGCATTATTATCGGTGTGCTTTTATGGCTTCACTGATGAGCATGGAGGATAAGTTTAAAAAGAAGAAAGAGAAGGAAGATGATAGCGATAACAAAGACAATGAGGAAGAAGACGATAAAAGCAAGTTAATCCCCTACCTCGTTAAGTGTAAGTCTTATGGGATTGCTCTTCTTCCTCCAAGTATTAATCAATCCTCAAAAGACTTTGTAGCAGTAAATGACTCAACTATCAGATGGGGATTGCGAGCACTGCATGGAGTAGGTGAGGCTGCACTTAACCCAATACTTTTAGAGCGTCAACTTAAACCTTTCGACAGTTTTTTGGATTTCTTTAAGCGAACCCGCATCAATAAAACCGCCTTAGCCGCTCTAATAAAGTCGGGTGCCTTAGATGAACTGCATAACAATCGTGCTGAAATGCTAGCTTGCCTTGAGCTAATTAAGAGATGGCGAGAACAGATGGCGAGTATACGCGCAAGAATAGTGAAGTGGGAAAAGGAAGCCAGTGAACTAATGGAAGTTGACCAAAATAGCCTAAACGAGGAACAAACTATAAAGCATCTCAAGCGGATTGATCAGGTTCAAAAAAATCATGACCGAGCTATTAATGCAGAGATTGACTTGCTGCAAATGCCCACCCTTGAAGACTGGAGCTTTAAGCAGCGTTTAGAGTACGAAAGAGAAGTTTTGGGAATGTACGCATCTGGGCATCCTTTGGACAAATATCAAGAGGGTTGTGAATATTTCAATAATGTTCAAAAAAGTGAAACATTTGAGAGCATTGTTCAAGTCAACTCTGTTAATGAAGGCAATAGTAAACAAGGACCCATGCTACACGTAGAAATAGAAGACAAGCATGGGGCTGTAATGGCTCTCAAGCTGTTCAATGCTCAATACAAGGAATATGGACATTTGTTCAAACCAGACGCCCATGTGAGCATCACAGCCAAGGGTAACGAGTGGAATGGACAGTTGAACTTGATTCTGACGGCTGCACTAAAGCCGACCGAACCTAAAGAATGGTTTCAAGAACCTTCATTTGTTAAGGCAATGGAACCATATATGAATGACGACTTCTAAGGGAATGTTAACAGTAGAGGCTGAATCATTATTCAGCTTCTACTGTTAACATTAAGCAATAAATCACAGTGTAAATAATGAATCAAAAATATGTTCAGGTGACGGAACTTGTACGTGGGTTAAAGTTTGCATTTCCTGTAACCATAAAGATAGAAGGAATTGAAGAAGGCTTGTTCGTTGCCGAATGTCCCATGCTCAATATATCTATTACGGCAGAAAACTACGAAAATGCGCTTGATGAGATCAAAGAAGTTTTGGCAGATGATTATCAAGTTTTTCTTGGAAACTATCCTCATAAATTAACAAAGGAAGCCTTAAATACACTAAGGCTTTATTGTGCTTTGTTTGGGAAGGCGAGCAACCTGTAGAGGCTGTTGTTGGGGCGTGGGAAGACGATGAGTTTTAGAGGCTAGTTGAATATTCTTTAAGAGGTGGCACATATGCCACCTCTTTTTTATGAGTACATTGACATTTGCATAAAATAAGACGATAGTAGATACAGCGAGCAAACAACAACGGATTAACAAAGATGAATACTCAACAAGAATATGCTTTAACGTCCCACTGGGAAGACTTTAAGACAGGTGAAGTAAAGCAAATAACAGAGGCTAGATTTAAGGAAAACAACTTTAGCTTTGCAAGCGATACTTTTGAGCGGTGTGCAATACACTCAAGTTACAAATCAGATGGTATGTGGCTAGCCTTTAAATACACACTTAAGAAAGTTAATGTTGGCACTGATGACGGAGAAATAATCAAAGAGTATTTAATAAACTCAAGTGGCAAGTGTGTATTGAATTCTGAAGAAGTTAATCCAGTGACAAAACAAAAGCCAATCCTTAAACCTAAATCTGTAATCAATCCCTCTGAACTTGCTAGTCAGATTGTAGGTTGTGACATTCTTAAAAAGAGAGGATTCTTTCACGTTACCTCAGCAAAAGTCTTAAGCCTAAGAGATGGAGTGAAGATTGAAGCACGATGTCAAGTAGTAACACACAAGTTGTGTGCTGACAATTTGGTAAATGGGACACAAGCGATGGGTGAAAACGTATTTATCTTAAGTCTAGATGAAGCAGAAAAACTTATGGAATCTTCAAAAAGAAAAGAAGAGCCAGTAAATACAGGAAGCTTTTATCAGTGGTATGAAGTATACAGAGAAGAAGGCTATGAGCCAGACCAAGCTGAGTCAAGGGCTGAACGTTCTGCAAAATCTAATCAACCCTTGCCTAGCTGGTATGTAAATCCTATCCCTGTAACTTATAATTCTTCTGACATTCCTGAAGATTGTCCCTTTTAAGTAGTCTTTTTAACAGAACAAAAACCCCGCTAGGCTGTGTAGCGGGGTTTCTTATATCTATAAAATATTCTGTTTTAATAACCTTGGTATCTGTTCTCAGTCTCAAACGGTGGCTTGTAGCGTGGCACATTAGTCCATCTGCTTAACTCAGGTGCATTATCCCCACTGCTCACAATGTCGCTCTGCCTCAAGAACCAATCTAATCCATAATCCCATCGCTTTAGATAAGCATCGCCCATAATCCACTGAATAGTCTCCCGTCTTAGTGAATTCAGACTCTCATCGACTTTATAAGGGTTCATTCCCAACAGCGAACAGACTGCTCTGCCTGTTGCCTGATGACGCTGCTCATCCTGGCTAACCATTTGACCTACCCAGCCTAAACCTAGCCCCCCAACTCGCAGCAACAATGGCAATGAACACGGTACGAATACTCCTAATTCTAGTAATGTTGCTTTAAGTAGAGGATGAGAAGCATTCTCACTCCACTGTTCGCTAATCTGCTTGGCTTCATCCAGATAGCGCTGCTGTACCGGATAGGCTTTGACGGCATACTCAAATTGGGCTAAGTGAACTGATTCATCGGGTATGTTACTTTCAATCAGCTTCTCTGCATATTCTGGGATGCGAGCTTTGCCTTTGATGTCACTCTTCCATCCCTCAGCTAGGTATTGAGCAACGTCTATTTCTAAGACCAGTGCTGAGGCTAGGACACGCTCTAATGCTTCGGGTATGCCATCGGATTGTATGGGTAATTTAGAGGGCTGTAGTGGCTGTGGTGTCCATCTGTAAGGCTTTCCTGTGGAATCGCAACGGGCTTGATAAAGGCTTTTGAAAGTTACAGGCATTCTTCTGTGGCGAGTAAGGACTGTTTACTAGAGTAAGGTAGTTTTTAAGATGCGGACACATAAAAAAATCTCACTAGGTATAGCGAGATGGTGCCAGTGATCAGAAAATATTCTTTAAAATCCCAGGATTTTCGCCTCGATTTTTTTAAATTCGTACCGTAGCGGTTTATCTGTGACACTAGAACTATATAAGCTTGAAGCCTGTGCGAGTAGTTAAATATTGTCAATAAGCCCAAAATTATTGAGAACGCTACGGTAAACTGCTATAAGTCAAAATACTACACGACTTAAAGTCTTACTACAATTGAGTTCTAGCGTTTCACCTTTTGTGACACAGCTAAAAGTTTTTCAGTGTAAGGCTTTGGAGCGAAACCGCTACAGTGTCACAAGATTTTAAGGCTTGAAACCCTCATTCTCTCGTGTCACGCTATTGCGGCTAAAAAAGTTTTGTGACAAATAAGAGCCAACCCATCATTTTTGGGTTGGCTCTTATTTGTAGTCGTTATGAGTTTATTGTCTTACCGTCTGTACCAGTGAACTTCTACAAACGGCAACATGAATCCCTTAAAGTCAGAAGTCCAAAGTATTTCAAAACTCCCATCCCACAGTTTAGGTATCCAGAATATTGCCGTAATGGTAAATAAGCCAAACTGTAACTCGTGGTAATCGCAATCTATGCTGTGTCTGACTAAATATTTCATCTGTTGTCGCCACTTCCTCTCACTGTGCCGTTGCGAGCAATGCGATCGGTTAGCTTGTCAAGGTTGAGTTGCATGACTTCTTGTAGGTCAGAGTTTGCGTTGATAGCACACCATGACAAACGATCAAAAATAAAACGAAAGTCTTCAAATGCTTCTGTTTGTGCTATTACTTCATCTGTAAATGAAGCAATTTGCTTAACCAGATCATGAGTGTAATAAAACAAAGTTTTCTGTGAAGCCTCATATTTATCTTGAGTAGGGTTTAATACAAGCCGTAGTTTAATTTCCCTGGAATATGCCGCCATTACAAAATAGGCTAAGACATCACCTAACTCCTTTAGGTAGCCTTCACGGTCAAATCCTTCGCCTCTCATCCAACGCTTGACTTTGCCTTGTGCTTCACCCGCTTCTTCCTCCATCCCCGCACAACAGAACAGTAGAAGCTCATCAGGTTCCTTATTGGTTTCCCAGATGCTGACTATCTGTTGCTGATACTCACTTAAGTTCATCGGCTCGCCTCACTTATTTAATCTTTGATTTAATTGATCTTCTGTTTCGGGGTTGAGATGTAACGCATAAACTATCCTTTCATATGCAGCCAAATAAAATCCCCTAACTTTTCTATCAGGATGTTTATATCCAACTATTTCTATAGCAAAAAGTAAATGCAATACAAAATGAATAGGATAGGGGTCTATATCTTCTAAAAAATCTTTTAGGTCTTTTGTTGAGATTAAATTGCTGATATTCATAAATGAATGTTCAGTATCCGGTTGAGCATCCACACAGACAATGCTTCTTAAAGCCCTTGTTAGCTTCTTAGATGGATTTTCCTTGCCTACTCCATCAACACCTCTTAATGCAGTAATAAGAGTGCTTTGCTGCATCAAAGGCAATTCAGATACCCAGTCTTGTAAAACGCCTGCCATATTTCCTCGGTTAACTACCTCTATATACTAACTGACGTTTAGATAAAAGGCAAGCATAGATGACTATGTGTGGCTTCATAAAAACGGAACTAGACCTAGTTTCTATTAGTTAAACATCTAGAGCTGTCGGTAGATCAAAAGCTTACACTATAAGGCTTTGAGGTTGATTTTCAGACCGAACAGAACTACAGCAAGTTATCTTTCTGCTCTACTTTCTCCTGTTGTTTCCAGCCTGAAATCCACTGTTTTTATAAATTTGCAACACAAAATAGACTACCGCAGTAGACGTAAAAAAATATAGCCTTGCGGCTAGTATTCTTTTGTGAGTGTAAACGTACCTTGCAAGGTGTCGCGACAATGTTTACTGTTTGATGTTTACTTCCATTAAAGCTGGTAGTCAGGCTTTCTAAGATGTAGGGTTCTCCTCCGAGCCACTATTCGGCATTCTTAGCTGCCGCCCGCCTAGACTCATTGGCAAATATGCACGGGGACATATCTGTCGGTCATTTACTAGTATCTGTCATTCCTAGCCTAATGTCAAGCATTCAAACAAAACAAGACTCGCGATATCTGTTTTTACTCTATATTCTTCTAGTTCTGTTTACTACAATCTTTATGTGGAAAGCATTTGAGGTTAATTTAGAGCATGAGGTCTAACCTAACTAGTTATTCTTCTTTCGATGCCTCAAAAGATTTTTTAAAAACTCTTGACGTTTAGCTAAATGTCAAGCCATATTAGATACAGCGAGCAAACAACACAGGACAACGGACAATGACTAAGCAGGAAATCATCAACGCAATCTCAGCCAAGCAAGAGCAAGTAGTCAACACAGTCAAAGAAATCAAAGCACTCAGAACACAGCTGAAACAGATTGAAGCTCTAGAAGCTCAAGAGCGAGCAGAAAAAGCGGCTGCTCTTAAGCTACAGAATGAGATTGAAGTCCAGAAAGTAAGCGAGCAGAAATCAGTAGAAGAGATGCTAGCCGCTCAACTAGAGCAAGAAAGAGTTAAGGCATTCCAGCGTCAACTACTACTTCAAGAGCATGAAGAAGAGTGCAAAAAAAAGTCGGCAGCGTTTGAAGAGACACGGATTGCTAACCCAGTCCTAAACTACAGCAAAAAAGAAAGAGCAGGTAAGACTACTGAGATTTACACATGGGAATCACACACCGACTGCGAGCATAAGGTAATCATCAAGTGGGACAAAATCGAAATCTGGTCTTACGGCTCTAAAGCCTGCTACTACACACGAGTCGGTAACAACTGGGTTCGCTCTTACGGTAACAAGACAGTCGCACACTCTAAAAACATAGCAGCTGAGTTTGTCCCTCAAGAACTGCTCGCTACACTGCCAACCAAAACAGCAAAGAAAAAATAAGACTGACACCACATAAACGACTAGCCCTCATATGAGGGCTTTTTTGTTGTCAGCATAAAACGGAACGTTAACGCTGTAGTTATTGTCTATACTCTGGAAGTTCCGGTAACTGTACCCTATATCTTGTAAGAGTTAGAGGTCATTTTTGAGTATAAACTGAATGCCACCTAGTTCATTCCCTGTTCCGTTGTCCTGGCACTAAAAAAGCCTCCTAGATGGAGACTGACTAACCCAGTTATTAATTTGATTTTAGCTACCGCAGCTCATACAGTCCGGGTCTTCAATAAGGCATAAGTTACCTTTATCCAGGTAAGACTGGTCAACCTTGTTAGCCTGCATATAGTAACTGCCCTGTCTGGGTGATCGCATAAAATCTTTGAGGTCTTGAACATTGATGTAGCGATACCAGTCAAAGCTTGCACCATGTGCCAAGCCTGTAGACTCCATTAAGTATTGCCACTCTTCATGATGTTGTTGGTGAAGCTCATGCCCTACCTCCTCAGCAGTTTCAATAAGGGGGTGATACTGTACGATATCTTGCCCGTGAACACTGCTTTCCCTAGCCTCAGGGTTGCTGAATGGTGGGTCAATCTGACGGCTTACTGTGTAGCCGTCAAGGTCTTTGTAATCGAGGTAACACCTCTGATTCGGTTCAATGCCAAATGCTCGCTCTAAGCCGTATTCACGGGCTATTTTAGAAGCTTCTGAGTAAGCTTTGTAAAGGTGTGCTGCTATCTCACAAGCTTTATGAGTTATTGTGCCAGATATAATGTCTTTGGCTAAGGTTGCAACACCCTTAAAGTCACTTAGAGAAGCATCCCCAACTAATGCTTTTTGTGCTAGTTGTCTGACATACCTTAAACCTCCTACGTGTTCTTTATAAGACACACCCTGAGCAGCCAGAAAACTTGCTAGCCCCATACAAGTAATGCCAACCTGTCTATCTTCCTCTGATCCCAAATACAATTCGGGTTTGTAGTTGTGTGCCAACGTTCTCCACTGCGTATGCACTTCACACAAGAATCTTGTCATTGCACACAACGCCTCAGGGATGTCCTCAGGTTTAGCACACTGTGCAATGTTAAAAGGGCTGGTTAAACAGCTTCCTTTGTGTTCGAGGTACAACCCGATACAAACGTTAAGATACAATTCATTGCCCGATGGAGCATATTTAATCTTCTCAAGGAATACTGACTCTTCATTGACGGCTTTTACAATCCGCTCGCACAACTGTTCATCCTCTAAGACCGCTTCCTTTAGTCTAATTGCCTTCTTACTCCCCCCTGGAATATTTGCCAAAGGAAAGTCTAAGTAATCCCATACAAACGGGGCATTCCAATTAACCGAAGTTGTAACAATGCCATTCTTGTGTGTTCCCCCACGAGCTATTACTTTGCACAGTCCACCAAACAGAACCAATAGGTTCTCAATGCAAGGATTCCACAGATAATCAGCTAGCCACTCATAGACGCTCAAGAAGCCCTCATCAGACTCGTCTAGACCAAATACACCAGTGCTAACTATCTTGGTTTCTAGGCTCTTTCCTGCTGGTCTGATAGCCGATAAGTCTACAAGGATAGTATTGCCATTCTTTGCACAATTTATAAACTCTGACCAAGACGTTCTAATGGATTCCATGTTGTCATCTACGACAATAATGCTGTCTATCTCTTGCCCTCTCCATTTGCGAGCATTCGCTTCTACTCCCATCCTGTCAATATCAGGGTGATTCTCTCCGATATCAAAGAACCAATTAAACTTGATAGGCTTCCACTCATCCAAACACGTCTCATGCAAATGTACCTTAATGCCAGCGTTGGTTTGCAAGTACCAGCTAATAGCCTGAACTTCAGCCGCTAAATTACCTTTATAGACTCGTAGCAGACAGCTAGGGGCAAGAGTTTTACGTTCAGGATGAAATAAGAAACTCTTTATTCTGCCAGTAGGTGCATTAGCTGGATGAGCATCTAACAGTGTCTTCAAATTGTCGTTAAGTCTTAAATTCATGTGTCGTTTACGTAAAGTATGTCAACAATTTTAGCGCAAAACATTGCGTCTAAATCTATATTTTCCAAGCTAATCTTAGGTTAGTTGCAAAGCTTAAAATGTGCGTACTCACATAGGACCCATTCAAGTCACTATCTCCCCCGGTGAAGCGGGGGAGTTCATAATCGCTAGAGAACATCAACTGGAAGATGCCACGCTAACGATTAGTGACCTGATGTCCGAACACCAGACTCAACAAAGTGAAAGTCCAGCCGACAAAAGCTTTACAGGTCTTGAGGTGCGCTTAGAGCTGAGTCTCAGCGAGATAGGCTTAAACTTCTTTAGACAGGCTACTAATCCTAGCAGATACACCGTTAATACTGACCAAACTAAACGTAAGCTAGAATACGGCGATTTAACCGGGCTGCGAGTGCCTAAACGTAAGATTCTGCTAAAACCCTATGAGGGTTTTCTGCCCACTACTGTTAAAGATGATTGGTTTACATTTCTTTACGCTGGCATTGAAACAGAGGCAAGTCTCAGTTTCGGTAAGACCACACAGTCAGGTTACAACATGATAATTGTGGCGTATCCTGACCCTGTAACAGGCATGAAGATAGTGCGAGGCGATATTTTAGCTACTGGCACTCAAACAGGATTAGCAGTAGAAGGTGGGCAAGCTGTAACAGGTACTGAACCGGAACCTACAGTAACACCTAGCGGCACTGAGCCAATCCAAGGCGAGCCTATAACACTAACAGCTACAGGGGTCGAGTAATGCCAAGCGTTCAGTTTAAGATTAATGGCGTTAACTTCGGTTCGCCTGTAACTCAACCGCCTTATAGTGTGCAATGGACTCCCTCAAGTGGTGGGAGTTACACCGTAACTTATGAAGTAACTAATACTGACGGCACTAAGAAGACAAGCAAGCCTAAAGCGGTAACGGTAAAGTCAGTTGTAGTTACGCCGCCAACTCTTGGAACTCAAGCCAACTTGCTGGGGATTAATATTCCCGCAATGGGTGACTACTTAGCACCATATTTTAGGGACGCCGCTAGACAATGCCGACCTTATGAAGCGATTGACGGGGGTGTAGTTGCAAAAGATGCTAATGGTTATCCAACGGTTGCAAACTTCCAGGTTTATATCTGGGCTGGTGGCTATCGTCGGCATGGCACTTATGCTGTTACTATTACTCACCCTGCAAGTTACGGAGGGGGAGGTACACTATCATCTTTAGGCGGTACAATATCAAACGTTGTTTATAACGCCACAACGCAGAAGACAACCGCCACATGGACTCACGTAGAAGCTGGTGAGTCTGTAGGAATGCTAAAGTTCCAAAACTTTACTGGTGGTATCACTCACCTTAAAGTAATGCGACCGTCATCAGCGGGAAGTTCAACGCCCTATGATGAATCAAAAATCTTTATGGACAGCATGATCGATGTGATCGGCTTGTTCGACGGTGCAAGACTGTTAGATACTACAGGCGTCAATTCATCAGGCATCCGTACATGGTCAGAACGCACACTAATTACTGACTATTCACAAGCTCGCGACCAAGGCGAGCCTGGTAGTGGTTTTGGTTTTGCTGGTAGAGGTCTAGCCTGGGAATACGTTGCAGACCTAGCCAATGAGGTCAAGTCTCGGCAGCCATCGTTCAAGGCAATCTGGATCAATGTACCTGTATTAGCGGATGATAATTTTGTCACACAGCTTTTCACGCTGTTAAAGAATCGTCTCTCCCCTGACATACTCATTCAATGCGAGATGGGAAATGAGAATTGGAACTTTGCGCCTGCCTTTATCCATGCAGCTTACAACCGTGATGAGGCTGTACTTGAGGCGGCACAACCAGGTTCACCACTATCTTATGACGGCGATACGGGGCAATACACAGTAGCTTGGAGACGGCAAGCGTTGCGTACTGTGCAATATTACGCGATCGCTCAGGCTGTATGGGGAGCTGATGTAGATAACAAGATTCAGTTTCAACTTCAGTGGCAGCAGCAAAACGGTCAGAACACAGCCGGAACACTGCTAAAATTCATCGACAAAGGCTTAAATGCTTTAGCCACAGTGGCTAAATTTGGCTTAGGCGGTAGCTGGTATTACAATCCGGTTCATGATGACCCGACGTTGACCATTGACAACATCTGGGATAACAACACAATGAATCCCACGGTATGGGCAACAAACTGGTTACAGAAGGATGTTCATTGGGTTGTTGCTTACGGGGCACCGACTGGATTAACTCAGTGGAACTCTTATGAAGGTGGTCCCTCTTTTGATGCTGTTAACGCCGATGGTGATACAACACAGACGGTTGCTAACCGTAATAACGGCATCATGAAAGCTGCAAACTATGACAGTAGGATGGCGGCTGACCTAATAGAACACGTAGACGTGCGCTCACAGCATGGTGGAAATTGGGCGTATTGCTACAAGTTAGGTGGTGCCCATGACAATCAATATGAATGGGCATTTCTATTTGACCACGATAATTTCAATACCCCCAAAATGGCTGGTATTGCCACGTTAAGGGGACGCAATAGAGCTGCTCTAACCTATGGGAGGCTAGCACCGTTCACAATCAATGCTGGCTTGTACGACATTAATGATAGGGGTTACGGTGAACCATCGAACGGTGACTATCGCATGGACGGCACTGAGACTGTATCTTACACATTCAGAATTGCCACAGCAGGCACTTATAGATTCAGTTTTCAGCCTACTAGTAATGGCACATTCAGAACTTATCTTGGCACTACAGTCTTAACTAACTCCGTCACGTTAGCCGCCAATACATACTCAACTCCCGTAAACTTCAGTTGCCCTAACCCTGGCTTGTATTCGGCTAGAGTTAGAAACTTGCTCACTGACCAAGCAACCCTAAAAGAAGTCAAAATTGAAGCCGTTTAAGTCGTTTACCTACATGAGGTAAACAGCATTAATTAAAAACCTTTAGACATTAACTGTTGTTTTGTATGTTAATCTTTGGGCATACATATTAATATTTATATGGTCGATTTTCAGACGTTAAGAAACGCCTTCAGACAAGACTACCCTGTCAGTGAACCGCCTACACAAACTGACTTATTGATATTTAGGCTTCTTAGAATTACACTAGGTAATCCGGTTGTAGCTCCAGTTCCGGACATCCCTGTTAGTAGCACTCTCAAACTACTCAACCCCCCGTCAGGTTTTCAAGCTGTTGCAGGATTACCTCTAGAACTTTTCGCTATCTCTACTCTGCCTAAAACTGTTGGCAAAGTGGAGTTTTATGCTGGCGTCACAAAAATAGGTGAAGACCGTAACTTGCCCTATAGTGTGACATTTACACCAACAGTAGTAGGTTCGCTAGCATTGCGAGCTGTTGGCATCAGTCCTGATGGTCAGACTCAGGTAAGTAGTGAGACAGTCAATATTACTGTAGTGGCTAGTCCCACTCCCCTCCCCGTCAATACACCTCCTACAGTTACCCTCGCCAACCCTGGTACAGTCACAGCAGGACAAACTGTAACATTGTCTGCAACGGCTTCTGACTCTGATGGAATTAGTAAAGTTGAGTTTTACCAGGGTGCAACAAAATTAGGTGAAGACTCTACAGCACCCTATCAACAAGCTTGGAGTCCCACAGCTGGGAGCTACGTCTTAACAGCAATTGCCTATGACACTCTAGGAGCTGCTACAACATCAGCTGCGGTTAACGTCACTGTAGGTGCTGCTGCTACTCCTATTCCTACAGTTAGTGTTACTGCACCGTCTACCGCTACAACAGGCAGCAACGTTACTTTGAACGCTACGGCATCAGTTACTGGTGACACAATAGCCAGCGTTCAATTTAGGGTTAACGGTGTAGACCTTAATGCTGCTGACACTGTTAGTCCTTACTCTACTGTGTGGACTGTTCCAGGAACACCCGGAACTTACACTATCACAGCCGTTGCAACAGGTGCGCTGGGAGGTGTTGCAACAAGTGCAGCAGTAACCGTTACTGTATCAGCACCTAGTGTTCCTACTCCTACCGTCGCAATTGCTGCAACTACACCAAAGGCAGCATTAATCAATGAGGCAATAACGCTAACTGCAACGGCATCAGTAACAGGTGACACACTCACCTCTGTTCAGTTTCGTGTTGATGGTACGAATGTAGGACCAGCTGATACAAGCTCACCCTATACTGCGAGCTACACCGGAACAACAAAGGGTGTAAAACAAGTAAGTGCAATCGCTTTGGCTTCTCAAGGTGGCACTACTACAAGCGCTAATTACAGTACTCAAATATTTGACACTAAAGCTATTGGTGGAGGTGCGAGCGCGGCTGGGGCTTCTTTAGGTGCTGTGTCTGGTGATTTCATTCTCTACGACAATAATCAAGCAGCTGGCGGAAACGCCGCAACAATGAATCTCTTTATCGGGGGAACGCAGGTAGGAGCATTTAACTTTCCTGATACTGCGTACTTGACAAAACCTTTTGCATATTACAGTGCAGCGAATAATATTCTCTACACGGGTAAAACTATCGCAGCAGGAACAGTGAATTTACCATAATGGCTAGTCTAACTACTGGTGTTCAAAGATACGGAACAAATTATCTGGCAACCGTCTTTGCCTGTACTAGCAGTGCCTTTGATGTTGCTGGCACTGCTATCTACATTCTTGATGCAACTGGGGGGCTTAAATCTTGGGCATCTGGGAGGGCATCGTTTCTCAATAACCTAGGAGGAACAAACAAAGATGAAATTCCACCCTATACAGCTTTCCTTGTCTTGCCTGGAGCATCAATCACAACTGATGACACTAAACTTTCGTTCGGTACTGCTATTGCATCAGGTAGTGGTAAATATTTTGGTCAAATGTTTGCTTGAGGATTATAAATAAATGGCATTAGCAGCATATACAATAGAAGCTAGAAATACAGACGGGACATTGCTTACAGGGTTAACACCGACAGTCTCATCATTCAAAAAAGAATCAGATAATAGTAATCTGACGGGGGTCACCCTAACATTTATTGAGACGGTTCCGGGACTGTATAAATTTTATTACGATCCTATAATCAACGGTGAAGCTTTTTTGCAAGTTGATTTGGGCGCGTCTACAGCTTCAGCTAATAGATACGTCAATATGTTTTTAACTATTGACAATACTGTCAACATTTTAGCTAGTGTTATTGATGGAACATTAAGCTTAAAACAGTCTTTAAAGGCTATATCAGCAGTATTGTTCGGTAATGCTGTTGGGACTTCTAATGATGTTCAATATAAAGCTCAAGACGGTACAACTACAATAATTACAGGCGCAAGCTTTACAAATAACGGCAGCAGAACAATTACTAAAGGAAGCTTGTAATTATGGCTTGGGTTAGTATTTTTGATCAGACTAATTGGGGTGCAAACACAACAGCTTCCGGCGTTGCTGGTAGTACAACGAACGTACCGGGCTGGATCGATAAAGCGGGGGGCTGGAGTGTTGACACCACTAGAATCAAGTCTCCAACAGGCACGGGTTTTACTAACTTCCTATATCGTCCTGAAACTGGCAAGCGTGATGCCAGAGTAGTTGCAAAGCTAGAAGTTGATGGTGGTCAAAGGTCGTATTGGTTGCGCTTAGACCCTACAGGAAATAGTGCGTATTACATCATTATTGATACTTCTCAAAACATTAACGTCAGTCGTTTAGTTACAGGCACAAACACGACTCTTAGAAGTATTACAGCTGCGACATGGGGGTATGTTGCTGGACAGACTTATGAATTAGATTTCTCTGTCAAAGGCACAGGTACGACTAATCTTTATTTGGTCATCACAAACACTACAACCAGCTCTATTGTTTACACAATGGCATCGTTGACAGACACAACGGCATCGTTGCAGTCAACTGGCACTTTAGGTCTAAGCTTCTTTAGTGGCGCGTCTTTTTTCAGCAGAGTGGCGTATTTTGAGGATGTTATTCCTCAAGCGACAACTTATACACTTACAGGAAATAACACAAGTTCTGTCGGGTTGCCTGTAGTTTACACGGTGGCTTTGCCAAATGACACCACTCTGTCAGCGCCCGTCACAATCACATTTAGCGATAATTCGGGAGGAGGTAGTTTTTCCCCTACTACTGTTCAGCTATCCTCAAGTACCGCTTCGGCAACTACTAGCTATACACCCGGTACTGTTGGCACCAAAAGTATCTCTTCTACTAATAGTGGCTCGTTAACCAATCCCGCAGCGATTTCCCTAGTGGTAAGCGCTGCATCAGGAACGCGATTATTGCCGGGTGACACAAAATTAGTTAGAAGTCCGTACAACTGGACAACACGAAACAGTTACCTAGAAACTAACAACAGCGGGGCATACTTAAAGATTAAATTCACAGGCGATACACTTACACTAACCCAGGACTTTTCGCACTTAGTAGCGGCGTCAGTGACTGCTGCTAACTATCCAATCTTGCGATGGAGTATCGACAACGGAACCTGGACAACTAGACTACTCGCATCAACAGACACCACGTTATCCCTAGCAACCGGACTGGCAGCAGGTACTCATACCTGTTTTCTCTGGGTGAATAGCCTCAGTTTTGGTCTTGACAGATGGGCAACGCCTCTAAGCTCGGTTCGATTCAATTACTTTGACGTTTCCACCGGGCAACAGTTTGTGCAAGCTGATAGCTTCACAGAAAGAGCAATATTCTTTGGAGACTCTATCACCGAAGGGATTAGCGTTAACGGTGGAACTAATGCCACCCACAGCGCTAATCAAGCATTCTCAGCAATGTTTGCAGACACCCTTCAGGTTGAGTATGGGCAGATTGGCTTTGGCTTCTTAGGGTGGACTGCTACAGGCTCAGGAGTTCCTGCTTTCCCGTCTTCCTGGAACTTGCAAGCTCAAGGATTGAGCAGAACTTTTACGCCAGCTCCTGAGATGGTGTTTGTAAATCTGGGTACGAATGATACCGATAATACCAACGTTCAGAATGCTATGTTTGCTTGGTTACCGCAAGCTAGAGCTGCATTCGGTAACGCTACCAAGATTTTCATAATTATTCCGTTTGGCAGGTACGTTACCACTGGAATCATTGCTGCCTTCAATGCCTATAAAACAGCCAACCCAAACGACTTTATCTATTTAATTGACTTGGGTAGCGCTGCCTCAGTTGGGCTGACTAATGGCAGTACAACTAATCAATATTCGGGTGACGGAAAGCATCCGAACTTTCACGCTAACACTCGGCTAGTGGGAATGCTCGCTGCTGCAATTGCAAAAGCTGTGTCTCCAAAAGTGTTTTCTAGACAACTCAGGAATAGACGTTAGTCAAGTTTATGGCAACTTTAAGCACCGGAATACAGCAATATGGCACTAACTATAGATCTGCTGTATTCGTGTGTGCTAGCAGCTTTTTGGATGTCACTGGCACTACAATTTATATACTTGACACAACAGGCGGGTTAAAGTCGTGGGCATCTGGTAGGGCAAGCTTTCTAAATAATCTAGGAGGTGTGAACAAAGATGAAATACCAGCTTATGCTGCTTTTCTAATTTTGCCCGGAGGTGCAATTACGACTGATGATACAAAGCTTTCATTCGGCACAGCGATCGCCTCTGTAAACTCTAACTGGCTGATGTGATGAAACTATTAATAGATATCGTTGTAAATGGTAATGTCACGCCGCAAGGAATAGAGTTTGAGCCAAACGCCCTTGACTCAACATACGGCTCACCCGCAAGAGCAATACAAGTTAGTGGTGCGCTGCTTTCACAGACAAATCCGCTGCCAATAGCAAGAGCTGCTACGAGTTTCTATGCCAACTACGGGACAGCTACAAGAGCAGGAGCTTCTGTTCTCAAGACTGGGGCAAGCCGATTGCTCGCATTGGACTCTGATGGAACAGCCCTGGATTCTGCTATCTACATTCAGTTCTTTGATAGAACCACACTGCCGTCTGCTAGTACTCGGTGCAGGCGATATTTCCCGGTATTGCCTGGAAGTTGGCTGGTCTTAGATGATTTAGCAATGGACTTTACCACAGGCTTGGTTGTCGCAGCATCTACAACTCGCGATACTTACACTGCTATTGATAATTCAGATTTAAATACTATTTATTTTACTTCTACCTATAGATAAATGTTATGAGTGGTTTATTTTTTAGCAATACTTATAAGCAACCACAGACAGGAGCAATATCTAGAACTTTTATATCAAAACTATTTGAAACTGTAAGCATTAAAGATTTTGGTGCTGTAGGCAACAACATTGCTGATGATACAGCAGCAATTCAAACCGCTATTGATGCTATTAAAAACACAGGAATAAAACTAATAGTTCCGTCAGGAAACTACAAAATCACTGACACAATAAAAATTGGCTATGGGAATAATCAATATGTAGCAATTCATATTGAAGGCAACGGACGTAATCAGGATTTTGGTACTTGTAGGTTCCTTGCGACCTTTGGTGATAGACCAGCTATCAACATTCAAGGTGCTAGAGGTGTAACACTTTCGGGTATCTCGCTAAAAGGAATAAACGTAGCACCTGAAGGACGTAGCGACTTTTTAACTAACCCTGATTATACGGATTGGATTACTCCAGGTTGTACATTTGGAACTTTCAACCCTTACTGCGGAATAGCAATTGATGCTTATAGCGGCGTCGATCCGGGTGCAGGCAATAATTACCCTAACGATGCTTACGGACGTTATCACACCAGTCGAGTCACAATCAAGGAAGTCGAAGTTAGAAACTTTGTTGTAGGCTACTGTGTAAAACCTTCCAATGACGATAACAATGCTGAGGACATAGCATTTCGGGATTGTGTTGCAAAGGCTTGCACGTTTGGTTTTACTACTGGTGGCAAACAGAACAAAGGCATCAGCTATACAGACGGAGCAATGATTAACTGCTTCTGTGCGTATTCAGGTTTACGGTACGGACGCAAGAACGGTGCTATTCCTCGTTTATTCAACCTAGATATTGTTGTTTGTCACCGTATTCTAGAAGTAGCTCATACGGTTTATTCCGGTTCTATTGTTGGGTTGTATTGTGAAAACATCTGTGAAATTGGGTATTTTGGCAGCGGCTACGGTTCTGCTAGTAATACACTTTCGATAACAGGATGCGCCTTCAACAGAACAGAGTTCAACAGTGGTGTGTTTGCCGCGTTCTACATGAACGTTGCTTTTCATGGCTGCTCATTCCAATCGGCAGATGTAGACGGGATTATCAACTTTTTTGTTGAACCACTTAACGTCACAGTTTCGTTTACAAACTGCACGTTTGGACATACCGGGGGGACCGCTAACACTACAAGACTTTTGTACTCTGGCACTACAGCTTTGAGTATGGCGCAAGGGTGTAAGATGATCTACGGGGCACAGTTTCCTTGTGATAACACATTAAATTTGCCAGCGTTGCCAGCTAGACAGGTAATCTATGAGAGCATTTGGGACATTATTGTCAAGACTAGCACTACTACTCAACGTTACAAAGTAACAAAGGGATTTACTCCGACCTTGTTTCTAGGTGACGCTCGAAGTATTTCTGCTGATAAGACCACGGTAACCATCACCACAACTTCTGCCAACATCGGGTCTTACATGATTGGGGATTTTGTTCTGTGGAATGTCAAAGTGCAAAGTCCATTGACGGCTGTGGCTCAAAATTGGCTCGCGCCTGCGTACAAGATTACTGCCATTAGTGGACTTACCATAACGGCAACGTGCATAATTCTGCCTGTAAACGTTGGGACGACTCCAGGCAACACGGTGATATATCGTGAAGGGTTCATGAATGCAACACCCTCTACTGCAACTGTTACAGCTGGTAGTAATGTGCTTACCAACGTCACGGGAATTGCTACTAATTTTCAAGAAGGGGATTGGATAAAAGGTACAGGGATACCAGGAAACGCTAGAGTAGTAAGTGTTAATGCTGGAGCTGGAACGCTTACGCTGAATCTTAATGCAACAGCTAATGGTTCAGGCGTTACAGTTGATAATTCTACAATTACATTGATAGATTAAACGATTGAGTTAAAATATAAACATTTTAGACAATATTATTTGTGCAAATAGTCCAGTTAGACCCAAGCAAACTCAAGCCCTATAAATTAAATGCAAAGTCTCATCCTAGCGAACAAGTTGAGAAGCTTTGCAAAAGCATTGCTCAGTTTGGATGGAAACAGCCTCTAGTAGTTGACAGTAAGAATGAGGTCATAGTAGGTCATGGGAGACTGCTCGCTGCTCAGAAGATGGCATTGAAGAGTGTACCCTGTGTTGTAGCTGACGACCTTACAGAAGAACAAATTCGACTTTACAGGATTGCAGACAACAAAACGGCTCAAAGCGATTGGCTTGAAGACCTGCTTAGTCAAGAGCTTAGTGAGCTAGCAACACTTGAGGCTGATTTAAGTTTGACAGGCTTTGATGAGGCAGAACTAGAAGCACTTGTACAAGACTTGCCTGAGCCTGTAGCAGAGGAAGAGTCAAAAAGTGAAGAGGATGGCGAGCAACCCGAATTAGAGCTTAGAGAAGGGCTGAAAGAGGGTACAGTATGGCAATTGGGAAGGCACAAGCTTTATTGTGGTGATTCTACTGATTCTGGAACTATCACACTGTTATTCAATGGAAAGACGGTAGACAGTTTGGTATGCGATCCTCCTTATGGTGTTGACTATGGCTCAAAGAATGAAGCATTAAACAAGCTAGACAACGGTAATCGTATTCAAACGCCAATTAATAACGACGCTATAGAAGACTATAGAAAATTCTTTACTAATTTTATAAAAAATATTCCATTTTCTGAATACAACACCTTTTATATTTTTATGTCTGATCAGGAGCTTCACAATTTAAGGCTTGCTCTTGATGACTGCCGCTGCAAATGGTCTAATTATATAATTTGGGCTAAAAACAATCATGTATTAGGGCGCAAAGATTATCATGCAAAACATGAAATTATAATCTATGGGTGGAAAGGTAAACATAAATTTTATGGTGAGTTTTCAACAACCATTTTAGATTTTAACAAACCCACAAAAAACGACTTACACCCTACAATGAAGCCAGTTGAACTAATAGAAAAACTGATTCAAGACGGCTCACCATACAATGGAATAATATACGATCCATTTTTGGGTTCAGGCACTACCCTAATCGCATCAGAGAACACTAATAGAATATGCTACGGTTGCGAACTTTCACCCCATTATTGTGAAGTTATAATGCAAAGATGGGAAAAGCTCACTAAAAAAACTGCTACATTAATTGGAAATATTTAGACACAATGCCAGCTAAAACATTTGATTGGGAGGCGATAAAGAAAGTCTACGTTACCGGAGACATGGATTACAACGCCTTGTCTCGTGAGTACAACGGGCTTGAAACGTCACCATCTTACCAGGCAATACGCAACAAAGCGTCTCAGGATAAGTGGGCAGAACAGCGGAAAGCCTTTCGTAGTATGATTAGTACGGTAAGTACAAAAGCCCCTAATGTCAGTACAGCGGAAGAAATAATACGAAATACAGAAGCTCTGATAGACTCTGCTGAGGCTATTAGCAGACACATAAGGGTAGCTAAAGCGCTACAGCATGATGTGCTGATAATCCAGAATAAACTGCTTCCAAAGCTCAAAGAATTAGACCTTGATGACGTTACGCCATTTGTGGCAGCAAATCTTTTAAAGACAATGGCAGATGTTTTGACAAAAGCTACAGACATTGAACGCAAGGCAATGGGATTAGTTGACCCTGCTCAGAATCATAATATTAATGTTGAGGTACAAATGAGTGTTGATGAACTCAGAGAAAAGTACAGAAACATGGATGCCTCCGACCTTGCAAGACTCTATCACGATTCGCTTAATTAGGAATCATCGTTGCAAAGAAAATGTAGATTTACAGGCTAGAGTCTTAGAGCATTGCAAAAATGACATTACAACATGGGTTAATGATTGGGTTTGGACTTATGACCCTAGACGTAAACCTTCTTTAATTCCATTTATTCTTTATCCAAAGCAGAAAGAATATTTACTTTGGAGAAGAGAAAGGCGAGCAAACAATGAGCATGGTTTAATTGAAAAGTCGAGAGACGTTGGACTAACTTGGTTAAACATAATTGACCAAACTCACTGTTGGCTATTTGAAGACGGCTTCAAGGGTACATTCGGAAGTCGCAAAGAAATGCTAGTTGATAGACGTGATGACCCTGACAGCATCTTTGAGAAAATTAGGATGTGCCTAAGAAATCTGCCCAAATGGATGCTTCCTAGTAAATTTGACTGGCGTAAACATGACAACAGCTTAAGGCTGGTAAATCCCAATAATGCTAGCACCATCACTGGCGAAGCGGGAGAAAATATGGGGAGAGGTGGACGATCCGCTGTCTATGATTGGGACGAGGTGGCTTTTACACCACGTCAAAATAATGTAGAAAGCGCCATTAGCGAAAACTCAAACGTTATCTTCTACACATCAACACCTAATGGAATTGGCGAGCTTTTCTATAAGAAACGTCACAGTAATAAGATAGCGGTCTTTACAGTTCGATGGTATGACGTTGGTAAAACTCAGGAATGGTATGACAAAAAGAAAGAATCTTCTGACCCAATAATCTTTGCTCAAGAGATTGATGTTGATTACACCGCATCAAGTGAAGGTGTCTATATTCCAGCCAAGTGGGTACAAAGTGCGATCGCATACGACAATAAGCCATTCATTCCTGACATTGGTGAGAATGTAGCTGCTCTTGACGTTGCGAGCAGTGGACAGAATCGCACAGTGTTCGGCGCTCGCAAAGGCAATGTAGTTTACTTCATTAAGGATTGGCAAGGATTAAACACTACACAGTCAGCTTATGAAGTTCGAGACTTAATGAGGGAGTTAGGCTGTACACATCTCACCTACGACTCAGATGGCATTGGAGGTGAGCTAGCTAACTCGTGGGTAGGAGAAGACTTGGAGTTTACTTTATATCCGTTTCATGGCAACGGAAACCCTACAGAAAGAGTCTGGGAAGGTGAGGATAAGACTAGTAAGCAGAAGTTCAAGAATGCCAGGGCAGAAGCTGCGGGAATACTGAGGGAACGATTTAGAAAGACTTACGAGAATTATCATGCTATTAAGTTACATCCTATAGAAGAATTGGTAAGCATTCCAAATCACTCAACTCTTATTGCACAACTTAGTGTGCCGAAATACAAAAGAGACTCAAGCGGGAAAATCCTGATTGAGTCTAAAGAAGATATGCGTAAGAGAGGAGTAGAAAGCCCTGATTTTTTCGACTTTTTATGCTATTTGTTTGCGCCTGTAGAAAATGCTATTGAAGAATTTGAGGCTTGGCTAAACTAGCCTTGCAAACGATTAGCTACTTCTATTGCTATTTTCTTTTTAGGATATATTTCTAATTGACCGTTCTTAGATTTTGCTACTTTGCCATTTTGTATTACTGCGTAACCGTGTCCGATTGTGATTTTTTGTCCAATGCGAGCAAATGGCTTGTATTGCTCTATTGTTCCGTCTTCTAAAATAATCTCTGTATCTTCTAACTTTCTGACTGTTGCTGTGTTCATGGTGACTCTCGGTTGCTTATATATCCAGTATCGTCGTTATTTATGTAAACGTCAATAGTATTTCAATAAGAAAAGGGGCTTAAACTTAAGCCTCTTTTTTCTGTGTAGAAGATATTAATCTGTTACCTGTCTGCTCACCTCTAGCATTTCTAGCCAAGCCTTATGCTTTGCCTTAGCCTGTTGTAGCTTGCTGCCAGGTCGATTACGTTCTAGTCTTATCAGAGCTTGCCATGTGGGGTCTGTACAGTCGGCAGAGGCATCGTTTGGGTAGAGGCTAATCATTGCTTCATTTTCAAGAGTTCCGACAATATAAGTGGGATTAATGTTGCCTTTGAATTTGCGCTTAGTCATAAAAAAAGCCCCTTAAGGGGCGATCGTGAGGTTTACTTGTTCTTTGTTTCCCAGTAGGCTATCCGTCGCTTAAGTTCTTTTACTACCTCGTGGTATTCACCTCTTAGTTGATTGCGTAGAGGTTGCCACTTGCCGCTTGCTGTGTAGTTGGTGAAGACTTCGGTGAACTCAGAAGTGATGCTTAGACCGTAGTTACTATCAGTAATGGGAATGAACACTTCTTTAAACTGGTAGTCTACCTCAACACTACCTGTAGCTTTGCCAATTTCAGAAAAATGAGAGCGTGTAGCTTTTTCCATGATGCGAGCGTAGGCTCTAAACTTCTTGTCTTCTAGGCTAAGTTCTACTGTGTTGAGGGTTGCAGTGTTCATTGTCTTAAGTCCGTGTGTTGTTTGCTCGCTTTTCTCCAGTATAAATAGTCTTTTAACTAAACGTCAATAGTGTTTCAAGAAAAAAGAGGCTTAAATTTAAGCCACTTTTCTTATGTACGTAAAATATTAGTTGCCTCCACCTTGCCTAACCAGCAACACTCCTAGAATCTCTCTAGCTTTATGGAGGCTCGCATTTTCAACGCCTAAGACCGTTGCGATCGCCTTACACCTACTTACAGCAGCCGGATAGCTACAGATGCCCTGATTGGCAATCTGACGCGGTGTGAGTCCTAATCCAAAGTGACGTATGATTGCACGGTCTGTGTTGGTCTTCAGGAACGGGGTGAGGCGTTCCAGTACTTCTGTCTTTGTCATGGTTTAACAAGCGATAGGGGCTTTGCGAGCATCGGGTAGTAAGCGGTAGCTGTTAGCCTTTGTAGGGAATCCTAAAGCGATCGCATCCTTGATGTCTATGCTGTAGCCTGAACGGTCACTGTCGGCTATCACATTGCGGCGCTTGAAGAAGTCTACTAACCAGGTATTAGAGAAGCCGACAAAGTTCAGGCGATCGCTGTAGACATCATAGAAGACCTCTACTTGGTTGTAAGCTTTAGCTTCTTTCTGTAGTTGCTTGACAGTATTAACTGGCTTCTTTTGGGCAGCTTTGGTGTGAGTGGCTTTGCCGTCGTAGATGACTGTTATCTGTAGGTCGTTGACTTCAGCGTGGATAACTGTGCATCCTTTAGCTTCTACTGATTCGAGGATGGAGTAATAGAGGTCACATACTGCATCTTGGTTTTGTGCTGTCGCTACTACTGCTCTCATGTTCTGTCTCCGTTGCTCGCTTTTCTCTATTGTGGCTAACTTTTCACTAAACGTCAATAGTCTAAAGACAAGATTTTTAAACGGAACGTCCTCAGGTCTAATTAAGTAATAGAGTAGTTGCTTCCGTTAGCTCAAACCTATACACCATAAGCTTTAGAGGTCAATTTCTAGCGAAGACTCCCTAG